CTAGAACAGTTGCTAGTTTAGATGAGTTCTCTGAGAATAACCCTAATGCTATCATTATAAGTACTAAAAAAATATCTTTTACTGCTTCTGAGGCAATTAAGATGAAGGGTCTTGAAAATTTAACTGGAACTTATTATATCTATTATTTGAGTTATATGGAAAATGGTAAGGTTGCCGTTAACGGTGTAGTATATGCTTAAAATATTATAGACATGACAACATATTCAAAAAAATATTTTAATGAGGAGACACAGAAGTGGGAACCTCTATATTCTACAGAAGGACGTTCTGCATATGAAACTGCTAAGTTAGCTGGATATACAGGATCAGAGGAGGAGTTTAATACAGTATTATCACGAATCCCTGTAATTATCAGTTCGATTGAAAATACTCCCACAGAAGGAAGTGATAATTTAATTACTTCTGGAGGTGTATATTCTGCAATTAAAAAGGCAGAACAATCATCTGAGGAATCAAATCAAGAGCTTCTTAATAAGATCTCTGAAGTTAATACTAATTTAACTAATGAGATTTCTCAAATAAGAACAGTTAATATTCCTAATGCTATTAAAGAATCTATCATTGATAATTTAGATTCTACAGCTACAGATAAAGCTCTTTCCGCAAATCAAGGTAATATACTTAAAACAATGATTGGCAACTTAGCTAATCTGAGAATTGAAGTTGTTACTAAGCTTCCTTCAACTGGAGAAGTAAATGTTATTTATTTAGTTAAGAAGGTAGGGAAAAATCCTGATGTTCATGACGAATACCTTTATGTTGAAAATACTTGGGAAAAGATTGGAAATACTGAAGTAGATTTATCTAATTACTATACTAAAGAGCAGGTATATTCAAAATCTGAAGTATACACTAAAACTGAGGTTGATAACATTAAAAATGATATTGAGAGCAATATTCCAACAATTCCTAATGTAGAAACTGGAATGACTGGAGTTGGAAATGTTATTACTTCTATAGAAGTGGATGCTATTAATAAACATAAAGTCATTGCTACAAAAGGTACTAGTGTTTATAGTAAGGCAGAAATTGATGAAAAATTATTTGATTCAGGATTTGGAGATGTTATTGCAGAAGCACCTTTTACAACTTCTGATAGAGTAATTACTTCAAGTGGAGCTGGGAAAACTATTAAAGATTCTGGAATCTTATTAACTAATCTTGCTACAAAAGAATTTGTAAACCAATTTAAACCTGAGTGGAATAAGATAGCTAATAAGCCTTCAACTTTTACTCCTTCTGCTCATACACATACTGTAAATCAGATAACTGATTTTCCAACTCTTGGAGCTTTAGCTTCTAAGGATAAAGTAGATGAATCTGATTTAAACTTCAATATTCCAGAAGGAATTATTATAGATTCTGCTTTAAGTGCAACCTCAGAAAATCCTGTTCAAAATAAAGTTATTACCAATACTCTAAGTAGCTATGTTAAAACAGCTGACTTAAATGTAACTTTAGGAAACTATTATACTACTAATGAAGTTTACACTAAGGAGGAAGTAGATGACAAAATAGCTTCTACAGGTGATGGAGATGTAATGGCTAGTGGAGACCTTGCTACAGATTATATTATAGTTGGAGCAGGTACCAAATCTGTTAAAAATTCAGGGCAAACTCTTTCTAATCTTGCATTAAAAAGTGAGATTCCTTCTTTAAGTGGATATGCAACTCAAAGTTGGGTTACAAGTCAGGGATATTTAACTTCTGTACCTGCACAATCTTGGTCAAGCATTACAGATAAGCCAACTACATTAGCAGGATATGGTATTACAGATGCTATTAATAATTTCTATGTAAATGATGGGACTGGAGACAATTATCTTGTCAGTGCAAGTGATAATGATTTAAATATAGTTGGAGGAGATAATTGTATAAGTGTAGGAATAACAGGTCGTAATGTAGGTATTTATCATAATAAGGAAGATGGATATTTACATGTTCCTGCAACTGGAACAACTAATAATGGAAAGGTATTAATGGCTGGCAGTACAGCTGGCTCTATTATGTGGAAAAGTATAGATATACCAGAAATTCCTACTGCTCTACCTAATCCATATAAATTAAAAATTAATGATACAACATACACAGGCTCATCTGCAGTTTCAATAACTGTACTACAACCTTTAAGAATGGGTGATTTTATTGGACCTGCGTCATTAACTGTAGTAACAGCTGGATATAGGTACAGTAGTACGATGGCTAGAACAGTTGCTAGTTTAGATGAGTTCTCTGAGAATAACCCTAATGCTATCATTATAAGTACTAAAAAAATATCTTTTACTGCTTCTGAGGCAATTAAGATGAAGGGTCTTGAAAATTTAACTGGAACTTATTATATCTATTATTTGAGTTATATGGAAAATGGTAAGGTTGCCGTTAACGGTGTAGTATATGCTTAAAATATTATAGACATGACAACATATTCAAAAAAATATTTTAATGAGGAGACACAGAAGTGGGAACCTCTATATTCTACAGCAGGAGGTTCAACTACAAACTATACTGGGTCATCAACATCCACTATTAATTTAGATAGTATTTTTTCAAAGTCTTTGGCTAGTGTAAATACTCCAGGTAAGGCGGGTATATTCTATGGCTCTTCTTCATCATATTCAGTAGATCCTGTATATGTAACAAGAAGTAATCCTGATGCAGTTATTGTAGTTCCTACTATAACAACAGTAACATTTGGAAGTAACTACGTAAAAATGAAGGGTTTAGACGATTTAGCTGGAGGTAGATATAAGTGTTATTGTATAACTTATATTAATACTGGGTTAGTGTTAGTTAATGGTGCTATTTATGGCTAATAAGATTTCAAAATTTTAGTGCAAGAATTTTAATATTTTTGCACTAAAATTTTTGATTTTATAAATATAATCTCTAATTTTGTAGAGATAAAAAAAAATGAATTTTTAATGGTTATGAAAATGAATGTTGCAACCAGATTAGCTATTTTAACTAATCTTCCAGAACAAGGAAGTGTTCTTGAGATGATTTCTGCTAGAAACATCCGTAAGAAAATAGACTTCTCAAGTGAGGAGATAACTTCTCTTAACTTAAAAGAAGCCGATGGAAAAATTTCGTGAACTCCAAATGTGGAGGACATTGAAGTTGAATTTAATGATTCTGAGACAGAGTTCTTACGAACTGTTATAAATACAATGGATCAGAAGCATGCCATTACAGATAATATTCTTGATTTTGTAGAGTTGATTCAAAATTAGGTTTATTCTACTACATATTTAGTTTTAAAGTTATATCATATAACGCAAAACAAGTTCTTTGAGGAATATATACATAAAAGGGATTCGAGAATGCGTTTTGTAGTGATATAACTTTAAAATTAAACAAATTATGGACGTAGTAGAAAAATAGATTGTACATGAGTACGACGAGGATCGCAAAGAGTATGCATCAAAAGGTGTTGCTGGTACTGGCTTAGGTCTTGGTATCGCAGGAACTGCTCTGGGCCTTTGGGCTCTTAGCAAATCAAACCTGTTTGGAAATGCAGGCTGTGCCGCTGCAGGTGCTTTAGCAGCTGAGGCTATTTCAGGCCCATCAACTTTCCAAGCTTGGCAGCATTCTTGCAACGCTGAATTAGCAAATCAAAAAGCTCTTTATGACTTTGCTTTGCTGTCAGCTAACGCTCGTTTCAACGATCGTCAAACAATCAATTCAGAGATGTTTGGTTTATACAAAAGCCAAATTGATGCAGACTTCGGACTGTACAAAAATCAGAGAGACCAATTCGACGTGTTAGCCGATCGTATTGGAAAACTTGAAACTGCTGCTGCTGTACAAGCTGCTGTAGAACCTTGGAGAAGTAAAGTAACTAAGATGGAGATTGCTGGCATGGTAGGACTTGAGGCTGAGCGCAGAATGTGTGCTGATAATAAGATAGTAAATTATGCAAATAATACATTCTATCCTATTCGTGTAGCTGCTGTTGAAGTAGGTACCGATACAGTACAGCGTTCACTGTATAATCCTTTATGCCCTTGCTCAGGATTCTCTAACAGCATTCTTTTTGATGCTGCAGCCTAGTTAAAATCTTAGTTTAAGATGTATCCTGTGAATCAAGTTTTCCTAGGTAATCCAGATCCATTATTAGCTTCTGACATTACCGATCAACTTCAAAGGGTAAAAGCTTATGAATCTCAATTAATGCAATTACAGAAAACAGCTTCAAAGGAGCTTATTTGGGATTCTATTGATAATGAGATGAATGCTCTAACTGAAAGTCAAAAGAATCGATTTTTTGAAGATAAAGAATATAGTGAAATCACTACATCACTTCAAAAGATGGTTCAAATAGAGCTTTTAAATTTAGTTAAAGCTAAAATTGAAGGCACGCAAGAAGGTAAAGAGTTATTACAAAGGCAATTATCAGTAGTTAAGAAGTTGAAGAATAAGATCGTCCAAGAGACTGACAATGAGATGGCTATCTTTAATAAATTCCGCGAATTTTCTAAGGATAACCCAAGTCTAACCTATGAAGAATTCTGTAAGCAATGGCGCAACACGTAGACGTTATAATGAATAACTTGCGAAACTTTGTGAGTGTTAAATTAACCTCATTATCGCAAAATAATCCTATGATGGCTTTAATGAAGCCTCTAGCATCTAGAGTAATTGACAATAACATGTACAAAGTTGAAGCTTTGCTAAAACAGATTTCAGATAAAGATGGATTAGTTGATGTTGAAGGTATTTTAACAGAAATGTCAGATAACATAATTAATACTAAACCATTTAAAGTGGAAACTGGATTACTTGGGCAACTTGAAATAGGTGCAGGAAAAATAAAGATGGATATCCCAATAGTTAATAAATCTTTGGTTTTGAATCAACAAGATCTAAATGAATTAAAAGACATGCTCTCGCATTAGAAATCAGAAGATAGAAAGGAATGGTATTTTTTTATATCATTCCTTTCTTTTTTATAATACATAAAAGTACTTTAATGTCAGATCCAATATATAAAAACTCAATAAATCTTGGAAATGGAAAGTCTGATGTAATTATAAGTACTGCAGGAAAAGTTATTGTTAAAGTTAAAGATAGATACTACACCTTAAATTATAATAATTCAGAAAAATCAGAAGAAAAAGTAAAAGAAAATGAAGTTTTAACTGATTTAATACTTCTTAAAACTGATTCAGAGGTAGAAACGATTATTAATACTTTAACTAAGAACAGCGTTATCATTACATCAGAAAATACAATGTACCTGTATTTAGATGGAACAATATATCCGTTTGACTTTAGTAGTACAGGAAATACTGTATTTAATGACCTTACTGTAAATAATAAGTTAGAAATAAACGGCATTATTTCTATAAAGAATGCTAGTTTAGTGCAAAACTTAAATGCGCAATATTTAAATGGTAATTCGTCTGAAGTATTTATAACTATTAATCTTCCTCAAACTATAACTGAAACTTGAACTTTTACTAATACTACATTTTTTAATAAAAGTATCAGTGATACAGCTCAAAAAACTTTATTAGATTTTGAAACTAGCAGTTTAGTTATTGATAATATAACTGTAAAAAACTTAACAATAATCTCAGACGAAAATTCGGAGGAAGAAGATTCTAATGATAGTACAAACATTGAGATAGATTATATTAAAAAACAAACTTACTTAGGTGAAGGGTCTAAAATAATCTCATCAGATGAGATGCTAAAAGAAGAAGTAAACTGAAATGAAAACTGAGAAAATGGTGGTGATTCTATTGTTGAATTAATAATAAATGCAGTTAATGATGAAAAATTATCAGAACATTATACAAATGATGAAGATGATAGTTATTCATATTATGTTAATAGGCTTTTAGATACTAGTACTAATTCTTTATTTACATTCTTAATAACTGTAACTGAAGATATGTTTTATGAAGATGATTCAGAAACACTACCTTATAAATCATATTATTATCGTCCAAAAAATGTTGATACTATATGAGTTAATACTCCATATGATGAAAGTTCTAATGCAAAAATTGGAATTTATGATAATTGATTTGATAAAAACAATTATACAACTGAATTAGCTAATTTTAAAGGATTGGTTTGAAATATCGAATTATCAAATAATCCTTATAAAATTGGAGAAAAAGTTAAATATGAAACTGAATTTTCTACAATATATGGATTAGTAACTAAATCTTCAGAAAAAAAAATAGTTATCATTACTAACAGTGAAGATTGTGATGTTTTATATGATCCTAATAGTGAAGAGTATGATACTTGTTGTATAAACTATACTCCCATTACAGGATCAGTATTATTACCAGCAGTTGGAGGGCAATCCGTAATTGGCAACATTACAAATATTGAAAATTCTATATTTGGAACACTAAGTGGATATGGTTTTACATCAGAAGGTAATTGTTACTTTGTAAATCCTGGAATTGCATTAGTTAATACTGATAATTTAAATTATCTGAAGCTCTATAATAAAGAACAATCTTTCATTGGCATTAATAAGAAAAATGAAAAATGGATTACCATTGAAACTGATGGAGGTTGTGATATGAGAAGGGATAAGATGTATAATATTAACAATCATCTTTCATTTTGCAGTTTTGGACCTATAAGAGTTAAAGAGGATGGTTCAGCAACAATTGGTAGTGGAGAAACACAAATTACTATTACTGCAGATGGTAGAGTTCAAATTCCAGAAGCCTGTATTATAAAATAAAAAATATTCTAATATTTTATTTGGACATTTAAATAAATGTAGTTATATTTGCAGCGAATAGATAATCTATAACTAATAAGGAAAAATAAGAAATATGCAATTTGAACATAATCAATTTGACAATTTGCTGGATGATGAAACCACTGAGGTCACAAATACTGAAACTCAAGAGGAAGTTATTGAGCCAGCAGGTAATTCTACTGAGGAAGAGGAAGAAGATCCTTCATCTTCTGAAGAAGGAACTGAAGAAACAGAGGAAGAAGATGATCTGGATGCATTTTCATCCTTCTTAAAGAGTCGTGGAATTCGGGATGGAAAAACTATCATTTATGAAAACGAGGAAACAGGAGAGACTGAAGAGGTTGATTTTGGAACTCTAAGTAAGGATGAGCAGCTTTCAATTCTTGAATCTTTAACAGATCCAGGTCTTTCAGAAGATGAAATTGAAACTATCAATTTACTTCGTAAGACAAATTCCTCATTTCAAGATATAATTACGTATTATCAGCAACAGGCTATTGATGAATATAAGGCTAAAAACAGCAGCCAAGAAACTTATACCATTGATAGTTATTCTGATGAGGAATTATATTTGGCAGATCAAAAAGCCAAATTCCCTGAAATGACAGAGGAAGAATTAAAAATTGAACTAGATGTAGCTAAATCTAATGAAGATCTCTTTAAAAAGAAAGTAGATTTAATTAGAAAACAATATAAGGAACAAGAAGAAAATCATATCAAGGAGCAGGAAGAGGCTGAAAAAGAGCAACAGAAGGCATACCAAAATATGTTTGTAGATACATTAAATGATTTTAACTATATTTCTTTGGATTATAAAGATCCTAAGAGTGATAGTTTAATTCTTGAAGAGAAAGATAAAAATCTAATTTATGATTATGTATTTAAGCAAACTCCAGAAGGTGTAACTAAATTTGTTGAAGATTTATCAAAACCTGAGGTAATTGTTGAGCTAGCTTGGTATAGATTATTTGGTAAAGATACAATTTCTGACATTAGTAATTATTGGAAAGAAGAGTTGAAGAAAAATCGCAAAGCAACTCCTCCAAAACCAAAATCTAATGTTACTATAAAAAAAGAAACTAAACCCCAATCACAGGGAACCTCTCTTAGTTCCAAATGGGACGAACTATTATAAATAAAATAAATAATTTAGTATATGAAAATTACAGGTTTTACTACCATACGCCCTGAAATGGCTTCTACAAGAACGTATGAAGACTTTTCTAAGTTCTTAGGCACTAATCCTGCTAGACTAGGTATCGTATCGTCATTATATGATCAGTATACGGCAACTTACCTTACAGAATCGCTGATGAACATTTATACGATGGAGAAAGATCGTAAGAATACATTTCAATCAATTAACTCATTCATGGTTGAGTGGGATATTGATGTGAATTTCATCAAGCGTGTTCCTTTCTTATCAGTGCCAGAAGGCGATGGTGCACAGGGAACAGACATCGTAGTTCACTTCCCTGAGAACTACTATCAAAAAAATGACGTGTTTATTATCGAAGGTTCACGTCAGCAATTAATCGTTCTTAGCCGTCCAGTTCGCAGAAGCGATGCTGACTTTGAGCTGATTTGTAAGATTCAGGATTCTGACTATTCTGCAACGCTAGATCTCTCAGCTTGCCAGCCTGGTATGAATACTCGTTTCTTAACAAACTATCAGCCTGAGCTGCATGAGGAAGGTTATACGAAATATCAGAGCAATACTGAGAAACATAGAACTTTCATCTCAATGCACCGTTGTGATGTTTCCTACTCAGCTAAATATGCTGCAATGGAAGATCAGTTTATCACAATTGGTAAGGGTGATGGAAAAGATGATGTAACATATAAGATGAATCCTGCTGCTAAGGATTGTTTGGATACTTTCATGTTAGCTCGTAACAACTCATTACTTTGGGGTAAAACTAACGTAGATAAGTATGGTAAAGCTAAGATCTTCGATCCTGAAACTGGCCAGCCTATTATCTCTGGTGATGGTATTATTCCTCAGATCGAGCGTTTTGCAGGTAAATATGTATTTACGAAATTAAATATCAGAATCTTTGAAACTGCTCTGCAGGCAATGGTTGCTAAATCAGAGAAGCCTACTGGAAATCAGTATATCTTCATTTGCAACACTGCAATGTGGAATGATGTACAAAGAGTAATGTCAAATTGGATTCGTGACTACAAGACTAATGGTGCATTCATTTATTCAAAGGCTACTAATGGTTATATTAATCTTGGTGCTACTTACAATGCTTATGAGTTTGCAGGTAATACCATCGCATTTAAGATTGACCGTTCCTTTGATATTGAGTTCCCATCACCTCGTAGATTTGGTATCTTCCTTGACTTAACTGCTGATGGAAAAACTGGACGTCCTGCACTTTCAATGTTTACATTCAAAGGTCTGCAGATTGTTCATAACTGGTTAACTGGTCCTGGTGGACGTGATGGTAAATCAGGTGGTGAGGTTTCGACTCCTGTAGCAGGAGCTAAACTGATCAACTGGGGATACGCTGGTGTAGGTGTATTCAATCCTTACAGATCGTTCATCCTGATGTCAGAGAACTAAAAAGAAATGTGTGAGAGATTCCCCTTGTAATAGGGGAATCTTATCACCATTAATAGATTATATGATGTATAGATAAATTTTGAATAAGACAAAATATGAATAGTATGAATAATGTAACGGAAACTAATAATGCCAGTAATATCATAACACTGCGTAGTGTATATGGAAAAGTAAAAACCTACTACTTTAACCCAATGAGAGGTAAGAATGGAATGTATCCTCCTTTTGTAAAAAGAGTTAGAGTTAGTGCTGATGGACGTGATACAGAGATGATTTTAAGTGAACAAGATTTAAATAGTGAGCAAAGAGACTATTTTATCCCTGAAGATCTTGAAATTATTGTAACTGATGGAACAACATTTAATTTAAATGATCAATACCAAGCAAATCTTTGGGAATGTATTAAAGATTCACATTTAATTGCCCCAGAAAGAGGTGCAAAAGATGAGCATGGAAATTTTCTTATTGATGGCGATATTAGACGTTACGGATTAGCAGAATTATATGTAGAGCGTCCTGGAGTTGAATCTAAGAAACGTGTGTCTCGTATTAAGCAAGTAACAAAAGCATATACTTTTATTGAACAAGATAGTTCAGAACATAGAAAGGTTATTTGCAAACTTCTAGGAAAGACAATGAGAAATGCCCCTGATACGGATATTCAGGATTATTTATATCAAAAAGCAGAAAAAAACCCAGAACTCATTATTGATATTTATACCAGTGCAGATCAAAGTCTGAAACTTCTGCTAATTGATGGCAAACAAAAAAATATTATTAGAGTACAAAGTGGTGTTTTAATGTATTCTGATACAGCCCTTGGAGTTACAGATGAGGCCGCTATTCTATTCCTAAAGGATCCTAAGAATAAGGCTATTTATGACTCAATTGTTTATGAGGTATTTGGGGATATGAAGACAGAAGATGTTGTAGTAAAACCCAAGGCACCCAAAAAATAATAAATTAGAATATTATGACCGCTAGAAATTTATATGAATATGGTTTAATAGAACTGAATAAGTTAGAAGCGCCAAGTCTCTTAACTGAAGACTATGTTTATTTTTTAAATAAAGCGGTTCAACAATGTATAAATTTAACCTATAATAGATACGATACTAATCAGCAATCTACTGACGATTTACGAGTTCTAAAAACCACAGCGTTATTACAAAACCCAAAAAAGTTAGAGAATGCTGATGATTTAGCATCTATTCAAGAAAAAATAAACTCTGGAATTCTATCATCAACTTATTATGTGGATCTTCCAAAAGACTATATGCATATGCTTAATTGTATTGTAGGTTTTACAAGAACAGAAAATCCTAATAAGAAAACTCATTGTGATAATGAGGCTGGAACCAAAGTTTATTTTACTGCTAAACGACTTACTGCAGATATGTATGGAGGAGTAATTAATAATTATTATCAAAAACCTTCGTATAAAAGGCCCTATTACTATTTAAATAATATTAACATAAAGGATAGTATAATTACCAACCAAAATACTGATACTCCTTTATTAAAATATTCAGAAGGAGAACCTGGCAATCGTTTAGCAAATCCCTCTAATGTACGACTGGAATTAAGATTCGGAGACGATACTTTATATACGCCTACAGAAGTGTATATTGAGTATATCAAAGCTCCTATGTACATTAGATTGAGTCAAGAACAAATTGATGATATTGTTGACTCGTCCCAAATTTTAGAATTCCCAGATTATATGTGTTACGAAATTTTGAATATTTTCGTCAGATTAATTATGGAAAATGCAAGTGATCCTAGATTACAAACAAACATTCCAATTAATCAAACTATTCCAGAAGCACAATCTAGGAATTAATAGTACTAATTTTAAATAAATACACAAGTATGTTTGATTTTTTTAAAGAGGTAATAATCAACTCAGATACTCTTCCTAGAGAGGAAGGTATTGATGCTGCTGGTAATGCATTTAAGCGTTTCTATGCATTTACCCCAGATACCGCAGCTGAAGATATCGGCTCAGATCCTGCACATTATCGTGCCCCTAAAGAAGGAGTATTCCGTGTTTTACGTTGTGCAGATTACACCAAATCAGGTGTTAAAGGACCAAAAGTATATAAAACTGCAGGACGCAGAGGAAAGGTAGCTGAAGTTGCATTTAACCTAAACTCTCTAGTTAATCAGATTGGGCAATATCGCATTCTAGTTGATATTAGTCTTGAAGGGCGCTACTATAGTGATTATAAATATCCTTGGTCAGAATTCCATAAACCAATTATGGCAGAATTTGAAATAGTTTCTGGAATGGATTTAGCAGCTATGGTAAATGCAGCTGCGAAGGCTTTAAAATCGTATATTCCTTCTGATTATAAGTATGCTGTAGTTACAAGTAAAAATGGTGTAGTAAAACTAGTAATGTCTGATCCTTATCAGATTATTAAAGCTGCTAAAATCCAGAAAGTAGAGGAAGATGGATGTCTTAATGGATGTTCTGGTGTAAAATATGAAGATGTGATTGTTGCATCAAAAGATGATATTACAAAAAATATTACGCCTTTTGGAACTGGTGAGTGGTTAGTTGAGAACTTACGTTTCCCAACATATCCTAATCTACGTTACGCAGGAGTTAATGATGATGAGAAGCCTGTTGCAGGTGCTTTATATACACAGTTTGCATTTGAGTATGCATCACCTCGTAGAGGTTTACATGGTCAAGGCACTGTTGGCCAAGCTCTGGTTTCTGTAACTCATCATGTCTTTTATGTTCTTAATGAACTTGCATCACAGTTTGAAGCTGAAATTAAAAAAGCATTTGGTAAGGATGTAGTATATCCAGTTACTCCTACGTTAACCATTTTAAATGCAGGTAAAGGAGAACCAGGGACAATGGTTGTTTCTGCTGAAGATGTAAATGCAGGAACCGTTTCTTTAAAGGCTACTTATAGTGATTCTGAAGTAGTTGGAATGGAAGTTGATGATGGAGTTGAGTTTAAGCATGTATCAGGGCCATTTAAGGTAAACAAAGATTCTGATACAAAAGCATGGACTCTTAGTAAAGATGTTAATGATGTAGTTTCTGGAAATGAAGGAATTATATCAGCATCATATAAGGATGCATTTACAACAATTAAAGTAATTGTTGAATAAATATATAATTTACACAGTAATGGCAGGTGGGAGTCTTTTTCCTGCCTGCCATTAATTTTTAATATTACAACCTATGACAATAGAAGCCATAGCTAGTGCCGTATGGAACAATGTCTACGACGGCCTAAAAGGAACTGTAAGTAACCCAGCAATGTCATTAGAACAATTAACTGATGAGGTTGTTGCAGAAAGAAATAATATTGCAAAAGAATATCTCTTAAAAGGAGTTATGACTTTACAAGAACTTTATAATGCAGTAAATTGTGTTGAAGTTAATTGTGATTTTATGTCAAAATGTTGTGATCTTCCAGTTGGGAAGAAAGCTTTACACTTTGAAATTCCTCCTGTTCTCCTCATGAATGGAGTTTCTACAATTCAATTTGTTGGGAGTATAGATAGACAAGAACAATATAGTGTTTATACTGATGTAAGTTATAAATTCCATTTCTTTAGAAAAAGAGGAGCAGATAAACCATTTGTTTATATAGATCCTACAATAAATTCTAATGGCAATATTGATGGATACATCTTTAATGTCCCTTTTGTAAAATATATTTCAGTAATTGCAATTTTTTTAGATCCAAGAAAACTATTAGAATTTGATTGCTGTAATGATCCAGAAACTATAACAGAATGTGGAATTATCTCTAATGATATTATCCATAGACTAACTGAGAAGAAGATTAGATATTATCGTCAACTTATGCTGCCTTCTCAGCCTAATACTCAAACTCCATTATAATGAAACTACATAATTTTAACTCAGTTTATTCCATGGCAAGTATTGTCTATGGAATCACAGTAGATCCGACTAACTTTGAAGATGTTGCAATGTTAGGATGGGAATTAATAGGAAATAGGCACACAAAGCTGCATAAGTATATTACAAATACAGTTAACAAACGTATTCAATTGCCTTGTAATTTAGTGGAGATAGAATCAGTCACAATTCCTTATATGGATGCCCAAATGACATCTAACCAAACTACATACCCTCAAGTATATAATCAATATGTTGAAAAATATATTGAGGCCTGGAAATGGGATGAGTCCACTTTATATGAAGCTGGAAAAATGATTAAATATAGAGAGGAAGGGGACGAGATTGTTTTTGATAGAGATTTTCCTAAAGTTATCATTCTTTATCATGGAATTATTGCTGATGAAGATGGGTTACCACTACTTAATGATAAAGAAGTTAGAGCTTTAGCTGCATATGTTGTGTATTCGGATACATATAAACAAGCATTAATGAGGAAGGATGGAAATCTTGTTCAACTTGCACAAGTGGCTAAGGCAGATTGGATAAAAGCCTGTACGGCAGCTAGAATTCCAGATATGTTTACACAAAATGATATGGACGCAATTCTTGATGTCAAGACTCGTTGGGATCGTAAGCAATATGGAAAAAGTTATCATCCAGTATTATAATATGATAGGATATGTTTATTTAAGTACCTGTATAGTAACTCAGAAAGTTTATATCGGAATAACTATTCAAGATTATACAAAGAGATGAAAAGATCACATAAAATATTCATTTAATCCTAATTCTAATACTTATAATCATCATTTTCATAGAGCTATTCGAAAATACGGAAAAGATAATTTTGTATGAACTATAATAGAAACCGTGCAATCTGAATCTAAAGAAGAATTGATAAATTTATTAAAAGAATTAGAAATTAAATATATTAAGCATTATAATTCATATAATAAAGGATATAATTCTACAAAAGGAGGAGATACTTCAAGAAAAGAATGTAAGGGAATAGATGTCTACAATGAAGAAGGCATTTTATTAACCTCATTTTCTAATGCTAAGGAAGCCTCTGATTATTATGGTATTTCTAAATCCACAATTTACCAATGTTGTGGAAGATTCACTACATATAGCCTTTGAAAAGATTCTAGACTTATATTTAGATATAACACTGATATAGTTACAGAACAAGATCTAAGAGATCTTTCACAAAATCACTATGATAGGAATGGGGAGCTGTTATATACATTCACAACTATTACAGAAGCAGCTAAAATATTAAAGCTTTCTCGTATTAGAATTACTGACAATTGCTCGAAACGAACTTCTTTTGTATTAGTAAATGGAGTCAGATATTTATTTAGATATTTTAATGAAGTACCTACTAAAGCAGAACTTCAAAAACTTAATAAAATAAAATCAGACCCAAAAATAAAAGTAAGAGCTATAGATGCTGTTACAAATAAAATACTTGGTGATTTTGAATCACAACAAGTTGCAGGAAAATATTTTAAAGTTAGACCTAATAATATTAGTGAAGTATGTTCAGGAAAGCGTAAAAGTGCGGGTAAATATAATGGACATGCTATCTTATGAATAAAAATATAAATAAATGTATTATTTTACCAACCATTGTGTAACTTCTACTGAATTATTTAGAAAATTTAAGAAGGATAAAATAAAACTTTCAAAGAAGCAATATCTAAAAGAGTATAAAGCTGATACAAGACAAGAATTAGCTGCTAAAGTACTTAACTATTGTTTATATTTAGTGCTTTTGGATATTATAAATAATAATGTTATTTTTGCATTACCTGATACATTTGGATTTAATTCTGAAATTGCTATGAAAACATTTCAAGAAGATGAATTCAAAGAAATGTGAAAAAAGGGTAAATTTAGAGACATCGATTTTGTATTGTCTGGATTTAAAGGTCATCAGGTATTTTATACTTTTGAAACCAAATCTGGAGTAAAAGAAAAACCCATCTATGTCAATAAGAAGCTAAAAGATATTATTAGTGATAATACGAATGCAGGAAAAAGCTACTTCTAATGGATATTATTAAATACTATACAGATTATATTGATGAAGTAAACGAGAAGTTTCCTTCTTTAAGTAAACATGAGATAAAACAGATATTAAACTATGGATTAAAGATGTTTAATATTTGTCATAGGAATGGTTTAGATACCATTAATATGACATCATATTATACTATGTACACAGGTAAATTATTCAACGATGATTTTACGCATTATCATTATTGAAGACTAAAGTACAAAAGAAAGCTGAGATTTCTTTATAGACGACAAAAAACTATCTATGATGGTCATTACTATTTTGGAATGACTGAAAAGGAATTTGAATATTATCAATCTCAGAAGAAAAATAGAGGCACTAGACGACAAGTCTTTCACTACCCCTATATGTTTGCTTACAAAATAAAAGAAGAAGCTTTTGCTGATCGAGGTCGTAAATATTTCTTTATAGTTGACTATCCAGAAGATGTAGGATGGATGTTTTACAAAGAAAATTGAACCACTCGAAGAGCAAGATATTTTGCTTATAGAGATGATAATGGAAATATACAAATGATTTAAGTATGGCAAATAACACTAAACAACAAGCAATAAATACTTTTACAGGTGGTTTGAATACTGATTTACATCCATTAACAACACCTAATGACATTTTAACAGACTGCATTAATGGTACTATTATTACATATAATGGTAACGAATATATTCTGCAAAATGATATGGGAAACTATCAGTTGAAGAATACGGTTCTAACCCCAAATTATATTCCAATCGGTGTAAAAGAATATGCTGGAGTGATATATATAGTTTCATATAACCCAATAGAAAAGTTAACTGAAATTGGATCATATCCATCACCTCAAACTATATTTGATTCTGAACATAATAATGAGAGAGAAGCAAAATATATTGAGTTAGCTGAAGAATATAGTAAATATACTGTGTTATCAAAACAACAAGCAATTCAATTATATTCTACTGAAGAAACATTTATGCTAAATCCTGGAGATAAGTATTATCTATATCTACAATTAGAACAAAATAAAGTATATCAAACTATTGAATTCTATGTACTTAGTCAAGAAAAAAACTTATTTCCTTTAAGAGATGAACAAGTTAAAAAACACGAACTTGATAACCCAGACAGAGATGATTATTCGCCTGTGACCTGAGAAATACCAGGATGGTTGGCATATAAGTTCAGATTAGCAACAATTGATCAATTTAATTTATACTTAACAAAGTTAAATCAACCAGGATTTACAAAAGAAAATAATAGTATTAATTTAGATTACTCTGTTACAGCTCAAGCTATAACATCAGATATGTTATTTGACAATAGTAGTTTATTAGAGAAATTAAAAGTTTGGATAGCAGTAGGATATATTGATGAAACAGGTAATAAAAATTATATATTTAGTGGAAAAACAAAAAAAGTTGTAAAAGATAGCGATTTTGCTTCAAAAGTTGACTATGGACTAATATGTGATATATCAGATATTAAATATACATCGATCAATAAGTTTTTGTTTACCAAAGATATAGACCCATCTTTAGAAGAAGAATTTTTTAAATTAAATATACCAGTTAATTCTGAAACTAAAACTGTATTTGTTGAAGCTATTCCTTTAATTCAGGATGCTGAAACTAATAAACATATTATATATGATAATTTTGAAACTACATTAATAATCGATTTAGATAATATTAAAGATATTACTGAGATTGCAGTATTTGATACATATAAATACCTTGTATCTAACGATGATGTTACACTAAATTATACTATTACTAGTCCTTTAGCAACAGTATCTAATTTACTTACAGAGTTAAGAATATATAAGATTACTAAGGGAACTGGAGATAATTATAATCTAAAATTAGCATGAGCACAGGAACTAAATGAAATTAATTATTTAGGACAAAACATCACCACTTGTAACTTTAAAGATTCTACCTATGTTATTGATAATGAAAAAGAACCTTTAACAGAAGTTCTTGAAAAAGAAGAGATATATCTATTACAATTAAGAATATATATTGACGGAAAAGCAAAAACCCAATATCAAAACTGACATAGGATGTTAATAACTAGTGAATTAATGAATCCGTTTTATAATACTGTTAAGGATTTTTCAACAATTGATTTAGCAACTTGAATAAATCAATTAAAAAATTATGTTGATTTACCTGATGTTACATTAGAAGATAAAAACGACATTATAAACAATATGTCAATATATCGTAACACTGGAGTAAAAAATAGAATCTATAGGTTAGTGAAAGAAACAAACGGAGAACTATGGCAAAATACATATAGTGTTGAAACGGATACATTATTAGATTCATCAGTTTTTCCTGCTATTGGAGTAAATTCTTCTGACACTATTACTGTTAAAAATTATGAAGTGTCTGTTTTAAACAATGATGGTATATGAAATAACGAGATTGATTGAAATTTTTCTTTTGATGTAAAAACTAGTAAAAACTCACTAAAATTTGATAAAAGAAATTTAGAAAATACAATTGATTTATATAAACGATATAAACTTGATTTAATACAACAAGCAAGAGAAGAAAAAAACTGAGACCGAGTATATATATATGATTATTGTCAATGTACAAAAAGAAGTGATAGAAAAAAGAAAATTAATGATTCAAGTCCATATTATTATTGAGGATGACAAACTTATGATTATACAAGTGGCGGGTCAAGATTAAATCATTTAGAAAGATGTAAATTATCTAGTATTAGTAATAATCCTCCAAGCTTATTAAATAATACTTGGAAAACTTCAGATCCTAATGGTGGTGGCAGTAGAGATGGATATTATAATTGGTGAACAAATGACCAAACTGTAGTAAGCCCATATATGTTTATTTGGTTTGATGCAAAAGGTAGTAAACAATGATGAAGAATGTCTGCATATTTTGATCATACAGATCAAGTTATGGGAATAAGAATTGGAACTAAAATATCAACAGATATGGTGTGATGTATTGTTCCTATGAATGGCGGAAAAATGGATATTGGAGGAAATTATAATAGTGATGAGGTAAAAAATCAATTACTAGGAATAACCAATCAATTTGCTGTACATATTTTTGCATATGTACCATCAACAGGCTCTTCAACTGTACGATATTATTTACTGACCCCAAATTATATTATAACGGATGAAAAACTATCAGAAACAATAACAACTGGTAACTATACATGAAAATTTAACAATGTAAAATGAAATGAAAAAAATATAACAGAAAACACTGTTAGTAAAAAGACATTATTACTTAATAATTTACCTATTATTAGTAGCACGGAAAATGTTAAATTTAACAATGTAAAATCTGCAGCAATCGGTGTTGAAAAAAGTAAATTTAAAAATATTAATCTTATAATTTCTAGTGATTTAACAAGTTCTTTCAAATATAAAGATTTTGATACAAATATTGATAGAGAAACTAATATTGACGATATTAAGTTAGACATTGATAATTTTTTATATACTATGAAAGATCTAAGTTCTAAACGTCAAGAACTAACAGATAAATCGAATTTAATCAATCCTTATACTGTAGCTCATGATTTAGATGAATTATCAGACATTAATATTCGTGCAGAGGTTAAAACATCATATGATACTTTCGTATCATCATTTAGAGCTGAAAAAATGGCATCTAATAGTATTCGTTTTTATTCTATATATGCAAATAATATAGATGTTGTACATGCTTTAAAAATAGGATCAGGAGGAAATAATAAGGGACAAACAGATCATGGATATTATCTACCGCCAACGTCTACTTTCCAATTACCAATCTATGAAGAACAGTTATGGACTAATGTTAGCGATAAATTTAAAGACAGTGAATAATTATGGCAGAAAACAATACAAATTTGTATGTTCTGAAATATCAAACTAAGGGAGATATCGCTCATGAGTACCAACCGTTACAAACAATGGTTAGTGCTCAGGGCGAAATCATTCCTTTTAGAACAGATAAAATACAATCTAGTTTAAATAATCCTGTAGATATACAATGCCAGCCTTCATATGATGGAACTGTAAATTTAATTATTAACGACGATTTAAATCCTCCAAGAATAATTAATAATAGATTTACTAAAATCGAAAATAACAGGTATGAAATAAAAACAAGAGATCAGTTTATGCAAACTAATTTATACGAAGAAGAAAAAGTTGATGCACAAACTAGATTGTTTAGGAACATAAATAAAATACCAAAAATTGATCTATATAATGTAACATATTATGGACAATTAGAAGGTGGGAACTATACTTTCTATTTAAAATTAGCTGATAATGATTATAATAAAACAGATGTGGTTGCAGAATCAGGCTTAATTAGTATTTTTAATGGAACAATGACTGATATTTCATCTATATCTGGAACACTGGTGGATGAAAGGACTGATAAAGCAATGATACTTAATTTAAAAAATATAGATACTAGCTTTTCATATGCGTATTTATATTATAAACGCGAGACAAGTGATTTAAATGGAGTATTAATTTCTAAAACTTATTCTGTAAATCAGCCATATAAAATTAAGTCCTCAACATTATCTATATGTTTTAATGGATACGAAGAAGTAACTGAAATAGAACAAGAGGAGCTTAATATAAAATATAATGTTTGTACTGCAGTTAAAACACAAGCTCAAGTACAAAATATGTTATTTTTTGGAAATGTTCAACAAACTATAGTAGATAATAAAAATCTACAGAACTTATCATATTATATAGAAGTATCTTGCGGAAGAAAAGAGGATAGTATTGGATATGTTGATTCTAGTTATAAGAAAAAGTTAAATGATGATGCTGATCAAACTGAGTATTACAACCCATTACAAATATACTATTCATTAGGATATTGACCTGATGAAATATATCGTTTAGGAGTTGTATATATATTTAATGATGATTCTTTAAGTCCTGTATATAATCTAAGAGGATGTAGATTTGAAAATTTAAATACTCCAAATTTTGAATATAAAGGACAAATAAAACCTGAGGAAGAAAGTACTAATTTATATAATTATTTAAAACTTTCTGAGTCTGAATATAACTATCTTCCAAAAGAAACATTCGTTGGAACAGAATATTTATTAAATACAAAGGGTGTTTTTAAAATGCCTGATTATAATGTATGTAATGTTAAGGATGAAGAGAACAAAGAAATACATCCTATTTATCTTAAATTTAAATTACCTATAGATGTAAAAAACGAGTTAAGTAATTTTAATATCAAGGGTTTATTTTTTGTAAGGCAAAAAAGAATTCCAATTACCTTAGCTCAAGGATATACTGTTGGGATTGATCCAAATAGTTACTGTCCAATGTTATATGAGAACAATAAAGACTACATATTTGAATCTTTTATATCTAAAGATAGGGTTTTAACAACAAATTATAAAGATAGAAAAAGAACTACTAATTTAAGTCAATCAAGTGGGTTACTTTGTTTAGATGCAAATGTGAATCCGCAAATGCAATCATTATTTGATAATAGTAAATTTATATTAGAACTAAAATCAAGATATAAAACAACTGCATCAAAATCAGATTTACGGCATTATGTATGTGAATATGATAAGAAACTAAATACCTCTTTGCAAAATTATGGAGGGGTTAGCTCTAATTTATTATACATTCTAAGTGATGTACCACTAAAATATGTTAATAAATATGGATTTTCAACAAGAGTAGGATCAGCAGAAGACCCTAAACAATTTGGATTCATAGGGCAGAAAGATTATTCTAAAGACTATAAAAATATAATCCGAGGGGTTTTTTGTCCTTTTATTGGAACACAAAGTATACTTAATGATTCCTCTATATATTCTATAAAAATTAGTAATTATTCCTCAGTATATTTTGATAAATATTTTGAAATTAGAGGTAATGATCTATCTCCTTTTATGAGCATATCAAATAGATATGAATTATTAGATGATTCCGAAACTACTATAGATGAAAAATATATAACATTTCCAGATATATATAGAGGAGACTGTTACACAAATACTGTAACAATTAGAATACATACAAATTTTATAGATTCAGAAGTTCCTACAAATCAAATAATTGTAAATCCTAATACTTGAAAAGATGGATATAAAGGATATAAAGAAACTACAGCTGATGAATGAAAAGATATCAATAGAGCAGATATTAATAGTGTACCAATTGGAACATGGGTAACATATAAATGTTTATCTAATTATAATTTAGGGTTAAGAGCAGAAAATAGGCAGAATGTTGAAGAGATGGCTCTAATGGGCAATCCAAGAAGTTTTTACCCTTTATCTGGCCTATTAACTGCTCCGTCAGGAAAAGTAGAAGAATCGTGGCTTTTAAATGCTGGCTATAGTGTTACATTGCCATTTAAAAAATATTTTACAGCTCCAGATGTTCCATACGTAAAGGATATATTTGATAATAGAATTATGTTTAGTGATGTGCAAATCGATGATGATTTTAAAAATGCATATCGTATATTTCAAGGGTTAGCTTACAAAGATATAGAAAGGCAATATGGGGCGATTGTTAAATTAATTCCCTTAGGAGTTAATCTATTCTGTGTATTTGAACATGGATGTGCAATTATTCCTATTAATGAAAAGGCTCTAATATCTACTAATACAGGACAAGCAATCCACATGTATGGAGCTGGGGTACTACAAAATCAGGTTACTCCAATATCTCCAGATTATGGCAGTATTTGACAAGAATCGATTATTCGTACACCTAATGGTATTTATGGGGTTGATACATATGCTAAAAAGATATGGCGTTTTAACGAAAAGGATGGTTTTGTATTAATATCAGATATAAAAGTCCAAAGATTTTTAAATGATAGTATAGAATTATCTGAATTAGATAAATACCCAATAATAGCAGCAAGGAATGTAAAAACACATTATAATAATTATAAGGGAGATGTAATGTTTACATTCTACAATAAAAATAGAATATGGAATCTTTGTTTTAATGAAAGAATGGGAACTTGAGTTACTAAATATTCTTGAACACCATTATATTCAGAAAATATAGATAATATATTTTATTCATTGGATCAAAATAGAGCTAGTTTATTAGGCATACTATGGAATAATCAAAATACTAATAAAGGATTACGTATAAATAACCACAATATTCCAAACTCAAACCCATTAAACTTCTCCGAATGTGGAAATGTATGAAATGATGAAACCTTAGATTATGAAGGGGACATATCATATATGGGTTATAACCTTTCTGATAAATTTAAACTACAATTAAGAAGTATAACGACTTCATACATTAAAGACTCAAGGGAGGTATTTGAGAAGTGAACTAAACATAATGACACTGATGAATTTAATAGCGTTATTGTTAATGACAATAATACATGAGTTGCTAAAGGAATAAGTAACAACTCTCAAACAAATGTATTACAATTAAATAAAGATATTTTTAGGAATCGTTGCTATATTAAAATAGATGTTAAAATAGTATCTGAGATTACAGTAACAGATGAAGATGAGAATAAAGCTATAAGTGCAAACTCTTTTTACGATTCTATAGTCATTGTCAAAAATAGAAGGAACCTTTCAGATAAAGATGCACAAATGTATGATAAACTACTACAAAATGGGTTTTATGTACATGGCCGTGCTGGAATATTTGATGAATTAGATTATTTAGATTTAAATCAAACTAATAATATACTTCCAACTAAATGGTACAATAAACAAGAGCCTTTTGAGTTTGAATTTGTTGTAAACACTCCAGCTGGAGTTCATAAGATCTTTGATAATCTTGTTATGATTTCTAATAATGTAGAACCAGAAACTTTGGAATTTGAAATTATCGGAGATGCGTATGATTTTAATAAAGCAGGTCTTTATAAATCAGATAAATTTTGGGATATTGATGGAAATTTCGATAGTGTAGAGTATGCTAAGAAGAAATTAGATTTAGAAAAGGCAACTGCAAAGGACGGCAAATACTCTCAAATTTTTGATAAGCAACAGGTAGAAATTGAGAAAGACCCTGTTCTGAATCAGTATATACTAAAAGTTAAACAGCCAATTAAAAATATAAAAACTTATGGCAGAAGACTTGGTAATATTGAATACAAAGAAGATCGATGGTTTACTACAATTACTCCTATATATTATAAAGATAGAATTGTAGGTACTGACAATTCTACTGAATTAAAAAGTACAAGAATCAGAGACAAATGGATTAAAATTAGGATTAAGTATACTGGTGAAAAACTAGTAGTAATTAATGCTATTCAATCATTATTACGGTTAAGTTATGCATAATAAAATAGTAAAAGCGTCATCAGGCTCAATTATACCTACAGGATTTAACCCTTTTGGAACTTCCAAAAGCCCCTTAGATGATATGAATAAAATGAAACTAGGGGCTCCAGGACTATCTAAAGAATTTACTAAAGCAGCTCAAAAAAATGCCAAGAGTGCAGCTAATGTTGCATCTACTGGTAATAAAATGGGAATGTCTGGAGGATTACAGGCAGGTTTAGGGGCAGCAAGTTCCATGCTTGGAGGATTATCTACTTCAGGACTAACTCAAGAACAAGCTTCAACAAGAGAGGGCATCCGCAGTGCAATTAGCTCTGCGGGCCCTATTGGAGCTATTATCGGAGCTGCTTCTGGAGTAGTAGATGCAATTGGTTCTGCAACAGGTCTAAATTTAGATAATATTGATGCGGATGCTGCAAAAAGAGCAGGTATTGGTGGCAAAGCTGCCACTCAAGGTTTTATTAATAGTCTTCCTGGGGTATCCATGCTTGTGGGTATGTTTGGAGGTAGAACTGCGAAGTCTTATAAATCTGCAGAAATTGATCAAATGACAAATGCCTATGGAGGATCAGTTGCAGATATTAATGCCGCTCAAGCATTAAGCGGTAAGAGAATGTTAGGAACTGGTAAAGCTAATAAGTTTATTAGAGAGCAAAATAGAGTTAATAATCTAATAACTGATATTAGTTTAGAAAGTAAACTTAGAAAATCTAATAGTGCTGGTGATACTTATTTATCACAAAATCAAAATAAGTATGCTGGTTATACTCCACAACTATTATTATCTAAAAAAGGAATGAAATTCCCAGAATTAGATGTAGCCAGAAATATTATTAACTCATGGACAGTTAAATCCACAGAGGAGCCTCAAAAGTTTCAACTTGGAGGAAAAATGAATCTAATACCAGAAGGAGCTTTACATGCTAGAAAACATAATCTGGAAAAAGTAAATCCTGAATTAGAAGGGCAAATTACCAGTAAAGGTATTCCAGTTGTTGCTCAGGGAGAAGGAGGAGTAATTCAGCAGGCAGAAATCGAAAAAGAAGAAGTTATCTTCCGTAAAGAGTTTACCGATAAATTAGAGAGTTTATACAAACAATATCAAGAAGATTCATCTGATGATATTGCTATAGAAGCTGGTAAACTTATCTGTTATGAATTATTAAAAAATACTGATGATAGAAGTGGTTTAATTAAAAGTATAAAGTAACATGCCATTAGATATAAGATCACAAGTTGTTACAGCTCTGGATAATGTTAATAAAAATCCAGAGCTGTATACTCCTCCAAAACCTACCACTCCTTTAGAAACAAGAATTAACGATTTAAAAGAAACTAATCCTAATAAATATAGAGAACACATTTCTACATTAACATCTTCTGCAAATAGTGGAAATGAAGAAGCCAGAGAGTTATTAGGAAAAGTAGGAGAGGATGCTGCTAGACAAAGAAGAGGATATGAAGGATTAAATGAATTTATGACAGCTTCGACTGGAGGATTACCTGGAATAATTGCAAATTACTTACCTAAAACAATAGGAAGTGCTTGAAATGGATATAGTATGTTTGATCCAAATAGTCCAGGCATAGTTACTAAGAGTTATCAAGAAGCACATCCTAAAACTTCATTTGGATTAAATCTAGCATTAGGTATTACAGCTGGATACCCATTTATAGTTAAACAGAAACCTTTAAAAAGTGATATTCCAATAACTGCAACTACGAATACTAATAAACCAATATTTTATTCTAAACTTAATTTTGTAAAAAATAATCAAAATAATAATGTAACATATTTTGACATTTTCGCAGGAAAAAATAATAATATTGGAACAGTCGCTTTAGAAACTATAGGAAACAATCAAGCACATATTCATCCAGAATTAAATCGTAATTGAAGAGGAAAGGGATTTGGAAAAGCCGTATATTTAAATATGCAACAAAGATATCCAAATTTACAAATTCGCTCATACTTACAGAATGCTGGAGAACAAGGAATAAGTGAAGCTGCCAAACATGTCTGAGAATCTTTAATGAAAGATGGAGCCGCCTATTCTATTGGAGATAATTATTTATTTAAATCTGATTTATGAAAGAAACAGTAATTGAAATAGCAGATAAGAAATATAAAGTCTTACTTGCAGAAACAGAAGAGGAAAGAACTCAAGGGCTTTCTAATGTGGAATCTATGGATGATGATGAAGGTATGCTATTTGTTATGCCTGAAGATCAGGATCAGGTTGTATTTAATACAGAGGAAATGGAATTCGATATTGATTTAGTTTTCATAGATCAAGATGATGAAGTTTATAATGTTGTATTAGGTAAAGCTCATAGTTCTGATTTAATTACTTCTACTCCTGATGAAGAGGATGGCAGAACAAAATATGTACTTGAAGTTAATGCTAATTCTGGTATTCAAATAGGAGATGAATTAGATTTTGAGGATGATGAAGACGATATTAGTGAGGATGATATTGATAAAATGTACATTCTTGGATCTGATGGAAAACCTCAAATGGATTTAGTTGGGGGAGAACGAATTTTTTCTAGGAAAAATAGTAAAACCCTAATTAAATTAGCAAAAAGGGCTGATAAGAGTAAAAAGGACTCGGATTATAGAAAATTGGGAAAGACCATTTTTAAATATATACATCAACAAGATACAAGACCAAATGAGTATGTAGAATCTCCAAATTAAATTTAAATTATTTGGATTGTTTAAATAATATATGTAATTTTGGGAAGTAAAAAGAGTATATGACAATATGTCTTATAAAGAGTAAAAACTAAATTATATTAATAAAATAACAATAAGTAATATGGCTTATATTAAGAAATTCCAAGAAGGTGGAGCCGCTCCTACAGCTGCTCTCGCTGGTGCTCCTGCAGGTGGTGAGCAAGATCCTATTCAGATGTTAGCAGAAATGGCTATGCAAGCTTTACAGGGACAGGACTGCCAGATGGCTATGCAAGTATGTGAAGGCTTTGTTGCCTTAATTCAGCAAGCTATGGGAGGTGGACAAGCTCCAGTAGGACAAGCTCCAGAAGGAGAGCCCGTCTTTAAGAAAGGCGGAAAAATCGCTGGACGTAAGAAATGTGGAAAGAAAGAGAAAGGCGGAGACTTAAATATCATTAAGAAGAAATAAATCTAACTAATGATTAATAGAGATAGAAGGGAGATTGTAAGTAGTCAATCTCCCTTTTTAAGTATAATACATTGATAAAATGGCACAGGTAAATATACAAAAACTCCAGGGTGGAGGGGCTGTAAAAAAGTACGGCAACTTTACTAAGGATGGTGTGACATATCAAGTTGACGACGACTTTCTACAGGCTATGACGGCACACGGTAGTTCAATCACAGATGATAGAGCTAGAGCTGATTATGGAGCTATTGTTAATGCTCTTAGATCTGGTGCCGATTTATCATATGATTCTAATACTAACGAGTTAAGAGGAGATGTAACGTTTGACAACATGAGTGACCGCCAAAGAAGACGTGCTGCAAGACGTACCTCAAAAACTGGAGAAGCATTAGATAGTACTTTTAATGGAAGAGTAAATCAAGTTAAAAGTGCAACAAACGCTTTACGTGGATTTAATTATAACCAAGTCACTCCACAAGCGAATAAAAATAAAAGTGTCGATGTTTCTAGAAAATTATTTCTTTCATATAAAAGAGATAAGGACGGAAACTTAGTACTTGATGATAACGGGAGAAGAATATATAATACTGACACTGATAATACAAGTATTTTTGATAGATTAGACTTTTTAAGAAATCTTGAAAAGGAGGAAAATATTGTAGACTGGAAAGGGTATAATAATCAAACTAAAGATGTGTATTCAAGGTTTGTTAAAGAATACACAGATTGGGATGGTTTATATCAGAGAATTAAAGATGGAAGTATTACAGATAGTGATATTAATACATTATCTAAATTAGGTATTCTTGATAAAACTAATACTTCAAAAACCTCTGAAGAAGGCGGTGCTCAGTCAAATCAGGATAAATGGGATAAAGATAATAACTTTACTACTGATTTTAGAAATCAATTTAAAATTTCCTATGGGCCAAAAGGAGAACTATTAACTGAAGGATTTGGACTAGAAGGTTACGGAAAGGATTGAAGAAATGCATATTTTGGAGAAAACTTTGTCAATATTCACCCAGAATTAAAAAGATTTAAAGACTATATCCTTTATAATGGCAGGTTATATAGTAAAAATGAGTGGGCTAATCCAGAATCAGAAATTAATCAAATTTTAAATTCTCCGAACGTTGACATTTTTAATAAAATGCGTCAAAATTTATTTGATCCTGTTAAGAATGGGCAGTGGCAAGTATTATGGACAAATAATCCCTTTCAGAGATATAATTCACAACTTCAATACAATCCATACTTCAATAAAACATATAAAAATGATGATAATGTATTATATACTTACACATCACCTTTATATGAGAATCTTCCTAAAGGAGTTACAGTAATGGATATTATTGATAATAATACTCCTAGAAATGAGTTCGGAGTACCTACTTCTATCTCTTCTATAGGGTTAGATGAGAATGGGAATGTTGTTGATATTTCTAAATATATTAGGGCTGCAGGATATAATGGGGAAGCTATAGGGAATGCTTTTTATTCAAGAATTGATCCAACAGATAAAATTTTAGGTGGTTATATTTGGGATGATTTTGATCCTTCTGGAAGATATAGTTTTGCGTATAATCCAGAGGATGAGACTCAAGGATTCTTTTATGATACTGAAAGTAAGAAATTATATCCATTTAATAGAAACTGATTCAAATCTCTACTTAATGATAATTATTTAAGTGCAGATGAAATAAATGCTATTAAACATAGAGAATGGTCTGGATTTAGAAGATGGTTGAATGCGGGATTTTTTAATGATGAATACGCTGGGAAAAGAGTTCCAGCCATTCCTTACAATCGTCAAGTTCCAAAACAACAAACTGGAGGATTAATTAATTGGATTTCTAAGGATACTGAGAAAACAACCCCAAAGGTAGAGACTCGTGATGAAAAAAAGGCTGCGACTACATCTCAAATAAAAAGTGGGGATTTAACTGCTGCTGATAAATGACAACTTGGAGCATTAGCAGCTGATTTAGGAGCGCTAGTAGCTGCTATACCAACGGGAGGAAATCCTGTAGCAGCAGCTTTGGGAGTAGGCTCTACTGCAACTCAGTTTATTTCTGATGTTAAAAGAGATGGTTTTGATTTAGGTGATTTAGGAAATGCAGCTTTGGGGCTTGGACTAGATGTTGTTTCATTCCTACCAGGTGTTGGAATAGCTGGAAAAGCAGCTAAAACCGCTAGGATAATTAAACGAATTAAACCACTACTAACAGCAGGATTCTCTGCTTTAGGTCTATCAGCAGCTCTAAACTCTATTAATAAAGAAGGAGAATGGACTCTTGATGATTATAGAAATATATTAATGGGTGTTCAAGGATTAATAGGTGGAAAGAGAGCTTTAGATAGAACAATAGGATATAAGAAAACTGGAAGAACAGCAGATATTTCTGGAAAAGCCGCTCCTGAAAAATTAATAGATATTCAAAAAAGAGCATTAAATGATGCTGTTTCACAAAATCCAGGTCAATTTAAGGGAAAGGCTTGGTATGATGCAAAAACTGGCAATATTAATTATGAAGATGCTTTAAAGGATGCTGATGTACTATCTAATCTTCCAAAGAACAAGCTTTATCAGGAAGGACTATCTAAGATTAAGACGGCAACAAAGAATCTAAACTCTTCTATTACTGATAGATTAACAGGGGATAGAAAAGAATTAAGAGCCAGAACTGAGGATGAACTTCCTTGGTTCTTACAAAACAGATTTGGTCGTAGTTGGATGAGAGGGGCTCAAAATAGAGAATTTGGAAATGTAGTTGAAAGATTAGAAAATAGAGCTGATTTTAGAAAAGAATTTGATGCTCCTAGTGTTAGAGGTCTTAATATCTTTGAAAGAGGTTATAGAACTACAGGAGAACTTATTAATGGAGATCAAGCTTACTTTAATCCCTACTGGTTTCCTAATCCTATTCCAGCTAAGCCTATTAAAATTCGCACCGCCAAACCTAGATTAATGTTACCAAAAACTGCAGGTTCTTGAGTACAGTTACCTAATGATGGGGGAATGGTTTATAGACCTCAGAGTTTATATAAAAAAGGAGGCAAAATTCTTAAAGCTCAAGGTGGATCAAAATTCTTTGGTAAATCTATGGATAATCAAGGAGCTTATGGTCCCTTCGAGATTGATCCTGTAAGTGTAGTGGCAAAAAGTACTTTTACAAGACCTACTATAAATCTTGGAAATAAGGTAGCTGGAGTTCAAAGAGATTCTAATCTGGAAGCTCAGATAAAAGCTTCAACACAACCTGCCATGGAGGCTCAGAAGGAAAGGGCTCTTAAAAACATAAAAGCCAATACAGTAGTTTCTACTGGAAGTGCCTCTAATGGAAGAGGCTTTTCGTTCAACCCTAAAAATCTATTAGATTTAGGTTCATTAGCAGGAGGATTAATTTCAAATGCTCGTCAGAGACGTGAGTTAGCAAGAGGAATCAGAGCAGCAGCTCAAGGTCAATTAAGATCTATGCCAACAGAAATCTATGCTCCATACACAGATATGGGAATTGCTCGTATGTATGGGGATAGAATAAAGGATATTCGCCAGTTTAAAACTGTCACAAGTGATCCTAATCAGGTAATGGCTGAAAGACTTATGAGAGATCAGCAAGCTGATCAATTGGCTAATGAAAGAGATACTAGATTATCTCAAACTATTAGTGAATTTAATGATAAGAATCTTGCTGCAAGAAGAGAATATGCTAATCAACGTACTCAAATAGCAGATTATAATAAGGCAGTTCTTGGCCAAATGGAAAATATGTTAGCTCAAAACAAAGCAGCTAAACAATTTACAGCTTGGAATCAGATCATAAATCCTTTCATTGATCAAAAGAGAATGGATTTAGTAAGAGACCAGCAGGATGAACAATTGGCTGCTACAGTTAGGGATAACATTGCTTTACAGCAGAATGCTCAAAAAACGTATTTAGAGTTATTTAATTCTGCAGAAGCTCAAAAGGCTTGGGAGAATGAGCAACTTACTAATCCAAACTGGAAGTCTGATTATGGTGACTCTGAGGCAGGACGTCAAAAATTCTTAGAGAACTATTACTCTGGCTCTATTCAAAATCTTCAAAATGACATGATGATGAGATCGCAGTTAAATAGTTATTTGAATAGTCGTAGTAGATTCACTGGAAGACGTAGAACTATTGACATGCCTCAAAGTACAATAGGAAATTACTATAGAAATCCTTCTTTTTATAGAACAATTCCTGTAATTAAGAAAAAAGGAGGAACTATAACTAAAACTCAGCGATATCGTGATTTTGATGAGCAGGCAATCTTAGATAAAGCAAAAGATTATAGAAAAGCTATTCAGAAAATGGATGATAATTTAATAAAGTTATTATTAAAAATGCTTTCGTAATGAAAATTCAAAAATATCAATATGGAGCTTCATATACTCCAATTTCAAGAGAAGTAATGGGACAGTCGCAGGGAGAACCTGCGACTTCTCCTTCTTCTGAAAAGAAAGACGATAAACTAATAGAACAAGAGATCATTAAAGTATTAGGAGAGAATGGAATTCCTACTGATGTTGATTATTTTCTAAGCCAAGCACAATCTTTCTTGCAAGATTCAACTAATATCTTCTCTGGAAAAAAGACAAATACAATGAGTCAATTAATTAGACTCAGATCATTAGCAAATAGATTACAACATAATAATGCACTATATAAAAATGCAACAGATAGAATTAAGGTAGAAAATACTGGTTCTGATGTTGCTATTTCCAATGATGGAAATTTATATGTATATGATGGGGAATCAGTAAAAAAGGTAACTCCAACAGATTATAGTAAGCATCCAGAAGAGTATCAAGTTTTAACTAATGCAGAACTAATACATCTAAGGGAAAGAGATCCTAATTTAAAATTTGATGAATCTATCCTACATGATTTATCAAATTCAATAGGAATGAAAACTATTATGGACCAAGTAATAGGTACTATTAAAAAATTTGGAACCACTTCCCAAAAAGGTTATACCATTAAGGCTGGAGGCCAAGTTCAAAGGGGGTTAGAAGCGTTGATGAGTTTAGATGGACTTTACGAAGTGGAAAGTTCAGATTCAAAAGCTGCCCAGGATATAAATGCAGCTATTATATACCTTTATAAGAATTTGAATAATAATGCTAAACATGTATTACGTGCAACTACAGCCGCTGAGGGATTAAATCCAGAGAATATGGAGGATATTACAAGTATTCTAAAAGCTGCCTTATTTGAACATACAGACACTTCAAGAAAAGTAGGATATGTTAAAGATCCACTAGGAAAAGGTAGTAAAAGTGGTTCAGGAGAAGGTTCAGGTCCAGGAGATAAAGAAGGTTATGGACAAAGTCTTATTAGTGGCTTTGGTGCTAGTAGAACTCGTAGGGTTAGAACTCGGGATGGAATTGCAGATTTCACAGTAGAAGTTAAGCATAATCCTCTAAGAGATAAAGATAATGAAATAGTAACTGGTATAGCTACATTAGATGAGGTCTTTAATGACCTTGCGAAAAATGGAGTAGCTATGGATAGAGATAAATTATACTTTGGAGGTATGTATAATGCAAAGGGAACTAATGGAAGTGTTGTTGGGGATAGTCAAGATACTTTATATATAGATCCTAACAAAGCTAGAGAAGTCTTAGTTGATGCTTCTGATGGTGTCGAAACTATAGATGTTCCAGTTGACTATAATGGAAAGCCTGATTTTGGAGCTATAAATCGTTACCAAATGGCAGTTGATGAAATATCCAAAAATAAAGTAACTGATCCTAGAGAAATTTTTGAAATTTATAAGAAATATGCTCTGGATAATAATCTAGATCAAGATGGAAATTTAATGACTGGACGATTCCTTGCTGTACATGCTAAAATGTCAGAAGATGAAGGAGCAGTTGCAGGATATTCATCTGATAATCCTACTATTGATAGGCTTACAGGTCAAGGTAGAGATAAGTTTATGAATGATGTAAATTATGCTAATCAAGGCAGAGAAAAGAAAAATAAGGTTAAGATTAATTATGGTTGGATTTGGAATAGAGGAATTTTAAGCGGAACTGTATTTATTCCTTTATATGTTAATCAAGCCTCTCAAGCAGTATCTGATGAACGAGCTAGAACTGATAAAAGAACTGGTTCGGAGTATCAAATGATGCAGGAAGCTTATGTTGATCCACGATATAATAATGGGGCATATAATCCAAGGCAAACTAAGCTACAAACCTCATTTGGAGATTTATAAAAAGTATGGATAATAACATTAAACAAAATGATTGGGTTGCTATAAATCTGTTAAATACAGATGTTACAATTGACAAATTAGCAGCAGACGGTATAAACTCTTTAAATACAAGCATTCGTCCAAAAGAGGACTATCTTCAATCCGATAAGGTAAAAGAGTTTTTCAAAGATGATAGTGGAAAATTTAATGAAGCTTTATTTGATCAATTTTATGCAAAAGCACTACAGGATTATACTAGTTTTTCAACCTTAGACACAGAAAAGTGGTTAAAAGATAGTTATGAATATGATGCTTTTGACATAAACAGAGATGCCAAAAGTAATATCAAAAAGGGGCCTACTTTTGAAATTAAAAAGGTATCCAATCCTTTTGAAACTACTTCATATTTCCATGAGGGAACTGAGGGACCAAGAGCTTTAAGTATTGCAGAACTTGCACAAAAAAATAAATACTTTGATACTGAAAGTGGAACTTGGTCGGATAAAACCCCAAATGATCTTGGTGCATTAGGAGTTTTGACTAGTGATACTTTAGTATTAGCCCAATGAGATGAGGATGGAGAGCATACAGATATTGATGGAAATATTGTCAAGCATTCAAAAGGCGATTACAAATATGATTCTGATGGAAAGTTTTATTATGAAACTTTAAATGGAAGGGAATATTATGGAAAGCAAGTTCTAGGTGTTCTGGATGTATTAACAACAGATGGAAGTGCATGGAATAAAGTAGATATTTTTGATACTGATAGCATAGAGGTTAATCCAGTTAGGTCAATAGCAAGAACATTAGCTGTAATGGCCCCTTATTTAATTCCTGGAGTAGGAGAGTACTGAGCGGGAATGACTGCAGCCATGTACTTAAGTGAATCTATGCCTGCTCTTATTAAAACATTTGGAGGATTATTAGATTCAGAATATCGCCCTTCTTCTGCTTTAAATAAATTTGAAGGGTTTATGCAAAAGTTTAATAGCACCCCTTCTGAATATAACCAAGCACATTCTTTCTCCTTTGATAACATATGTCAATTTGCTTCTACTTCTGCACAACAGCTATTCCAGCAACGATGAGTTGCAAATATTCCTAAAATGCTAGGAATGGATAGAAGATTAGAAGCAGGTGTTGCAGCTTTACAAGGAACTGTTCTTGACAAAGCTGTTGAAAAAGGACTTATTTCAAAAGGGGAACTGGTTTTTACTAAAGAAATGCTTAAAAAAGGGCAGATTCCTGCTAAAGTAAAAACTATTATTGAATCCATGCCTGAATATAAAGCTGCTTATGATGCTTATAATAAATATCAAAAAGCTAGTACTGCAATTGCAAGAGCTTACTTAGTAACTACTGCAGCTGCCCAAACTTATGGAGACGCAATTCAAAACGGGTTTGATAGACAAACTGCTTCTGTAATTTCAACTGCTGTATATACTGGGTTCCATACTTTGTTTCAGTTTGATTACTTTAAACATTACTTATTAACTGGAGTTGATCTAAATGAAGAAAGGATGGCACTGAGAGAGCTAGTCTACAACTATCTTAAAGATAGAGGTAAGACTGAACTTACTCAGGCAGGAGTAAAAGGAGGTTTTGTAGGAAAGTTTAAATCTTTCACAAAAACTATAAATGATCTTTGAACCTCAGTTGTATATGGTGGAAGAAGGGGAATTTTAACCAGCACTGTATCTGAAGCAACTGAAGAAGTTATGGAAGAACTAATGACAGACTTTGCTCAAGGAGTTCTTGGTAATGGATTAAATGCTATTAGAAAGGAACTGGGCTACGAAACTCAAGGTCACTTTGATTATGCCGCCTCTGATCCTATTCAGCGATATTTAGTTAGTTTTATTGGTGGTGGTATTGGTGGTACTGTTTTTGGATTAGAAAATTGGTGGAGAACTAGAGGCGGAAGTGCGGACTGAAGCTCAGCTCTATCAAAACGTCCAGAAATGGCAAGGGCAATTCTTCAAAAAGTTAATGCTGGTCAGAAAGATGAAATAATAAAAATAGCACAATCTTTTAAAGGAAAGGCTCTAGGAAGTACTACATTATCATATGATGAAAGAGCAGAAGATGGTTCATATCTCCCAGCTTCGGATAAGTCAAAGACACAAAATTCGTATTTAATAGATTCCTTTATAAATCACATAAATACGTTAGATCTATTCTTGGAACAAGAGGGCATTAAATATTCTAAAGATGATTTAGCTAATGTGCCAATTTATAGAAGTTTAACTGCATTACAAATTTCTCAGCAGGCGGGGGATGATGGAAAGCTTCTTGATCTAATGGCAGATGATCTGACAAAACTTCAATTACAATTGAATGATGTTTCCTCTGAGTTATTCAGATTACAAAAGGATGAAAAAACGGATCCTCAAATTATAAAAGCAGCGCAAGCTCAATTTGATTATTATAAAGATCAAATTCATCAACTAGTAAGCGGAGGAAATGAAATCTACTTTGGAAGAATGATGGCGTCTTATACTCCAAGTGTGTTTGGACTTTTTTATTCACCTAATGTAGAAAACTATGCTAAACAGGTATTTAATTATGACTATTCTAAGTTAAATGATACTCTTAAAGCTTATGTCGACGAAAAATATGCTAATTATGTAGAATCTAAACAGTCAGAAATAGATTCATTCACTTCATACCAATTATATAGAAGGATGTCTGAATTAATAGCAGATAATCTTAAAAATAGGGAAGGGGAAATTCTTGACGAAAAGCTTGCAAATTTAGCGGATAAACTAGAAATGGATCCCTCATCTGGGAGGTTTATTTATAAAGATAGGAATAATGGATTTATGTCCTATAATGAGTTAGTTGGAATTATCCATGGCTTAGTAGGACATTCTTCTCTAAGAAATAATCTCCCTATTATTAAAAGTCTTGCTAATTATCTTTATAGTGTTTATAATGGAGATAATGTTATTCCAGAGAGTTATAATTTATTCGATGTATTTGAGTTTGAAGAGGCTGTAGAATCTGCTTATGATTTAGATGAAAAGGGTAATCCTGTTGTAATTCTTGATGATGAAGGTCAGCCAACTGAAGAAAGGGTTAATTCTCTTCTTCCAGAGGATCCTAATGAAAGTGTAGCTTCAAAAATAGTTGGAATGGTGTCAGACTTTATAAATGGTCTTATTGATACTAACGCAACTGAACATCAAGATCTTGCTCCAGATGTAAAACGTTGGCAGGAAACTTTAGAAAAGGCTAAAGATGTCTATAATGTTGTTAATAATGTGTATAGAGATATTGGAAATGATAATATCGAAGATATACTAAAACAACTTGGATTAAATTCCACTAAATTAGTTGATGAGGAACTAATTAAGTATGAAAGTGGAAAGCAAACTTATATTCTTGAAACTCCAGTTAGACAGCAGCTGGATAACCTAAATACTCAATTATTCCAAGTTGAGGCATTGTTAAGAGGAGCAACTTCAGTTACAAGAAGTGTTGATAACTTAACCAGTATTAATGAGGTTATTAATGATTTTAATAAAAGTCATAAAAATCCAGTTTTTGAACTTCCAATTATTAGTGACAAAGTTAAACGAGCTTTAACTAATAGAATCAGTTTAGTTCAATCTCAAATTGCAGGGCTTGAAGCTATTAGTGATGCTAACGCCAATAATGAAAATATCAAAGAGCAAAAATTAAGTGTTAGTATTAAACAAGATAGGATTGATATTTATAAACAATTAAATGAGAAGGATTCTATATTTACAAAGAATTCTCTACCAGAACTACCTACCTTTGAATTCATAGATAACATTGTTCTTGATGATTTAGATAAGGATGCAATTAGTGAAGCTGATATTAAATTTGAACAGGCGCTAATTAATAATGAAGCTGCTTTAATTACTTATTATAGAGGATTAACTCCAGAACAAAAGGATACGTTCATAGGTTTACTGTGTGATTTATTTCCTGAGTTTTCTGCTGAACCTGCTTACTTAAGTTTAAATAAAGAACAGAATGTTGATCATATTCATACAATGGATGCATTAAACTTCTGGTATTTAATGTCAAACTTAATTAGCGAGCCTGCAACTTTTTACAAGCCTTACAAAGAAGTTATTGAAGAGGGACAATTTGAAAAGGCCCCTTATTATTCTCAGGAGTTTCTAGTAAAACAAGCTATTCAATATCTTAATGGAGATAAGGTAGAAATTCGCAGAATTATTTCTGTTGTTCAGCAGAAAGCAAAGGATTCACAATCTTATTCTGTATTAGAGAATATGTTTAGGTTCTGTGCAGGTTCTGGAGTTGGTAAATCAGTTGCTATACTTCCACTAATTCAATTAGTTCAAAATAAAATAGAAAATTCTCAATATTTATTTTCTGCTCCTACTGAGGCAAACTTAGAAAAACTAAATGCAGATAGAGCAAGTAAATATACAATAGCTAATTTGTTCAAGTTATTTGAAGATGGCGTTAAAATTATAGACAATAATGCTCAAGAGCAAATTAACTATACTATAGAGGACTTTAAGAAATATACAACTATTGAAGGTGCTGAAGTTAAGTTTAATAGTAAGGATTACGGACTGGCTGTATCAGATGATTTAAGAGGAATACTCCAAAATAATTTTTTAACAATTATTATTGATGAGGGAACCTATGTATCTCGTGAACAGTATCTACTATTAGATGAATTAGCCAAACAACTTAATTTTAAAATTGTCACTACTGGAGATATTTTACAATCTGGATATAGTAATGAAAAAGGAGAGCTAGACTCTTTTGATCGATGTCTAACTTTTATTGGCAGTAGTCTATATGAATCTAAAAGAGTTACTACAAACATTGGAAAGTGGAACTCAGGAAGATTAATTAAATTCCCATATAACTTAGACAGTACTACATTTGAACTTCAATATGCAGAAAATGAGTCTGATGTTGTTGGCATTAAGAATAATGCTGGAGTATTAACTCAAGAAGCATTAAATGAGTTTGCAAAGGCTCATCCTGACAGTACAATTCTTTTATATGACATAAAGAAGAATGGATTAATTCCTCCAAAAAATGTTGTATTAAAAACAGAAGTAGTAGCAGTACAGGGTCAAGAGTTTGATTATGTCTTAATCAATGGAGACTTAAATTTCCAGGATGGACCTTTAGGGATTCCAAGTAGAAAGGATGTTTATACAATTTTAACTAGAGGTAAAAATGCCACTATAATTCATGGATTATTAAAGAGCTCAAAGCAATCTGTATTTACCACAACCCAAAAAGAGTGGAAAGATGTCTATAGTATAGGTATAAACGAAGAGTCTATTAAAACTTATCAGGAATATAGAAAAGAAAGCCTAAGCAAATTATCAATTCCTGAATTAAATATCGCTACTGAGAATCCAACAGAAGCTCCAAATGAAGATATAGCACCAACAAAACAGTTAACTGTTAATGAAGTTCCATTAATCAGATCTATGCTTAGAGTACATACGTTCTTCAATCGTTTAGGAGGAATGGTTGATTCAGAACAAGTATATCATAGAGGCAACGATACTGAGGATATAAATTTATTTTTAACTGAGGATGCCGATATTCGAAGTGAGGCTTTCAAAATAGCAGCCACTAAATTAAATGCCCTGAGAAATAATTTATATTTAAAGTTAACTGGGGCAGAAAATTATAATCTTTACGGCGTAGAAGATACAGGGGAATTTTTAATAAAAGTATCTCCTTATGATTCTAGTATTGATAATGCTTGGGGAGTAGGTAATTTTGATCCAAATAAAGATTTATCTAAAGCTAAAATCTTTAGAAGATTAGTTTATAAAGATGGGGATAAGGAAGTAACTTTAGCAATCTTTCCTAATGCAGAAACAGTAGGCAAAGGCATAAATGTTGCTGGAGATACTAAATTACTGGATGCAATTCAAGAATTAGATGCAAAACAGAATCAAACAACTTACTATAGATTTGATTCAGAAAAGCTTAATTTTTACACTCCAGACTCACCCATTTTCTTTGATCCAATGAATAAGGGATTTGATAATCAAAGGTATTGAACTCCTTATCGTTATAGCTCTGGGACGCCAGATTTTGAATACTCATTCTTTGAATCTACTAAACCTATTAGAGTTAATGATGAATGATTAACTGATAAAAGAGGAGAATATTCTATTTCTGAATTATATACAGAAATAGATGCTTTGTACAAAGTAGCCTCTGATATATGAGATTCTCATACTTCTGAAGGAAATCCTTTTAAGCAGAGAAATGAAAAGGTTAGAGAAGTATCAAAGATTACAGCAAGTGCTGTAACTATTTTTGCTAAACTACGGTCTAATTATACCAATAAGGCAGCCTCTTTGGATAGTTCTATAAATCAATATATAAATGATTTAAAGCAAACTTATAGAATTTTAACAGAATTAGTGAGAGACATGAAAAAGTATTCTGAATGGTCTCCTGCTATTATGGAACAATTTATAAGAAAAGCTCGAATTAGAATCTCTGTACAACCAATTCAGCTATATTATAACTATGCTCCAACTGCTGACTGGGAGGATAAATTCAAAGAGGATGTTAGAATTATAGGAACAAAGGAATCCCATAATAAACTCTATAAAAATATTGCTGCATGGACTCAAAGATTAATAGCTTTAAAGCAGTCTGGAAAACCTCTTCCAGAGTGAATTTCTAAGCTTGCAATTTCAGATTTACAAGATATTGCGAATAGAGTAGATTTTTCAGATGAGGATAAATCTGCAGAAATAATCTTTGCAGGAAATGACCCTATTACTGAGTTAAGAGTTAATCAAGTTTGGGATATTTATAAATCTATATATTCTGATTATGATGGTTTTGTAAGTTTATTGGAGGGTATAAATACAGAGCCAATGTTCAAATTGTATTCTAAGATCTTTGCCAATTATCATCAAACAGATTTTGATAAAACTTATAGAACTAATAATGTTCCTACTAATTTAAATTATACTGCAGATAATAATTTTGTATATGAAAGAGGATGGTCCGTAATGTCATATTATGACTATGAACAAGGATTAAACTCAGTATTTACAGAAGTTACTGAAGGAGCCAAAGTTGAACCAACACAAGAGGTAGTAGAAACTGTAAAGGAACAGGTTAATGATACTGCAGAAAATTTAGTAATGGAACCATCTAACCCAGAAGAGGACATCCTTACTGAAGAGTGTATGGATTTATTAGATGAATATAATGATTATGTTCATTCATTTGTTCATTTTGTAAGACAGGAAAATAATGGTATCTTTGTAACACGACAAAATATAGAATCAGGAAATCCTGTAACATATAAACTTCAACTTGGAAATCAAGTAAAATCGTTTACTTTTAGTAGGGATGTTGCAGAGAAACTGGATGCTTACATGAATAATGGAAAAAATGTTGCAATCTTTGAAAAGATGAAAAACAAATACCAATTAGTAAGTAGTGTTAAAGAACTTTTAGATATATTAACTGCAGGAGAAGAATGTTAATTTATGGATTGCACAATTAAATCAATAATCGTTGACGTTGCAAAAAGTTTAGATATAGATACATCTGGGTCGTTTTTTAACGACTCAGATATCTATTCTAAATTATTAACTCAGCTGTCTGAGAATGGCATGAGTGTAGAACCAGATTTCGTACAAGCATTGTCCGAACATGTAAAAAGATATTGTTTAAAAAATCTAGTTGATGCGGGAAGTATTAATAAAACTATAAAGGGATACTTTACATATAATACACCTGATGGAAAAATTCAATTTGATTTTACTTCATATAGAGACTTTATGCAGTATGCTGCAAGAAGAGTAGGTGATTCATTAATCTTAAATATTTTTAATGATGCTACTGGAGAGTATGAAGTAATTGATAGTAAAGAAAAATTACAAAAATCATTAGAAGTGCTCTTATGTGATTTAAGTGATACCTTTGGAGATACCTTTGCAACGTATGGTAATAGGATTAATGATGCATTTAAAGAGAATTTAAATAATATTGATAAAAGGGAGTACTATCAGTATATTCTGTTATTACATAATAGAGAATTAATCTCTGAAATTAGTAATCATTATATTAGGTATAATTATACTGAAGAAAATTTTGAGATTAATGATGGGCACCATCATGTCGCAGGATGAGAAAGAAAAGATGATAGATCTGCATATGATGATACCTCAGGCTCTTTAAAATTACTTATAGAAAGCACTCCTTTATATGACGTATTTCAATCAAAAAATGGAAGAAGAACTGCCAGACAAACTAAAAAGAATCTGACAGCAGCAATGTTTTATGAGGCTTCTAATACCCTATTAAATAATATTGCCAGGAGTGATTGAACCAGATTTAGAAAAATTATTGAAAATCCCAGATTATTGGTTGATGAGATTATTAGTTATACAGATTCATTAGAAACTATCAACTCTAATGTTGATAAAATTCTTTATAGTATAAGAACTAGATATTTTGATTCAACTGGGGCAGAGAGTGGAAAGGTTAGTATTAATTTAGTGGAAGCCTATAAAAAATCCTTTTCTAAAATAATCAAATCTGATGGCATAAATTATCTTGATACAATGTTAGCAGGAATGCTAAAGTATGTTAAACAAACATATCAAAGATATAATTGGGACGAAAATAGAACGACAAGCACTGATGTACTAAATAAAGGTGTTGTCTCTTTACAAATGGCCAATAACATTGATTATGTTATAAGTAAACAAGGCATTCCAAAAGTAAATGGTAAAAAATTACTTCCACAGGATATTGGAAAATTAACAACAGAAGCCCTTTTATATCATTTTAAAAATTTAACAGGATTTGATTTTCTTCAATTTAAAAATCAGGACCTACCATTAAATGATATTATTACTTTAATTACTAGAATAACTACAGGGGCCAAAATTAATGGGGATGATGCAAATTTAGTAGCTTTAGCTAAATATTATCTAGATAAGAATCCTGAGGTTATAAAAAGTATTACTTCCAGAAGTGATGGAAATAAAGTTCCTAATTATCGTTTAGCTAATTTATCCAATACATTCTATCAACATTTAGCAAATCTGCAAAATAGAATAGAAAACTCCCCAACTGGTTCTGAATCACCATTAATGCTATCTTTCTTATATAAAAACCCAACTTTATATAAAGAAAGTCGACTTCATCTAGATGCTTTTTCTAAAATTAAGAAGAAATTTAGATTAGCAGAGGATTTTACTGATGCTGAGCAGTTGCAAGTTGCAATCGGTTGGGATTATAATAGATCTATGAAGGATAATGGAGAGATTCTTATTGAGGGAATTACTCCTTCTGATAAGAAATCTATTATGTATCAAGTATTTGATACTACTAAAGCTATTGAAGGGTTAGGAGAAGGTAGGAATAAAAGTATTGCACAAGCTTCTTGAAAAGAGATTGCAGATTTCTTTAGAACTGGGGGTCTAGAAATTCAAACAAAATACTTAGAGAATTCTTTAAGTTTGTTTGAAAGGATTCTTAAGATAATTCCTTCCGATAATTATATAGATAGAATAAACAATATTGATTTTGCATTGAAAGGAGTAACTGAAGACGATTTAAATAATTTAGTTGATGAATACAATGCAAAAAATTATACTAACTATGTAATTTCTAATGAATTTGATTATAAAAAAGTTAAAGGTTCTGGTATTAAGTTTAATAGACTACTATATGGGTATTATTTAGCTTTTTCAAACTCAGATTCTTTCTTTGAAAATGAGTATAATTTATTTTTAAAAGACTGTAGAGAAATTTTTAGAACAGGTGACATCATGGAAGCATTCAAGAATAGATTTGGAATGACTCAGGATGATGTTAAAAAATATTTTTATACACATGCTCTATTATCCTATAATTATACTTTGCTAACTGTAGGAAGTACTATTGCACATAAGTATAAGAATCCAGCTGTATATAGTAAACCAATAGGAGAATTAACTGTTGATGATTTTACAAAAAATACCGAACAGTCTTATGTTACTTCAACCAAACGTATGGTTGCCTTAAGTGCAACGGGACATGCATACCAAAGAGGAATTCTAACAGGTTTGCCAAATACGGCCAATTATGCAACAATTAGTGATTACAACTCCCCAGTAGCGGATTTAAATAAATCTGCAGGGCAAGAAATGAATGTATGGGACGGAGCTGTATTTGCACCTATTACTACTTTATGATTATCTGATAATTCTACAGTCGATTATAAAGTAGAAGGTATTGTTAGAAAAACATTAGGACACTCTATGATTGAAGGTAAGGGGGTTGCTACTTTAAATAAATCTGCAACATTTGGTATTTCTAATGCATTTCTATTAAAAAATATTCATGGAAGATTTAAGTTAAAGGAAATGCTTAGACAGTCTTATACTCCAGCTGATTTCTTTTATGGGGGACGTTGGTTTGATATTACCAAAAATTTTAATGGTAAGAGAACAAATATTATGGGATATTATCAAATTAATGAACCAGGAAAGGGATTACAAGTATTTAAAGTGTCTAACTTGAAATGACAAGGAGATAATAATTATACTTATAATTTAGAAAATCTCGCCGAAGGTACAACTACAATAGATATACCAGTTGTATTAAGTAATCTATGGGATGTTTATAACTTATTAGGTGCAGAGTTTTCTGGAGAAATTGTTACTGATGAATATGGAGGAGATACCTTTGTTTACTCAGAAGCTTCTCAACATCAAGTTCTAAATCTGTTAAATTCTATTGGTGTGAAAACTAGTGTGGATGGTTCTGTATTATCCCAATCTGATGTAGATCAATTTCTAAAGAAGAAAATGATTCATTATTTTCCAACAGAATCTACAAATAAATCAGCTCAGTTACCTATTACAAGTAATAGTGTATTTAGGGGTAAATCTTTGCCATTACATGTTATAGGATTAGATATTTCCAATACTGCTGTCCAGCTTGATGCTGATCACGCAGTTGATGATGCTGAAGTTAGTGAACCTACCCAGCTAATTTCCTTTATGGCTCAGAAAGGTTTAGTACAGAATATCACTAAGGAAATTTATACCTCTTTAGCTAATCTTATCAAATCTACATCTGCGCAATTTGTAAATAATATAGATAATCGTAGTAAACTTGTAGATATTTTTGGAAAAGGTTTAGTAAAGACCTTCTTAAAGGATAATGTGGACGTTCTTGGGTTAGCTCAAGCATTAATGGAGCAGATTAATGAAAAGATTCAAGCTAATCCTGGAGTTAGTTTAGACGATCTTGGGATTGCAATTCCATTTAGTGATGAAAACTTAATGGGAAAGATTGCATCCGATGTAGTTATTTATACTAATGGATTTATCAAACGTAAATATGCTGGTTCTGCAGATGTTATGGTTCCTTCTTATGACATTCTTATGATCTTTGAAGACGAGTCTGGGAGAAAATATAATAGTCTTGATTTAATTACAAGACCAGAAATTTTAACACATTTGCAGGAAATTGACAACAAAGAAGTTGTAGATCCATTGGCTCTAGAATTTGGAAATATTTATTACCTAAAAGGAGCAGATGGAGTGTATTACAATTTAGAAGGAATCTCAAGTTCTGTTCCCATCCCTGTGGAGTTAAATTCATATGAAGAATACTTAAGAATTCAGGAAGGATTATATACTGTTACTAAATGCTATGTTAAGCCAAGAAATTTAAAAGGACGTAATGTATTTGTAAATGTTCGTATTCAAGGAGAAGATGGAGAGATCTATGATAGAAAAATTAATATTTTCTCATTAGGATTACGGTATGCTTTAGAGTATGATATAGTTAATGATCCTGAAGCAACAAGAACCTTCATGAATAATGTGCTATATAAAGCTATTAGTGAAGGTAGAGTTGATGTCTTGAATAAAAATGAAGGTTTTATTGCATATGATCCTTTAGAAGATTGAAAACAACTACCTGTAATAGAAATTTTAGGTACTGATTACGTTAATTCAGAAATTAGTACATCTTATAAATATTCATCTGTACTAAATATTCCAGCAGGAGTAAGTATTGATGAAATCAGGCAAGGAGGTCCAGAATGATTTAAAGAGCGCATACTAATCAACAGAAAGGTAATATTTCCAGATGGAATGATACCTTCAGAGTTTGTGTTAAAATCAAATACTGGGGCACATTTACCTATTTATTTTAATAAAGATTTTGTTGAAAACTTTTTAACTGAAGAGACTAAAATTACAGTTCCAACAGATGATACAGGCATCTATAGAATTAATGATAGAGGTGAAGACCTTTATAAAATTGATGGTATAGAGTTTTACAAGGTAAATGGAACAGAAGTTGCAGTTATTGTGGACCAAAATAATCCAATGCAAGTTTTGGATAATATTTTGCAATCTGGCCTTTATTCTGGTTATGATGGTAATGTTAACCCAGAGGTTAATAAGCTAATGAAAAGAAATAAAATCTTTAAAGTTAATGAAGAGTTTATTAATGATTTAGCTAATAAACAGTATAATTCTTTTTGGGAAACCTTAAAATATATTGTAGCTCGTATTCCAGCGCAAAGTGAGCAGTTTGCAATGCCTTGTGAAATTGTAGATATATTTCAAAGTCCATATAACGTGAGCCTAGTGAATAAATATCAAACTTATGAGCAAGGTTCTGATTATGATGTGGATAAAAATAACAACCTTGGTGTAGCGCTAACTGATGATGGAGTATACCCAGCGTGGTCCTTATTCTGGGACTATAATGATTTAGAAACTTCGAAAAAGTTGCCACTTCCAGATCCAGAAATAATTTATGGAGAAAATAGAGGAGTGTTTGTAGCTCAATATACTGGAAATACCCCATATTATGGAGCAGAGGGAGATAATAATCCTAATGGCTGAATAAATAAAGTAACTGACTTTGTTGATTTAACTAGTGATTTATTAGAAGCATATATAGCAGAAGATAAGTTAACAGTAAATTCTCCAAGACTAAGAAGGTTAATAGCTAAAGTAAGAAATAAAAACGTTGTTATTGATATTTCTAAGTTCCCAGTTCAATCAAAATCTTCAAATGATCTTTTTAATGATGTATATATTTGGGATACTTATACAGTGGCAGCATTACAAGCTTTAGGAGGGCAATTGGCAACTCAAATAAATAGACATAACTCACACAGAATTCCTAAAAGAACTTTGGACAAAGTTTTTATGAATAATCTGGTGAATAATATGTTTAATACCTATCATAATGTCTCAACTATAGGATATGCTACATTACCTACAACAGTAGAACCTATTGAAAAGGCTGCAGCAGTATCGCCAAAATCAAGTGATAATTTCTCTCCTTTTGTTTCTACAAGTCAAATAAAGATGAATAGTAATAATAAGGTGGGTAAAGAAGTAATTGGTATAGTAGCATCTGCGATTAAAGCTGAATATGCAATTGAGTATTGGATAAGTAGTGGAAACGCCAGACGTATCGGTAAGACTATTATATGACCTGGAATTAACAAGGAATTTAGTACAACCCATTCTGAATTTTTTACAAACTCAGGAACAGTAGCAATTACTTTATCAAGTTTACTATCTCAGGCAACCGATAATGCTAAAAACCCAATTCTTAATAATATTAACTGTACTTCAGAAACTGCTCCAGGTATTATCTGAATGATTATGACTGGTGCAGACTTAAATGATATTGTTAAGATTTTTACTGATGATATTATGACTAATATTATTAGTATGGTAAAAGGTAATATGTTTGAAAATATTGACTCCGTAAGTATTACTACAGCAATCGATCAACTACTAAAGGTTACAGATAAAAAGAGTGAAGCCTACCAAAAGTTATTATTTTATCAAGAAGTATTTAAAGGAGCTGGAGAATTAACATTATTAGCCAGAGAGCTTTCAGTCAATCAGGGATTATCTACAGAGTTTGGAGCTATTGTTGCAAAGCGTATTAACTTCGAGCAAGGAATTGAACGGATAATAAATGCTAAAATTAGAGAGGATCAAATATTTGGAGGTAATCCAACTGTTAGAAAATATATAATCGGAAGAAGATTTATATTTGATAAGTTGAAATTCTTTTCTAATGAATCATATGCAAAGGATATGATTAAGATTTTTCAACAGTGTGCTACTACAATAAATGTTCTTGATGTATTAAAAACTTCTCCTCATTTTTATGAAATGGACTTTTTATCAATTAATGCAGAAAAAGCTATTGGTAATTTATCTGGAAAATATAGAGCTATTATTGAGCAAATGAATAGAACTAAGCTAATGACTAATAAACAATTAGTTATTCCAAAAAGTACCCTTTCAAGTAGATTGAGAAGTATAGCGACGGATGATATGATTGTGCAAGCTATAAAATCCTTGGATTTTAAATATCCTTCAAATGTGGAAGTAGATAGAATGGGAGAAACACATCCTTTAAATGATGTAATTTTACGTTCTATTAATAGCCCAATAGGTTTGAAAAATTTTGTTATCTTTGTAAATGAAACATTAATTCCAAGCTTGAGATTAAAATATCCAACAAATTTTTTCTTAAATAATCTTATTGCAGATAGAAAATATAGCGCATCTGGTGATGGTTTTGTAAGATATTATAAACCTATGTTTAATTTAATTGAAAAAACTAATCAAGATTATTATGAGAAAATGCTTATAGACTTTAATCTTATAGCAAACGATATAGTAACATCTCAAGATCTTGGAGAGACCTTTGTGAATATAAATGATGATAATTGGCCTAATAATACAGTTGCAGATTATATGTTTTTATATAATTTAATTGTAAATAAAAATCAAATCCTAGGAGATAGTTTTAGTAAATTATTTACTGAGGTAATTAAGAATAATACATTAATTAATTCATATTTCAATTTCATAGGTGATACTTACGATCGTAACTTTGTGTTAGATAAAACCTTAGCTACTGATTTTGAAACACTTTATCAAGTTAGAAAATCAAACTATGATGATGAATTTATGGACGATTCTTATATAGAAGATTTTGATGAAGGGCCAACAGCAAAACCTCAAAATGTATTCCCACTAAATAATGAACGATTCAAAGCTTTAAATAGAGGTGCAGCTAAACAATTAACATCTGAAAGAAAGTTGAATGTGGCATTAACTAGGGGATTATTAATTATAAAAAGTTGCTAATAATATGGCATGTGTTGAATTAAATTTAAGTAATGGGATATCGGTGTCATTTGATGCCGATATCTCGTTATCTACTAATTCAGTTATTAATTACTTGAAGAATAATTCAGAATTGGATTATATAGTAAATGGGGAAAGGGTAACTGGAAATTTATATGAATTTATTGCGGATAATTTAGGAAATAATACTACATTAAATTCAGGCAATCTAGCAGATACATTAATAGGAAATTATAAACTTACAGATACTTATCCAGAATTAGAAGGAACGGATTACAATATTTTGAAAGTAAAAAATAATTCTTTTATTACTCAAAACTTTTTTGTTAGTCCTAATAGGATTGTGGCTATATCTTCCGAAGCTAATCTTGATATAGTAGAAAAAGTAATGTTTGTTTATAATCAATTAAAAAATGATAATCTAGCTTTTATCACTTTAGTGGATGAACTAGTTAAAGATGATTCTTTAGATATATTTGATAAGTTTTCCCAGATAGTCAATAGTGATTATGATAGTCTTCAAGAAGTAATTAAAAGAGTGCCAAGTAAATATAATGAAGAGTTATTAACTGTAGGGAAAGATCACTATATGTTAGTTAAAGGAGTATGGAAAACTTTGAAAGGGGAGACGGTAAAGGATTCCGCTAAACTTTGAGATGTATATTTTATGAAGCCAGGCTCAAGAGAAATTTCTCCTATTTCCATTAGTGATCTAAAAGAATTTAAATTAGATGAGGGAGATATAGTATATACTAAGTCAAATCAAAAATTAACTTATAACGGGGAAAATTTTGAAAATTCTTTAGGTGAAATCGTATCCGATGATACCATAATTGTAAGAATAAATACAATTAGAGATCAGGGGCTTATAGAGAGGGAGCTACAGAAACGAGAGCCATTGAGTTACAGTAAACTAAGATTTGTTTTAGACAATACACTTTCAGAGTTTATATCTGAAGATACTATACTATTCACAGATTCGAATAATCCTTATATAGAAAATGGAAAGGTATATTTAAAAAGCGAATATCCAACTAATACTACATTTGCAGAAGTGGCAATACCCATCATATTAAATTCTTTGGTTAGTGACAAACATTTATTGGAGCTAACTAATAACGGAAATCAAGAGTCTATTAATACACTACTAAATGCACTTTTAGATTTTTATGTTAATGCAGACGATTCTTCACTAAGTGGATATGATAATGTTGAAGATATTCAATGAATAATGGATAATATAAATACTGTCTTAGATAATTCAGGTATAGAGGTTTTAAATAATGAAGATTCTGAGATTTCAAAAACTGCAAGTCAGGTATCTAATGATATTATTAAGAAATTAATGGAAGATGGTAACTTAACTATTTATTGTGTATTATAATGGAAAATTGTAAATGAAGATTAAAGGTAAATGATGGAGAGGTCATAGAGTTTACTAATGAAGAGGATGTAAAAAATTATATAGCTGCAAACAGAAGTAAATATAACTGAGAAACTGATCCAGAGTTATTGAGAGTTACCACAGAAACCTATGTAGACGAAATTATTAATAAAGCGAAAAAGGATGTGTTCTCAGAAACTTCCAAAATAGTTCCCTTAAAAAATAGAAACTTAGCTATAAATGAGGACAGTTTAGAAGAAGGAGATTCTGATACAATAGCAGTAACTGATGTTATTACGAAGCCCAACAAAGATGGAAAACGATTAGCTCCAGAAGTAATTGCAGAGAACTATGAAAGTGATTTGTTTAAAAATTATATTCTAGAATTACTTCAAAGAAGAGGACTAAATATTAATAATTCAGTCTTCCAAAGTGGACTTACTACTGATCAACGTCTTGATGCAATTAAAGAGGAACTATTCCATAATACTGTAATTACAGAGAAAACAGCAGATCATTATCTTAATTTAGCTGCAAATAAATTTAGAATTGACCTTAATTCAGAAGATTCTAAATCTTTAATAGAAAAAGTGCAAAATACTGTTAAAGAAAACTTTAGAGTTCAATTAATGGGTGAGTTTGTACATAATATTTTCTACAATTTAATCGAAAGAAAATTAAGTCCTTATGCACTAAAAGAGAGATATAGCTCTGTAATTGCTTATATATCAAAGCGATTTTCCACTATGTACCAAGATCAAAGAACTTGATTACAGGAAGAGGCTAAAGCTTTCACTGTATCTAAAATTGACTTTGATGAGATGGTAGATAATGTAAATGAGGTCTATCAAACAATATTAATGCAGCATAGTGGAAGTGATGGAAAACTTAGAGGTGGAGTCAAAATATATTCTGAAATAGACTTAACTGCAGATCTTGGATATGAAATTGAAGGGAAATCAAAAATTAGAGGTAAATTAGACTTATTTGTAATTGATGGGGATGTATCTACAATTTATGACATTAAGTTTTCTAAGAAACCTTATGATAAGTGGGCTAAAGAAAAACGATTAACTGCCATTTATCAACAGGCCTTTTACGGAAGAGTATTAAACCAACTTGGAATAAATACTAATTCACTTCAGTACTACTTAGTTCCAATATATAAATTCAAGGGTAGGTTGGTTTCCGACGGATTAAAAAATATTACCGAAGAAGTAACTGCTCCTTATGTAGTAAGAAACTTAGATGATTACATCCCAAGAGTTCTATATTCTGAATATAAGGATCCAGAAGAAATGCTAAATATAGATAAAAAAATAGCAAAGATTCTGCCAGAGGAATATATTTTAGCTAAAACGTATAGACTTAATAAGGAAATTATTGAAAAAAGTAATATCATAAGATATAAAAATGGTAGAATTGATTTTGTAAATGATATCACTGGAAAAAAAGAGCCTTTATCTGGAGAGGATGCTATCTCAGAACGAATTGATAGATATATTGAGGAGTTAAAAGAGAGTCGTCCTGCAATGATTAATAATTTCATAGGAAGCCTTAGAAGTATATTAAAAGGAACTTTACCAGACTCTATTCCCTATGAAGGAAATAGCCGACGTAGAGGATTTTATAAAGCACTATTAGATAAGTATTATAATCAACAAGATAGGTATATAATTGTTGATAATCAAAATTTATTTGACAGAGGACTTATACCTATTGTGGATACTATTAATAATGCTATTGATATTCTTACATTGGATGAATTAAATTTAGATGATACTTTATATTATTCTGATAATGGAAAACTATCAAGTTTATTTGAACTAATCGCTAAACCAGGAACCACAAATGCTAAATGGTTAGAGCAGCAGTATGCCCAGAAAAAAATTCTGCCTTTAGAAGCTACAAGAGGAAATGCTGCATTGTTAAAAGCTTTAATAGTATTAAATGAAAGACCTGCTTTCCAAAATCTAAAATTAGGAGATATTCGTGCTGTTAATCCTTTTAAATCTCAATCTAAAAGTTTTAACGAAAAAGAAATTACTTTTATTGAAGAAATTTTATCCCAATTAGTTGTTGATGAAAATGGCACTCCTATGTCTGCAAACCTAACTACGTTACGAGAAGGTCCCTATAAAGGGCAATCACGGTTTGTATCAATTATTGATAAAGTGTCGGATCAAATTATGGCTATATTTAGGATAGACCAAAGTGGAGAAAATGTCTTGTATAAATTAATAAAAGAAAATTCCGATTTGTTTATTTCCTCTAATTTTGATTCCAACAATACTGAAGATTTAGTAGATAGATTAGAAACCCTTCTTGAAACAATTAGAACAACAGCACAATTGGATGTTAACCATTTAGATATGTCAAATCAAAATGCAAAAGTTTATGCTTGGGTTGCACAAATGTACTTATATTATAAGAATGTAGATATGTTTGAAGAAAAAACTTATGCTAAACTTTTTGGAAAGGGCTTTCCTAACTGGTTTGATAGTTTTATGTTAAACTCCATGGATACAATTCGCTCCAGTAATATTGTATATTTTAGAAATATTATGGCTACCGCATTTCAAAAAATTAGAAATGAGTATACGAATTGATTAGGGGAATTACGTAAAGAAGAATCCTTATATGAAAACTCTATAGGGCATGGAATAGCAACTAGTAATTTTATTGGTGCAAAAGGAGGCCTTTATAGAAATCTTTATAGACCTGATACTTTTGATTTAACCTTTAAAGATCCTTGGGACATGAGTAATGATTTAAGTGAAGCTGAAAGAAGAATGATTAAGTTTGCGTTAAAAACAATAACTGGAAAAACTTCAAGAGCAGACTTAGACGAAAATGATTTCTTGGTTCCTTTAGTAAGAGTTAGACTAGCTAGTTTGGCTACAAATGGAAATCTAAATGCAAAGACGTTTTATGATAACTTTGCTTATGGATTTAAGTCCTTTATCAAAGATACTTTCTCTGAAAGAGCTAAAGAACAAGAACGTGCAGCAGATGCATTTGATCAATTAGCTTTTGAGTTTGAGGATAGAAAAAATGAGGATAAAAGAAGAAAACTTATTCAGGAATATGAAATTGGAGCTTTTGAAACTAATTTAGAGATAATTTTAGCTTCATATAAAATGGCAGAAGCAAAGAAAAATAATGTAAATGAAATACTTCCACAGATTAGAGCTATGCAAGCAGCATTATCTCTAAAAGGAAATTTAACAGGAATTGATGTTTCTAACATTATGGAATTCATTGCAGATACAACTAAATCTTCTTTATATTTCGAGTCATTAGTTCCTCAAGAAATGCGAGGTATGTTTAAATCTTTATCTGCACTAAGATCTGTTGCATCCAGTGTAGCACTTTCTTGGCACTTCGCTAACTTGCCTAGAGAGGTTTTAATGGGATTTTGAACTAACCTCTCCAATGCTATGTTCAGAAGATATGGAAAAGAAGCTTTCACAATAAAGGATTACGGAAAAGCACTAAAATACCTTATTTATGATTCTCCAAAATTTGTAACTGAAATTACTAAGATTGAGTTGTTAAATGAGTTATATGCGTTAGCTAATATGGATCTTAGAAATATGGTTGAAAATACAATATCATATAAAAATGGTATTATAGGAGGATTTTCTAGATATTCTGGATGAGCTTTAACTGCACCTGACTATTGGAATCGTATGTCTATATTTTTAGCTCAAATGATTCATGATGGAACCTTTGATGCACATTATATTGATAAGGATTCAGATGGAATTGAAAGACTTAAGTATGATATGGAAAAGGATAAACGATTTGATGTTTATTTAAAATACAAAGATCATGCTGTACCTGATTCAGTTAAATCTGTATATGAAAAACAATATGGACTCTATATAGCTATGTTGAGGCAGTTTAATGTAGAACGTGAACGTACTGGAGAGCCTCTATATAAGGTTGGAGACAAATTTGAAATGGCATATACGGTACTGCAAAGGGAATCTATAAAGTCTTTTGCAGATGAATCCTTTGGTTATTATGACCTTGAAACAAAAGCAGAATGAAATAAGTTATGGCAAGGAATGCTGTTTAAACAGTTTATGACCTATCTATCTGCTAAGAAAACCCAATATACATTAAAGAGAACTACTGTTGCTTCCCAAGGACATTTCACACCTGTAGTAGATGTAAAAGGTAATCAAAAATATATTAAGATTATTACTGATGCTAATGGTACATGAGTAAATTCAGAAATTGTTAGTGAAGATACTGGTATTCCTTTATATTCATGAGAAGGAAGAATAATGGAAGGTATTTTTCAAACATATCAACAGTTATTTAAGGATGTATATACAAATGTTAAACAAATGGTTAGTAAAGATCCCGAGTTAAGTACAACGGATTTATGAAGAAAATATATTAAGTCTAATGATATTGAAGCTGCTAATTTTAAGGCTTCATTATATGATTTAACAATGTTTTTGTTTTTTGCTAAGTTATTACAAATAATGCTTTTGGATGACCCTGAAGAATCTGGAATAAAGTATAAAGACCAGATAGCAGATAGGAGCTGGTGATTCCGTAATGGAATGGACTTAGTTAATCGCTCTCTTGATGATATGGGTGTAATAAATGCTGTTACTAATGGTTTGTTAAATTGGAATCCTCCATTCTTAAGTATCCTCCAAAATAGTATTAGAAGTTATGCTGCAGCATTTAAACTTGAAGATGTTAACTTTGCCGAAGCTGCTCTACTTGGAACTGTAAACACTTTTGGAATGTTTAGACCATTTAGACAGGATATTAATAACGCAATAAAAGAAAAATAAAAAAAAATAGCCCCCTACGCTGGAACGAATCCAACATAGGGGGCTAACTGTTTATTTTTTACTTTTTAATCCTCCATTGCACACAGTGCAACTAGAACCTTTTCCTGATTCTTTAAGATTAAAAACTCGAATATACTTTCCATATTTATTATCCTGGAATTCATGTTCAATCTTATTGCTTTCGCAATATCCACATCGTTTTATTTCTGTAGGCATAATTTACTAATATTTTTTATTTTGTAAAATAAATCTGACAATGACCCATCATTATTAATCAGATAGTCATAGTCTCCATTTCCATATAACGTTAAAAGCTCTCTTTCTGAGGCATGAGAGCCTGCCTTGCACTCTGGTCTATGGATATAAATAACTTTCCCTCCTCGTTTCTTTGATTCTTCAAATTCAATCTGGAATCGCAAATCTGAGATAATCATATTTTTGCACTCTTGCTCATATGTAGTTAAAATCCATAATTTATCCCCAAAATAATATCTCATTATTTCAGTTCCAAAGTATTGCAAAACCTGTCTAATAGAAAGTCAGTAATCTTCAGTTAAAGAAGGATTAAGATCCTTAGCTAACTTTGAAAACTTATTATCTACTAGAATTTTTTCTCTTTCTACAAAATTCTTATGATGAATTGTTAAAGTACTGAAATCTATGTAATAGTCCTCTTTAAATTGTCTATCCTCAAATTTCTCAACGCTAACATTAAGGAGTACAGAAAGAAGACATTTTAACGTATCTGCAAATCTGCAGATTTTAAATTTTCCTTCCGTGAAGATATTACAATACTTATACATCCAGTATGTTTGCATTCATTTTGGAGAATTTAAACAAAACTGAAGCATTCTAGCACTTTCATCTTTACCACTTCCTTTCAAACCAGCTATGCATAAAATATTCCTAGTCGACATACGTTTTGATTTTAAATGGTAATTTATGAAGTGTATCCATAACTTGTCTATCCTTCTCTCTGTAAAAGTTGTTAACCATACTTCTACAAAGAGTATAAGTTAAAGTCTTATCTTCTGGTGTAGCATCTTTCCAGACTTTTAATTCTAGAGCATTGGCAATTCCAGAAATTGTATCATATGGTATATATCTTGTTTCTATCCGCAGAGATTTAAAAACTTGAGATACCCCAGTTGTACCCATTGCTTTATTTTTCATTATATTAGAAAAATTCCCATATAGTAGACAAGTTACTGCAGCAGGGCTTTCTGTAACATTCATTCCTTGTAAGACTTTCAATCCCAACTCAACTGTAGTTTCGTCCGTGGATGCTAACATATCATTCAAAGACAGAAGACTCTCTTCTGTAACACTTTCTAGTGTTCCATTAACAATTTTATCAAGAGTGCTTTCTTTTGCATACTTAGGATATACAGAAATTATATTATTGATTGTTTCTACATAAATCTCATCGCAAAATATGAGGTTTCCTGCATAAATAGGAATAGAACCTTTAGGTAATACATTTATAGTTTTTACTCCATCAACAAAATCAGCTCCATATGAACAAACATTTCTATAAATATAGGGATCAGTATTCTCAAATAATTTTGGACAAATACTATAAATTATTTTAGTTTGATTAGGTTTAGTGTATTCAAACAAATAATACTCTCCACTTCCAGGATAGTACTTAATGGAATCGGGAATTATAGCAGCATCACATCTTTCTACTTTAATAACCCTTTGAAAATCTGTATCTCTAATTTTAAATCTTGGATATGTTGAACTTGAATCAAAATATAATTTAGTTACATCTGACAGATCTGTAATCTTGTCAGATAATGCAGTAGCCATATCTTCAGGGGTATGAAGAACCATTGAAGTTCTAGCTGAGAAACAAAAATTCTCAGAATGATAAATATTTCATTTACAAAGATTGGATGTTCCATTATTTCTACGATAAGGAACAAGAAATGCAATATCAATTCCGTTTAGCTTCATATTATAAAATCTTAGCTCTAATTTTAGAATTCATAATTAACTTATTAGCTCTTCCTGAAAATTTAGTAGTAATTGTTTTAATTAGATGAAACAGTAAATCTTCAGTTAACAGAGGTTCTGGAGAATTAATAAACTCAAGTAATCGGTCTTGAACTACTTCCGTTTTCAATTTTGTTATCCTATAAGCTTTTTATCTTATAGTTCTAATACTTCGATTTCGTATTAGTTCAGCATACATTTTTATCCAAATTATTGGATATTGGACACTCTTGGAAGGGTTATATTCTATTTCTAGTTTCACCTTCTATGCGTTACACTACTTTAACCTATTATCTTTAAAGTTAGCACGGTATTCCCATCTCAGGGTTCACCGTTTTTGCCCAATAATAATATTACAAATTACTTTGTAACACGCCAATCTTATATCTATTTAATTTTCTGTCTAATGCAATTGTTGCATTTCCATATATTTTATTACCTACTTTAAGAAAGGATTGCTTATTTGTAGTATAAATATAATAAGTATTATTTTTTCATCTTTTGTCCTTAGTCATAGAAAAACAATGTGGAAACAGATCCATTATACATCTAAGAAACTCTTTAGTTCCAATAATACTTATTTTACTTATAGTTTTATTACTATAGGTTATACACCCATCCCCATCAACGTAGCCTCTAATAAAGTCATATACTAAATTATGGTTTGAAAATATACTTAATAGAGGAAATGTTAATGTACAAGATTTCCTTGGAATACATCCTAAGTTGATTAAAGTATTACATAAGTGTTGATTTTGAACATAGCATCTTGATATGTTATTTTTAGTTACAACTTTTACTTTATTAGATATAAAGGCTGCAAACTTTTTAAGATGAGATTCATCTTTAGAATTTAAATTAATTTGCAATCTATAATTATTATAATCATGCTTATTAATACATCCATCTGCATAGATAAAACCTAATCAGTATGCCTTTTCTTCTGTATCTATTATATCAAACACAGTAATATCTTTATAAGCATTTCAAAGATTATAACTTTTTAGTTTTCTAGTTACAGTTGAAATACTAATATTAAGTACCTCAGCTATTTGAGATACCTTCAATCCTTTATTGATTAAAATTTCAAATTCCGTTTTAGTAATATTGTACATAAATATATTTAATTGATTATGTACAAAGATAATAAATATCTTTAAATGCAGCAAAAGGTTAGAGATTAAATAGAAAACTAGCTCCCTTTTCTCCGAAATATAAAAGACTATAATTAAGTAATCGTGTAGATAATACAGAAGCTATATCTGGACGATATCCATTACTATCATATACACAACTTTTAATTTTAGTTTTTACAGTATCCCAAGGTTCAAACAGCATATCTTTAGGAGCAATTAGCTTATCCAGTTTATTAGCAATAAACGTAGTAAATAAGTTTCCAACAATATTTTCTTTAGATGTAAAACATCCTTTAGCAATATTAAGAATCATTGCTAGATTTGCTGAGGTGCTCCAATCCTTTAAACCAGAAATAGCATTACAGAAGGTAACATAACTTCTTGGATTAATCTTCTGCACATTTCCCTCTTTTTCAAATATTTCAGGATATAATAATGCAAAGTTAATAGCTCGGGAATCTAATTTGTCAGTTTCAGCCCAACGTGCCCACACATTAACATCAAAATCAATTTCAAAGTTAATATATCGAGTTTTCTGAGCATTATCCATAGTACTAACATTATAGTCTCCATTATCAGGATTAGAAGTTAATACTATAGTACAGTTCTTTGGAAGTTTCCAAGAAATATATTCACCTCTATCAATAAGCTCCATAGTCGCCTGCAAGAACATAGGTAAAGCCGTTATTGTTATCGTAAAGGCTCTTTATCCTTTACCTCTATATATTGCTATATAGTTCAGACTATATCTTATATAACCACTAAATGTTGATACATATAGGTTATACTTCCGCACTCGTGGTAGTTCATTCTCTTCAGCATCACCTGTTAAGACAGTATCTACTAGTCGTTGATCCTTCTTTATATTTCTATAAAGCTTGGATTAGGGTTGTCCTATAGGGTTTTCCCAGATTCACGGAATTTTACTCGCGCACTTATAAATATTTACATTTATACCTATGTTTTACTAATTTACCCTTATTGCGGCAAATTCCTGATATAGAAGCACAAATAGAATTAAAATTATCTTGAGGTTCACAGATACTTCTTGCTGCATCTGCAATACTATTATAAATTTTACTTAATCCAGAAACAGTGTCTGAGATCTCCACTTTTTTATTTGTTGCCTTACTACTATTATTAACATAATAAGGCATTCTATCAACTTTATGATAACTTCATTGATAACCATGAGCAGATTTAAAAACGGAATTATCTGAAGCAGCCTGGCTAATAATACGAGAATTCTTATTTAGTTGTCTTCCTGCTTCACTGACCGAAGGAAATTCTCCTATATATTCCCCAGTTAATGAATATTGATATACAGGTTTAGCTCTGTACAAACAAGTTGTATTTTCCATAGTAGGATCTTGAACAACATTAATGTCAGGACGTAGTTTATCAATTCAGTATTTTCCTCTATTTTTTAATTCATCTTGGCTACAAATTTCAAGTATCTGATAATAAATTTTACCTCCATCTTTATATTTATTATAAGCTCTTTGCATAAACTTATTATCATGATAATTGTGAGTTAATTTTTTCTTATGCTCTCTAAGCCTTCTGGTAATTTGATTTGAGCTTCCTACATATGAATGAGAATTGATTTGAATATAATATATACCAGGTATATTATATTTTAAAGGAAATTTTTCTGAAAATAGATGTATCATATTAATATAATATTTATATACAAATATAATACTTATTTGACGATTATACAAATACAATTGTATTTACTTTAGTTTACGCGAGTAATCATCTAAAAGCAATATACATCCATTTTCATTATCCTCTTTCGGCATCCACGTAGGAGGTGCATAAGACATTCGAGTTAAGTTTTGAACCTTGTACCCATTTTGAAGATAATATGCCAGCAAATCGCTTGAAACTCATTGACATTCACCTTCATCAGAACATACATAATACTCTTTTATAGGAAATCCAATTAAGTCTCCCAATTCTTCACACTGAGAAAGATTCAATTTGATGAATCCCATATTCAGTTCTTCAGCTATTTGTAAAATTGTAGAAGTCTTTCCAATTCCTGAATCGGCTTCCAATGAGATTGCAGTGGGAATTTTTCCAACTTCCACTAAACGTTTGTTATTCTCAATAATATATTGAAATATAGTTTTAAATTCTTCTAAATTAACTTTATTCAGCTCCATTATCAGATGGGATAAACATACTGTAACCTGGATAATGATTATTTCTATTACCATTAGAGGTAATTACCCAGATCATCTGCTTCATTACTTTAAAAGTATCTGTAGGTGCATAGCCATCTGTAAAGAATACTAAAGTAGAATATTGTTTTCTACATTGATTGTAGTAATCAATAACAGGTTTGAAGTCTGTATCTCCTCTACCAGTGAATGTACCATCAAAAGTCCCTTTGAATGGATATATCCTATGTATTCTAGCGTCGCACTCAATTACATTAACACCTGCCCCAGCTTTCCAGATGTGATAAATCTCGCTAATAAAATCTTTTAACTCCTTAGTACTAACGGAACCAGAAGTATCAATAGCAACTAAAATATCATGTTTATGTTTTAGTTTAATACCTGCAGCTCCCTCAAACCGTTTAGATACTTTACGATGTGTCTTTTTTACAAAGACATCAATAGCAAATCCTAAAAGTCGTCTAAAATAGGCCTTCCAGTTAAATATAGAAGGTTTTATTTTAAACAATTTATCCACATATGCTTTTAGCTCGGAAGGAATAGTTCCTCTAGATTTAATTACTTGAGTTGCAACCTGTTTTACAATGTGGTCAGTTTGATTGTTAATTAAAGTTTTTTCTGCGTCTGATAAATCAGAAAAATCCTTTCAATGATTATGGTTTTTCGGCCCCCCAGAAGAGTCTTTCTTATCTTTATAAAGGTATTCATAATAGTATTTGGTTCCTGCTTTCGGAGGAAGCATAGGATCAATATCTTTGATATCAATAGCATCTTTTGGAAGAACATCAATATATTGATTTACTTCTGCGTCAGCGGCAATATTGAATACTTCTTTATCATTAAAAGATTCTTGCATTAACAAATGTTTAAATGCAATATGCAATAGCTCATGTTTTAATACTCCTAATTGCTCATCATCAGTTAAAGTATTTCAAAAATCGGGATTAACACATAATTCATAGTTAATCCCGTTTCTTGCAACTCATACTGTTGCATCATCTTTAGAATAATATTTATTTAAAGATAATAGAAATAAACCATAAAAAGAATCTTTAACTACAAGTTGTTTACAAGCTTTAATCAGATCCATATTTATTTATCTCCATGTTAACGTAGTCTACAATAGCATTCATAGGAAAATCATACCTCCTTAGCTTACCATCGTTAGATGATTGATATACTTTTAAGACCACATGGTCACCTCCAGCGTAAATAGAAAAAGTATCTTCTATAACATCTGTAACTTCCTTTTCAGTTATTCTAAAGTTTTTACAATCATTGTCCTCCATATAATCGATTATTTTATCTACAATAAAGGAGCAATATTCAGCCAAAGCTGATTCATAATCAAGATTCAAAGTGGTACATAATTCTCCTCCTTTGTAACCAAATACTCTAAAAATATGATACTTAAACATTACCAATCAATATTAATTATATACTCACCTTCTTTTAAAATTCCTTTGTTCTCAAGATCTTTAATGATCATACTAACATGAGGATAAAAGTTTCTATCCCAAAACAATTCATGCCTATATTTTTCTAAAAAGTTAGGAGTATTAGGATCTCGTTCTAACCATGCTTTGAAACTTACTCCTTTTATTTCTCCATTAACTTCTTCTGGAATTTCTTCTCTTTCATAATCCTCTATATAATAATCTTCAATAGGTACTGTGAAATAGTAAATTCCTCGGTCTTTACAACCATTTTGTTGTTGAAAGTTATAGACTCTTCCATAAGTAGATGATACTAAATTATCCCATTCATCTACTTCAAACATTATTACATTTCTAGGCATATTAATCGTATCTTCCTCCTGATAAAATCCAAGCACTATTACCTTGTCTATCTGTATATAGAGTGTAATAATGGCAACCTCTTCATCCAGCTATACTATCAATATCATCAACTGTTACTTCCTTAAAGTGGTCTGATTTTTCTGCATGGCCATAATAAAAAGTATCTTGATATATTGGAGATCCTTGCTGTAAAATTTTAACAAGAAGTGCTTTCTTTTCCCCAAAAATTGCACTTCTTTGGGAACCATCTACAGTATATGGATACATTTCTGAAAATTCTAATCTAGTCATTATTCATATTTATTTAACCATCCCATTTGCCAACATCTAAATAGAAAATTATCAAGTACTTTCATCTCATCTGAAGATGATTTAATATTAGTACTTGACATTATATCTTCTTTAGCTTTAGCAATTATTTCGAACCTATTATCTCCACAAATTTCTTCCATATATTAACTATTTATTAAGTTTCTTTTTATGAATTCCTCTTTTAAAGGAACAGCTAGTTCGCGAGCTTGGGGATGTGCAGCTTTATCACATCGTAGTTTGAAAAACCCTTTCCATTGTTCAACAGTTCCAGTCATAATTAGTTCTGTTTTTGTGCATAGAGGAAGAACTTCTCTAGCTTCTTGTGCTTTCATTCCTTTATTAGTCAAAAATCTGTAAGTTAATTCAGATTGTTCACATACAGATAAAAACATATCATCTTCATCACCAACAACATGTTTTAAAATCTTATGTGGTAAAGATTCTGGAGTAGTATTTTCTACATAATCTCCATCCCAATAAACATATCTAGCTTCCTTTAAAGAGGACCAATAGGGGATAATAAAAGTAAGTTCATTATTAAATTTATCAGCGTTATAATTACAGTACCTAGTGCTCATTTCCGCAAATGAGAACACGCGATGACGACAAAATTCACGACTTATAGAAATTGGAAGAAGGAACTTTACTGTAATTCGTTTTTCATGATGCTCAGTAGGTTCACAGAGATATTTTAGATCATCAAGCCAGTTATTTTCATATAAAACTCGGTAATTAGTGGTAACATATCCTCTTTCATATAAAGGATTTTGTGGAGTAATTATATCAGAACCAGTTTTAGTGTATTTAATAATATTAACTTTACTGTACTGCTTATTAACATACTTATAATACACTCTGGGGTTTTCTGTTTCTAAATATACAGTACCATGTTCTAGCATAGCTGTGTGCTGTCTATCCTTAATCATATTAACAAACTTCTCTGCAGAATCCTCTGTAATACGATTCTCTGATTTGTAGCACGTTCTCCCTGCTCGTTCAATTTGTTTATATATTCCTTGAATACCTGGTTCCTGTTCAAGTATTTCAAAAGATGATTTAATTAGCCTCATATTCTTTAATTTTATCTTCTAATTCTACTTTAGAAATACTTCCTACATGCCTCCAAACTTCCTTATTATCCTGTAGTAAAATAAGTACAGGAATATTTCTAATTTTATAGTTAGTTAACACAATAGGATCCACTTCATCCACATCAATATCTTCTATTTCTATTTTATTTTTGAGTTCTTCAAGAATAGGCATCATGGCACGGCAGGGTGCACAATAGGAAGCCCCAAATTTCAATAATTTTAGCATAGTAATTTTTTTACTTTATATATAGTTATCCCTAAAGATTGAGAGGCATGTTTTAAAGAATTATATGTAATTCCATTAATGGTAACTGGTTTTCCTTTGTGAATAGGAGGTTCTAATTTAGATTCCTCAACATACTTAAATATGTATCCATTACATGATTTTACTCTCCCATTTAGACATGCTCCTATTCTTCATCCAGGATAGTTTTTCTGGGCCTCTTTTCTAGAGGATCACGTTTTTATTAAATTCATTTGTAAATCAAATTGATTTACTGGTTTTAATGTAGGTATTTCAATTGGAGTTACACTACTACTTTTATTATAACTAAAGAGAAACCCGCAAGCTGTTTTAGTTCTATAGTTAGGGTTACAACAGTTTGTAATTGTACTTTGTGATACATTATAATAATTGGCAACTTCAACTGCTGAATTTCATTCTCTTAAGAAGGCACCTTTTAAAGTATATTGATATACTTTTTTAGAGGTGTTAGCTAACGAAGTTAGTCCTCCATCCAAAATATTATAACATTTTCCTCCATTCTTATATTTCAGAATATACTCTTTCTCATATTGTTCTGCCTCCTCCTTTTTTAAATTGGAGAAAATAATCTCATGGGTAAAATTATTTCATCCGTATTTTCTTATTGCACTATAAAAATAGGGGTTCCTCTTATACCCTAAGCCATTGCCCCATCTAACTATAGGATTTTGCTGAGTAATTCCTATATAGACTCCTCCAGAAGGGCTAGTATGTTTATAAAGACATCATTTATTATTTTTCATAGTTAAATTTATTTAGTGTATTTTGATGTTGTAAATATACTATTTTTACTCACAACATCAAAATACACTAAATAAATTTAATTAATTTTATCATGCTCAAATATTTTAAGATTTGACCAACCGTCTATAAATGTTTTAACATTGTTATTTTTATACGCATAGATGTAATGATTGTGCGAAGGTTTAATTTCCTCACCTCTATTTTTTAAATTACGGTTTCTAAAACCTTCTATTTCCGCTTCAACACGTTCACGACTGGTTGTTAATATAGTTTCAGTAATTTCACAACCATTGTATATATCTTCTCAATAGAAGACTAGTTCATATATTTTATTCATGTATCCAATAATCTCCAATAGTCAAATCAGCACTAAGCTTAGCTCTTTTACAAAATACTGCACCAGCCTTCTCCATACATTGTACAAGAACTTTTCCTATCTCTTCTGCAATCTCCGCAGGAGCCTCAAGATTAATTTCCATTATTCTTACGATATATCCGATTCCGATATATCTCTTATATTTTCATATAAGATGGGACTATATCTTATGCTCAATCCTTCTTAACATTGCTGCTATAGAACGTATAGAAAGATTAGTAGCATCTATGCTTTTCAACTGCTCTTGCAGCTTACTCCAATTTTGGATAGTCTCTGAACTTCAAACCTTATAATTATAACAATGAACTGGATATTTATTTAATAACTGAGTAATCTCATAAGCACCCTCGTAACGGCTTATTCTAAGGTACCAAAATTCTCTGCCATCTCTCTTTCTCTCTATAGTTGGTTTGGCAAAAATGCCAAATTTGGATAAAAATGGAACAAACAAATCCTGATTAATTTCTTGAGAAAATGCCTGAGTATTTAAGTTATAAAATAACTTTGTTTTATGAAGACTTCCGTCATCATAAAATCATAGTGCAACACCTAAATCATCCATTAGATTTAGAGCTGTTTCAATATCCATATTTTTTATTTTAGTAATATCTGGACTAACATGTGTATGAAACTGCCATATAGGAGTTTTAGCATATCCATTAGAAGATACACGACTCTTTTTAGAGGCTAAATTTCCCAATAATTTTATTTTAAAATCAACATACTCTTCATGAATAGAATTTGAAGAATATAGTGAATTATCAACACATGATTTAGGAGTGGATAAACATCCATCTCCGAATTTACCAGTAAGTAATACTTGAATTTGTTCATTACTTAGGTTTAGAGCTGCTGATTGCCCATTATTTGTAGGTACCATAATAAATACTATTTAGTTATACATATATTATCATGTACAAATATACAGAAAATTTTTAACATTCAAAGTGAATTTCTTTACTTTTGTAGTTTTTCTGTCTTTAGGGGTTTCCAGCAATTAACATAGTTTAAGCACAACAACGTTTATCGTGCACAGGTATACAATACTTTACTTTAAACAATAAATTATGTTCCTGTAAATATTTAAATAAGAAAATGGATGCATATTTGAAACATAGTGCCCCAGCAGCTTGTCAACATTGTTACCTTAGAGACTCTTTATTCTCTAAATCTATACCTTCATTTTTGGCATAGTTCGGACTATATCTTAAAACATTTTTACAAAACTTTTGTAACTCTTCCAAAGAAGCAGAGTTTTTCATTGTATTTGCCTTTTTACTAATTACCATAATATTGCCTTTGACGTATCCTTTACTATTATCTATTCTGTCAAGAGAGGGACTATAATTATAATCCTCTTTTGTTCCGAATTTAATAGGACATTCTAAAATAGGACATGTTTCTGGAATAATAATATCTGACTCTTCAATGTTAAACTCTAATCCTCTACTTTCTGCACGCGTTTTTGTAGCTTTTCACATTGCATGTACATAATTTCGTAATCGACTTTCACGTTTGGTTTTATTAACTCTAGTTTTGAACTCCTCATCATATTTACGACGTACAGTTCTAATATCAGAGGTAATTGTTAAATTAGAATAACAATTTTTACAACACCATACTCTTCCAGTCTTAGATTTCTTAGAAATATCAAAGTAGAAGTAGTCTAATTCTTTATTACATACTGGGCATACTAATTTATCTGGGGTTCTGCAATTTTTACTATTACAGCGTTTACATATATTAATATGACCATCTTTACTTCCTGGATTTTTACCAAATTCCTCAATTGGAAGTTCTCTATGACAATGATTACAAATTTTTGTTTCCATAATTTTAAATTTTAAATTTCCAACACACAAAGGTATGCAAATAAATTTAAAATTACAAATGTTTTCTCCGTTTTCGTGGGTGTATTATATTCTTAATTTTAAGTTCCAACACCTAGTCTCTACACCTTCTAAGGTTGTTAACCCTTAGCTTGGCTCGGTATTCCCATCTCAGGGTTCACCGAATTTACGAAGTTTTAATCCGACACAAACTTTCATTCCATCGGATAATTAATGCTTTGTTTCTCGGACTCTGCACGTCTTTTTGCTAATTTTCTAACATTTTGTACAGTTTCACAATCTGGGGCATCTCGTTTCATTTCTCTATAATACTCCCAGAATCCTTTCTCACATTGTTTTTTCCAGAGGCGTTTAAGTTCAGCAAAGTCATAGATATATGCTTTATGCCCAGTAATTGGACTTAAAAGTATATATCCTTTTTCCATTACATCCTTTCTTCTAAACTTTTGATAGTCTCTCAGTCCTGAGAAACCCTCCATGTAGTTAGTATAGATTTCTTTGGCCCGCTCTTCAGAAATTCCATAATTTCTAACAAGAGTATTATCCATTCCTCCATAATTAAAACAGAATTCATAGCCTTTTGCTTCTTTTCTTAGATGATGATACTCTGTTTTAATTGCTTTAAGGGGAGTGTCTCTTGGAATTTCAAGGAATACCATTTTAGCAGTTAGGCTATGTAAGTCTCCTGAACCATTCACTAATTCGTCAAGCATAGCTTTATCATTGGCAATGGATGCCATTAAAAAACTTTCTTGGCCAGAATAGTCAGCTGAAATCCATTTATTGCCTGGCTCTGCAATGAAACAAGAACGTGTTAAAGCATCACTTGGGAGATTTTGAAGATTCGGATTAGTTGAACTCAATCGGCCTGTATCAGTGCCTAACTGGTTAAAATTAGCATGAATGCGTTTAGTCTTTGGATTTATAAGATCTAAAAACTTTTCTCCGAAGGTATCTACTAAAATCGCAGCTTTCTTATACTCCATAAATATAGAAATTAATGGACTTTTAGAAGCTTGCGGTCCTATAACTTTAATATCAGTAGACTTTTTTGGACGTTTGGTCTTAGGATCAATTACTGAAAGATTTAAACCAAGATCTTCAAAAAGAGGAATCACTTGTTGTGCACTCTTTCAATTAATATGACATCTGGGACGAGTATCAAATCCATCAAACAGATCACCTTGTCTATTTACAGTTGTATACTTACCTCCCATATTATCTTCAACTCATTTATTGAGTTGACAGATTAAATCTTCACATAAGTTAGAATCATTCTCCAGTTTCTTTTTCCATTTCTCTGGATCAATTTTAGCTCCACAGAATTCAATATAAGCTAAACATCTAACAAATGCGTTTTCAACACGGATAGCATCAAGAAGTCCTTGTTCTTTAAGTTTTTCTTTTTGCTTCTCCATTATAGGTTCTAGGTATTTAACATCTGTTCCAGCATAAACTATAACATCTTCTGTTAAACCCTTATTTATAATTTGACCTCGAACAGTCTTATCCAGTTCTACTCCAAGATAATTTATTCCTGCATCTTTAAGACCCATTCCATGCATACCAGAAGGATATCCGAGCCACATAAGCTTCTCTGCAAGATATCCATCCCATACATATCTTGGAATAATTCCATAGTAGTACAAAAATTTTAAGTCAAATTTTGCATTTCAAAAAAGAAATAATCGCTCAGATTCAAGATAATCTTTAAATAGCAAAACATTAACTGTTGTACAATCAATAACTACCTGAAAATCAAAGCATCCTAGCTGAAGAGATAACAGTTTTTTAGTATAGACATCGAAACCCTCAGTTTCAGTATCCACACCAACAATCTTTAACCTTTCCAACATACTTAAAGCTTCTTTAACAGAAATACAAGTATATTTAGTGGATTTTATTAAGGCTGGAGTGTTAGTGACTAAGTATATCATTATTCTTCAATAGTATATATCTTGTTAAAATCAATTTCATCTATTCAGAACTTATAACCATTCCAGTTGCAATAGAATCCATTGATTCTCTTATTTTCTCTATGTTGTACTTGAAGTTTCAAAATACGATCATTATAATCATATTTTGTCATTGGTTCAACTTCAAGATCAAATCCTTTAACTTTAGCTTTCATATGATATTCTATTTAGACACTCATTCATCATCATTAATGAGACAGGCATGTTCGTTAAAACCAGATTCAGTCATTAAAAATTGAATATCTGGTTATTCTACAATTACATATTTATTCATTATAGCTTCAGTTTAGTAAGTCAATCTTGTAGTTACATTCCTTAATTTCATCCCCAAGATTATCTTCTATAACTTGATAGATATCATTTTCAAGAAAAGACCAATCATCTGGAGATTTGATTTCAAAGTGGCCAAATGTAGTTACTTCTCTTATAATTTCGGAAGCAAATAGAATACCATCGAGATTTACATATAACCTATAATTATAAGTTACTTGTATATCATTCCAAGGTGCTGAAGGATCATTATCTCAACAGCTATCAGGAATATTCTTAGACATAAGAACTAATAAATAATAGAATAGGCTCATATATAGGAGTAATGCAGTAATTCATCCTACATACTCCTATATAAAGCATCTGATATAATTTAATTAAAGTTCGCATTTCATAATTTTATTTATTGCATCTTCTGCTATTTGTGCACATGTACTAGGAAGCCCTTGAAGATATACTCTAGCCATTCCAAATTTGAGTTTAATTTACGCATAAGTAAACTCTGGATTTATTAATTCAAATAAAACAAAATGTTTATCTAACCAATCCACAACCTTCCCTTCAGCATCACTAAACTCCAATCCTTCTTCTAAATGGTTCTTCCATTTATCATTAAATTCATCAACAGTCATATTAAAAATCTCCTTTCCAAACCTGATTGCATAGTAATCCTAGCTTTCTCCAACAATCGTTCACAACCTGGTCTCGATCGTCGAATACCGCAGCTACACAATATTTATCTTTAATATGTTCATTATAAATTTCAGTCTTAACAATAGCATCCTTTCTATAATCTTTTTCTTTTCTCATATAGAATAAAAAATCGCTACATGTTAAATATCTATTCAGCCATTTAAGAGTTTCTTTCCTACATACTTCGGTATCTTCACGACCTGTAACAATAATAATTTGATACATCTTTGATAAAGAGTTAACTAAATCAATGACAGGATTATTTGGAAGATCCTCATTTACTCGATGATACTCAAACGGACCTCTTCCATTCATTAATGATAAAGTTCCATCAATATCACAAATAATAGCATGAGGAAGAGTTTCATCTTGTTTAAGAATAAATCTTTCTTTAGCTGGAGATTCCTTTTCTTGGTTTACAATTTCCTGAGACATATCAGGAAAATATGTATTAAAGAACCTACGTAATACTGCCAGTCCTACTTTACGAGTTCTTTTCGTATCACGCCAGTACGCTTCATTAAATGAAATAACAAACTTTTTAAACTCTATGTCTACCTTTAGTTCAGTAGCGAGTTTAGTTAACTTATCAATAGTTTTCTGATTAAGATTAGTGGCATCTACAATAACGTTTAAGTTATGATTAATAGCTGCTCTAATAGAAAATTCTTCAATATCAGAAATATAATTTTCACGAGATGGAACCCAATATTTACCAGTTCCCTCTCTAATTTCATCTCTGGATACAATTACCCAGTTAGGCTTATCCTTTATAAACTCTTTAGCCCAGGTACTTTTACCTGAAGCAGGACAGCCTTGAAGTACGATCATCTTACTCATTATTCTCCCTCCACATTCGATACATCGGCGCAGATACTTCTAAAAATTCACTAAAAGCTTCAGTCACCTTATAAATTGATTTAAATACATCAATTCTATTCACTCTTCCCTCTTTAATTATTTGGATTCCCCATAAAGATTCTTGTATAATTTCATCATCAGATAAACTTCAAGGATATTTACAAGCTCCTAATAAACTGTTTTCTAATAATTTTCTAAGCTTTATAATATCTGGCTTTATATAGACAGATACATATTCTTTCATCTTATAGGATTTTCCAAGTAATGTGCAAACTATTGGGAGTAAACTCCCATTTTGCATTCTTTGAAACCAACACTGAGAAGAAAGATATTTTACATTATCATATTTTTCAGGAGGTTCTGGAGCATCAGTAACAATAATATATTGAAATCCAGAATCAAATAAAGAACAAGGAAGCTTATAAAAATATAAAACTTCCTTGTTTTCTTTAAGTGTCTGAATTTCTTCTTTAGAAAACGACCTCATTATTCTTGTCCTGATTCAATGTCAGCTTCTCCTTTATCAAGCATCTTAGTTTCTCTCTCAAGGAATGCTACTGACTTAAGTTTATAAACATCAATTTCACTTATTTCTCTACGAAGAACAATTCCTTCTTCGGGAACTTTATTGTTACAAAGAACAGACTCTCTCTCTAAGTATTTATCTCTTAATGCTTGCAAGAAATTTTCATGCCAATGCTCATCGGGATTCAACTCAGGAAATAGCTGTTGCGCTGTTCCATAGTAGAGCTCTTTAATACAATGAATTCCATACTTCTCACAGAAGGATTTCACTTGTTGGGTAGAAAATTCAAAAACTCTTCCTTCCACATTAGTATATGTAATTCTGTAAACAATAATGTCAAATAGTTTTGCATCATACATTTGTTTAGGAGTCATTTTTGAATACTCGTAAGTTTTAGGATCATAGATACATTGATAATCATAACCAGATTGAATCATAGATCCTGTAGGCATATATCCTACAATTTCTGCGTAGATAGAAAGCCCCTTAGATAAGTAATCCTTTAATACTTCGAAGGCAAGATTCCAAATATCATAATCGTAATATCCCTTGGTCATGCTAGGATTTAGTTCAGGATTTTTGATAACTTTTCTAGATGAACAGAATTTCTTATATTCACTTTCAGATACAGGAATTCCAAAGAATTTGGCAATCTTTTCCTTTAAAGAGAGATTTTTCTTAGTAAGTAGGTTACATAGAATCAAACTTGTTCCATGCTCTTTCCAAGAGATATTAATAATATCAGTTGGCTGAACCTTATAAATATTTTTCTGTAACTGTTCTGTATCGATGTGAAAATGGAATTGATCATCAACTATATTAAGAATTTTCTTCTTTTCTTTAGCTGAGCCATTAATTCCTCCACTAGAAGCTTTAGTAGGAATCACATATTTCCAGACAAACAATTTATCATTTACAGTATCAAATTCTGTTCCTACTAATTTTGACATTTCAACAGAATCTATAGGTTCTGCAATTCCTTCTCCAGAAAATTTACACAACTCATAGATAGGCATGATAAGCCCTTCTGATGCAAGTCCTCTTAGTTTAATACATTTTACTCGACCAGACTCTTCAAAAAATCCTTGTTTAGTAGGATCAAGATTGAGGTCTGCTTTTTTGTAAAGATTATTAACCTTCAAAAAGTCGGAATTGATAACACATTCAACAGGAAAATATACATAGATTCCCTCTGCAGAATCAATTGATGTGGAAATTATATATCCATCAACAGTTGCTAACTTTAGACGCTCAGCATTAGGGTGAGGTCTAAATGAATCAATTTGTACAATCTTAGCAAGGTAGTTAGGATTGCAATCTTTGCTTCTCGTTAATTTCATAAACGAACTTTTTATATTTGTATAATGCTAATTTTAATGTAGTTAAAGCTTGTTCTAATCCAGCTTTATCATCAAGTAGTATATTACCATAGGCTTTCATAGAATACCCTGGTAAGAAAGGTTCTGCAGGATTGACATCAGTAAATTCTAATCCTACAGATTTACAATAATTTACAGCTTCCTTTAAACGGGCCCCAGATCTACAGGTCCATAGAACTACCGTAGCTCCTAGTTCTTGGGCTTTAATTAAAGTATTAATTATGTCTTTACAAAGAGCTTCAGAAGCTGTATTATACGGTTTAATTGTATCATCATAGTCTACAAGAATTCTAATTCCTTTATATTTAATTCAAGCCTGATACAATTTCTCTACATAAATATCTAAATTCATATTAGAGATTCGGTTGCCCAAATTTTAGATACCAATGAATCATATAAATTAATATATTTTTCATCCACATATTCGTACCCTTCTTCATCAACTCTGAACACTCCCTGTTCAAAATTTCTATAAAGAAAGTTAATCACTCTTTCGTGAACCCTTAATTGATTTATTTCCATAGAGCGTTCGTTTTGTAAAGATAGTTTTCAAATCTTCATAGCTAACTGGAGTAAAATTATTTCTGTCTACTCCTACATCGTACTGATTCCATGGTGCATTTTTAGCAATTACAATGTCAAATCCTGTTCCTTTTAAATCAGGAGTGCTATGAATATGCCCATGCAAGTTACAAATACTTCTGTTGATTCCTGCCCATGTAGCTAAAGGATAATGAGTCATGATAAAAGTTGAGTAGTCTTCTAATTCTGTATCATAAATAGATACTTGCATCATGTCTCCTACAGCTTCAAAACACTCAGTAGGAATATCATCACTTCTATCATGATTGCCTTGAATAAGATATTTTCTACCTTTAAGAGCATTAGCTATTTGGCGCCATTTACTTTTATCTGCAAAAGCAAAATCGCCCAAATGAAAAACTATATCATCCTCACTAACCACTTTATTCCAGTTTTGAATCAATGCATGATCCATTTCTTGAATACTATTAAATGGACGATCACAATACTTAATTATGTTACCATGACGAAAGTAACTAATGAGTGTCGCTGGTGAAAAACACCTTGCGACACCCTAAATCCTCCTTATTAAATATTATTTTTAACATAATTTACTTACAATATATACTTAGATTCTTAAATAGCTTTGAGATCTGTTTATCGAGCCCTTTAGCTTTAGAACTTTTAAATTTGTTTACACAATCATAAATATAATAGATAATTGATTCCTTACTTTTTGCCAAAATTAAAGAGGAAAGTTCTTCATCAGCAGTAGTCTCTTTAATTGGGTATACAATCGTTTTCATTAGATTAGAATCTAATAGCATCTTATCTATTAAACCCTGATTACATTTAGGAGCAATAGAGGGATTTACGCTCCAATCTAGATCTTCTTCTAGATAGTCAAACAATACTGAATTATTAATTATAATAAATTCATTTAAATCAGCAATAATTGTAACCAAAGGTGGTTCCTTAAAAGATTTTAAGTAAAATAAAACTTGAATAAAAACCTTAACTAAGCTAACTCTATTATTAAAGTTTTCATTATATTTGAATTCCACTAAAACAGGGATCCCCCCCCAAATAGAAGTATGAATTACAGTTATTTTTCTGTTCAGGAGTAATTCCAAACTGTGACTTGAATAAATTATTGTAAACGATAGCTACATCTGATTCTACCTTACAACTTTGTAAATCTGTATATAGTGACATAATATTAAAAATAAGCCTCAAATTTCGATTATAATTTTAATTGGAACTACCTCTTCAAAATAATAATTTAATCAAAATTTGAGGTATAAAAATTACGAATTTATGTGTTCTAAGATAATCGAAGACTCAACTTTTTCTCCAAATTCTTCCATACAAGCATCTTGAAAAGCTTTAAAGTTTTTCTTGTCTTTTGTAATAGAAAGCCTATTAAGGTATTGTAGAACGACATTCTTAGGAACACTTACAGGAAGGAAGGGATGAAGAATAACCATCTCTCGATTTTCAGCTGCAAAGAGTTCCAGGTTCTTATCCTTGTAAATCTCACAAGTTTCCTTTCGTTTATTAAACATCTTTTTAATAATCTCAGTATCAGTTTCTCCAGATTTCTCCTTCATATAAACATACTCAGATTTGATGTTTCTAAATGCAATAAGCATTTTGTGATTTTGTTCTTTCATATACTTTTCAATATTTGAATTTACAAAATCAATAAAAGAAATGTTATTCATCGATTATTTTAAATAATTTTTCAATAATTTTATCTACTTTAAGCATAGCTTCATCATATGCTTCTTTAGCTACTTTCTTCCCATTTATATAATATTCAGGAAGTTTTTGACATACATCTTTAACAACTTTCTCATCCTTTGTTGCTTCAGATAGTTTCTCCAGTATATCAGACTCCATGATATTTCCTGTAACGGAATTAACAACCTGTCCCGAGCCTGATTCACGTATATAATCTCCAGATTCAATTCGTTCTCTGACAAACTTTTCTTTAGCATCCTCTTCAAACTCTTTTACATCAGGACGATCTACTATTTTCCTTTCTGGATATTGATCATCAAGATAAATATTAAAGTCTTCTATAGAACATGTAGGATATTCTGCATATCTTTGAATTGCTAAAGCTCTACTTAATCCAACAGAATCAATTAGCATTTGAGTATATAAATTATATAATACTTTGTGAGCAGCTAATTTAGATATATCTATTCCTGATTCTTTTAGATCATTTACTTCCTTGTAATAATCAATTAGTTGATTAATAATGTTTTCTAAATTTTTATTCATAATTTTCAAATATAACCTCCTGCACTTTTTGTAGGTTTATCTTCTCAACAACAATCAGAAATATGCTGATGAGGAATCTTAGTCTCTCGTTCTGCAGCTCTGATAGATTCATATTCTCGAATAAACTGTAAATCAAGAGTATATTGCAAAACTTTCTTTTTTATTTTATTTTTCCGCAATGATTGAAGTGCTTTAGTTTTATCAGAATGATGTTTTCCTCACATTGGATGCAATTCTCCAATAAAATGTTTATCATAAAAATAATTATTTTTACCAGACATTTGCTCACTTAATGTTTGTTTTCATTCTTTAGAATGACGAGGTTTATGTACTCCTAGGGTTCCTTCTCCTCCATCTGTTATATTATAACATATACCACCTCTTTTATAAAAAGCAATTAATTCCTTTTCATAGGTACAAGCCTCATCATGACTTAATCCTTCGTGTAAAATTTCATGTGTAAAATTCTCTCATCCATGCTTTTGTATAGCTTTAATAAAGTATGGATTTGAAGCATATTTATGTATACCATTTCCCCAGCGTCTTTTTGGAAGATCTGATGTGATTCCAATATATACTTTACCACTAGGACTTGTATGACGATAAACAATTCATGCTTTAGAGGTCATCTGAATATCTAACTGTTTTGAAACAAGGAAGGTTTGGTACTGGAGTATTTGTTTTAGTCATTCCAAAATGTTTTACAGTACCCATTTGACCTTTTAATTCTTCAATGTGATCACGATATCATTGTTTTAAAGCTCTATCTCCCATAGGCTTAGCCTTGAATTGATATCCTTCTTTAGTTTCCATTAAGAAACATAAATCCTCATCTCTGAGGCCATCTACTAAATCTAGAATTTTATATTCGTGATCTTCAAACATTTTAAGTTTAATCATACGAGTATCTCGTGTGCCAAACTTGTATTCTTTATCTGGATTTCTGATCACTAAACCTTCTCAACCATCATTAACATATTGATCATGAAGAGCTTTCATATTTAACCATCCAGATACTTTTACATGTTTAACCATTACAATTTTGTCAGAATCAGAGACAGCTTTCTCAAAATCCTCTAAAATCTTTAATCTATCCTTAAATTTTACATCAGGGATAGCCAAATCGTAAACATAATATTTTAATTGTTTGTGTTTATCATCTAGGGTTTGAAGTCTGACAATACCAGAAATATATGATAAGGGCAACCCATGCACATATAATTCTCCATCTAATCATATATTTGGATTCTCTTTAAGTCACTTCATCACTTTTGGATCCTTCCTAATATAGTTAGCTGCGACATCATAGTTATTTCCTCCCCTTGAAGAAGTCACAACTTCAGAACCATTCCAATGCATAAGGCATCGTGTTCCGTCTATTTTTGTTGAGCCATAAAATTCATGCTCAAATGTTGAGGTGGCTACACCATCAAAGCTTTTAGCCAACATTGGTTTGGGAGCACCAGATTGGTCTGTGGTTATATCTCCAAGTAGTTTTCCTGGATCATCTATATCATCCAGTGATTCGATTTTAAAATCTCGAATATTTTTATATCCTTTATCAAGATATTTTTTAACATTACTGTTATATTCTAACTTAACTTGTTCTGCAGCTGTACGCTGTGCCTTTCCTCTTTTAACTTCAATAATAGGCTGATTAGTTACTTTGCCCCCTCATTGAGATGTTTTCCTAATAATTAGAAAGCTATGAGTTGTGTCATTCCATTCATAAGAAATATCAACAACTCTAACTTTTCCTCTAGAATCTCTAGAAATTAATATATCATGCATTTAAATAAGCATACTAATATTATTACGAGTTCTGGATAAAGCTACATATTGTAGTTGCCTTAACTCTTCTTTATTTTTACAGGTAAATAAATTACCCATATCTATTAATATGTTATCATAATTTGAACCCTGAGATTTATGAACAGATAGACAGTAACCATAGTCAAGAGTTTTCTTTCTTACGGTTCTATTTCCATAGACTAAATCAACAGGGGTAGTAAAAGATTCCATAACTCGAAAATACTCTTTCCACAATTTTGATGCTACTATTTTTGAACGCGCTTGAATTGCATCTAAACGCATTAGTTCTATATATGCAGCTAAAGCAGTTAAGTCTTTCTCATTAGTATCTCTTGAAATAATAAATATTTCATCCTCTGAATATTCTGTGTTAATTGGGCGAAGGGTCAGATAATATCCTTTATATGTAATGTATCCCAACTGACAATGTCCAGGAGTTATATTTGTTACAATGTACTCTGCTGAGTTTATAATTTCAAACTCCATAGATTTGAACATCCGTTTATCTTTATAACTACAGGTATCATATCCCATCAAAATTTCTCCAACATTATATTCAGAGTCATTATGAAATATAGAATCCCGCAAAATGTGATTAAATGCTTCTACTCTTTTGTTAGTATATGCAAGTAATTTAACAACTCCAGGATTACCAGAATCTACAGAATCTTTAAATAGATGTGATGCAGAAGAAACAAATTTTCTCCAATGATGATATATTACAAGATTTCCTTCAGGAGAACGAATTTCATAAAATTGCTTAATAGAATGATCTCTGAGAGTATTTAAGATATCCAACAGAGGATTATTTTCTTGTTGCCTATATACTTTATTTAAAAAGCATTGATGATTACATTGAAATGGTTTTGATAACTCCTTCTCTTTAACTGGATATAATTGTTTATCATCTCCAGTATAAATCACCTTACATTGTTTAACCTTAGCTCTTTCTTTAATAAACTCATACAACTCTGAGTTAATCATAGAACATTCATCGATGATTAGAACTCCATTCAATGGAATGCCAGAAGAAATTGAATTGGCATTCCATTGAAGATCTTTAAAATCCAAATTAATTATATCAATAGTAGGTTTTAAAGTTAAGAGTTTATGAAGAGTCACAACATCGCGTTCAGTATAACCATGTAATACTCCACATGCTTTATTTGTTGGGGTTGCTAAAATATAAGGAATACATTGCCTTTCCAAGTAAAGTACAATCAGTTTAGTTATAGCAGATTTTCCACTTCCTCCAGGGCCAGAAAGAACTAACTCATCAAACCCTTTCTTACGTAAAAAGGTAAAGATTGAAACTAATACATCTACTTGTTCATCTCCAAGTTCAAAATTAAGAAATTTATCCTGTAGATTATAGATAGTTTGCAATAAATCATCTCGTAGAGTTTGTGTTATTTCTTTTGTAGTCATTATTTTCCTGTTGAACCAAATCCACCATCGCCTCTAACAGTCTCAGACAATTTCTGAACCTCATTAAAACTAATTAATGGAATTGGTATAATTATAATTTGTCCTACTTTATCTCCAACACCATAGCAAGAAAAATCAGCCTTTATACGTAATATAGGTACCTTACTCTTTAATTCCTCTTGAAATTCTACATCAGTTACTACAAAATTTCTTTTGGGAGTAGGGTTAATAATTCTTCGATAACGTAATTTGATTTCTCCTCTATATCCAGAGTCTATTACACCTACTGAATTACAAAGCTGCAAATCTTTTTTACTATTAGAACTTCTAGGAAAGATTAAACCAACATAGCCTTCAGGGATTTCAACAGCTAACCCAGTTCCATATTCAATGTAATGCTCATTACTATGATCAACTGAAGTAGCAACTAAATCCATTCCAGCATCACCCTCCTTAGCATAGGTAGGTATTACTGCTTCAGGAACTAATTTCTTTATATTTACTAGCATAAAAGAACTGCAATAAAGAATAATATCCATACTGCAAGGTTCATTTTAGTTTTAGAACCATTTAGTCTGAAATCTTTTACAGTATCTTCCAGCACCATTGCCATTTTATTTCTAAGGTCATCATTTCCTAACGCTATTACACGTGAAAGAATTTCTAACCCTAAAAAGATAAGGATAATAATTTTTAACATTGTGTCTTATTATTAATTTGAACTACATATGATATATCTAAGTCATCTTGCAGTTTTCCATCATTAAACTTTAATAAGTTATCTCTTTCTTCTAAGTACCTCTCTAGTACTTCTTGTTCGTTCTCTGCTGTAATCACAAGATCTAACGATCCATAAACAGGAATATGGAGAGTATATTTAGGCATTTATTAAAATCATTATATTTTTCTTCTGTATTTAGCAACTTTTACACATAAATCCACAAACTCTTCATCACATAAACTCCCTTTCATCATATTAATTCTTTTATCCACTAATTGAATATTATCTAAAGTATATCCTTTATAGGAATCCTTTCGATCAATTGAAAGATTTTGTTCTTGAAGGGTCTTAGTTTTATCAGGCTCTAAAGATATACCAGAAAAGCAACATTTATGTTGTTGATCTTCATATACTTTTATTATATCCTCTATAGAAAGGTCAAATGTAAGTTGTGGACGTCTTCCTCGGAAGCGTCTTGTAGTTATTCCATTTTTTGCGTGTAAATACTTATGTATTAAGACACTATTTGTTTGAACTGTTCCGTTTTGCCCTAAAAAGGATTTCTTGCTACAACTTTTACATGCTAATGTTTTTCCCTGTTTTACTAAGGTTGCTTGTTTTCAAGCAACCTTTCCACAGCTACATTGACATTCTCAATATATATTTCTATTTTTAGATCCAGGTGTTATTTCGCTACCTAATTTTATTTTAGAAGAAATAACAGTTCACTGACCAAATTGTTTTCCAATAGGAGGAACTTCTCTTAAAGATTGCCTTCTTTTAGGAGCTCGGAGTTTTATATTGTTTAATAATAAAAATTTCCTGACTGTTTCTGGAGAAACACTATATTTGTTTCCAAGCTCTAAAGTAGAGGCACCATCTATATAATCCTTGATTAAATTTGTGCCTTTTAGTTTTTCTATAAATTTTTGCCTCATAATTTATTATTTTATATACAAAAATAATAATTAAATTTTGATGTACAAAGACTTATAGAAAAATATCTATACAGTGTGTACAACTACCCACAACGACTAAATCCACAATTTTTACATATAGTACATCCCCCTTCGTATATCAAATGCTCACCACAATCTGGGCAAACTTCATGTGAAGCAACTCCATCAACTATAAAAGTTTTAATAGCACGCTTTACACCATTCTTCCAAGTATTTAGAGTATCTGACTCAAAATGCATTCCATCAATAATCTTAACTACCTTATCTAATTCAATACCACCTCTTAATAAAGCAGATATTAATTTAGCGTAATTCCAGTATTCTTGATTAAAGATGCGAGACAATCCTCCTAAACGGTTAGTATACCCATATTTATCAGTATATTGAAAATCATATCGTTTACCTAAAGAGTCTTTTACTTTGATAATTTCACCTTCAGTTATTGAGGTAGGAATCGGGAAATCTTCAATGTTATTAATTCCAGTAAAGATTTCATAAGGCCTTCCGTCAATGAGACCTACAAATGCAATCCAATTTTCAGAACCATTCTTAAATCTAATTAGTTTAGCTTCAACAGATTCAGGACGTTTTAGGCATTCTTTAATTACGGGATTCTTTGATAAGACTGCACCCCTTTTGCATCCAGAACGATAAACTGTAACACCCTTTAAACCTTCCTCCCAAGCTAATCTATAAATAGCTTCTACATCATCAATAGTAGCTGACTCTGGAAGATTTATGGTAGAAGAAATAGAAGCATCAATAAACTTCTGTAAAGTTGCTTGAACTTTAATTCTTTCTCTATATGGAATCTGTTCTGATGTAACTACATACTCGGGTAAAGTTTCTTCAGAAAACCCTTCATCAATAAGCTTCTTTATAATTGGGGTATATACTTTATAATACTTTTCCTCATTTACCAATGATTCAGTTTTACGTGTATATGAAGTTGCAAAAATTGGTTCGCAACCTGTGGATACTCCTAACATAGTTGCAATACTGCCAGTTGGGGCACAAGTAAGTAATTGAGAATTGCGTAAACCATACTTACATATATCATCATGCAAACTTTGGAAACGTAAGTCATTCATATCCCCAGAATCTAAATTCTTAAAGAAAGGAGTTCGTATAACGTAATCACGATTAAATTTAGGATATGGTCCACAGTTGGCAGCTAAAATAGAAGAAGTCTCTAGAGCAGTCATAATTAATTCATGTCCAATTGACTCTAAAATGGATCTAGAAGTAGTACTACCATATTTAACTCTTAATTTAATAAGCATGTCAGCCAGACCCATAACACCAAGGCCAATTTGCCTTCACTCTGCTACAGAATCCCTTTGTTCTTGTAAAGGATGTAAAGGAAGACCCTCATCAAGAACTTCATTCAAAGCAATAACTGCAACTTGAATAGTTTCTCTTAAGGAACTAAGGTCAAGTTTTCTTTCTTTTGTAACAAATTCTGCAAGGTTTATGCTTCCAAGAAGACAACTCCCTCCAGCTGGCAGAGGTTCTTCAGCACAGGGATTTACTCCTGCATAAGAAAATTCCTTATTATTTGATAATAAATTCCAGCTAGTTATTCTATCCCAAAACAATATACCAGGTTCGGCATAATCCCAATTCATTTGAGCAAGCTTTCTAAAAATAGGATATGCTTCTACCTCTTTAGTAATTGTTTCACCAGTATCAGTTACGAATTTCAATATTAAAGTTTCACCTTTAGTAACTGCTTCCATAAATTTGTCACTAACTCTAACAGAGATATTAGCTTTTGTAACTTTATCTAAGTCAGACTTAATCTCAATAAACTCTTCAAGATCTGGATGATCACAAGAAATAGAAATCATTAGTGCTCCCCTACGACCACTCTGACCAATCAGTCCAGTAATATATGAATAGAAATCCATAAAGCTTACAGCTCCAGAAGTAGTTTTTGCAGCATTACTAACTTTTGCTCCAGAAGGTCTCAAATTAGAAATATCAATTCCACAACCTCCCCCGTAGCTGAATGTTCTTGCTAGCTTTGCCCCACACTCAAAAATAGATTCAAGATTATCTTCAGGAGGAGCAACTACATAACAGTTTGAATATGTTATTTTTCTATTTTTATCAGATAACCCTCTATTAGCAAGGATTCTACCTCCAAAAATAAATTTTTTAGCTCTGATCTGTTCTTCTACGATTTCATTACCTCCAGAAACTCTTTTGAACCAATCGTCTAGTGATTCATCTTCAAACCTATATTTATTCTTCCAGATAGTAATAGCTAATTCGTCATTATTTAACCACTGTTCAACTGTCATTATTTTAATCCTAATAATAAATTAATTAGCATAGTTTTCTCAAACTTATTGCAAATATCTTTTTTATCATCTGCAATTAGCTGTGCAAATGAATTATATGTATTAATTACAGATGAGTCCTTATCACCAACATAATAATCACTTGATGTATTTATATAAATGTTATTATAAGCCTTAACAACATTTGTTGGAGACCATTTAACCTTTCCTCCAAAGTCATTTTGCCATACTGCAAATTGACATTTTTCAATCCAAGAACCTAGTCTTGTATAACGATCATTTTCTTTGGTAGATAAAGTATCGTTTTTATATTTCTTGAGTTTAACTTCAAAGTCACTTGTAAAACTCATTAAGTTTTGAATTGGAAGTGTAAAAGTCTCTGCTGGCTTAATTTCATTAACTACCAATCAATTTGGATCAAATGCAATTATTGAATTAGTAGTATTATTAAACATCGCTTTATATACTTTATAAATAGGTCTTCTTATGTCTAAAGAATATGCCAAAGTATATATTTCATTATACTCATCTATTTGAGTAGGCATGATTGCCTGTACTAATACCCTGTTATAGGTAATATCCTCTCCTTCTTTATCTGTAGTAACTTGAGAGGGAGGGATAGCTTCTATTCTATAAGTAGAAGTGAATTTACTCATTTCTTCAATAAAAGGCTTTACATAGTCTTCTGTTGAAAGAAAATCTTTTGAATTAATTCGTGTTGATTTGCCACTAAGCAGCTTGTCTAAGGTAATTTCCATTAATCTTATGACCTCTTATTTTGTTTATTAACTGAAAATCTGGAGTTTTAACATTTCTCAAATCTCTAGGAGATAATGTATAGGAATCCTTCAATGCAGCATCTATTAATATTGATTCTAAATCAAAGGCAGACTGTTTGTCTAAGCATGTTGATGGAAAGGTCAATATATAACGATTTGGGTCTAATTTAAGATGGTCACTAAATAAGTCATTTTTATGATTTAGCGCACGCTTACCTGTTTTTCTTCACCCTACTGGGTAAAGGCCCATTCCTATATATTTGATAGCGTAGGGAAAGGATCATCCACAAAGGGTTGTATCATGTTTACATCATGAATCTAGTAATACATAAACACAATATTCTCCTCCTAAATGAAATTGATCAATAAAAGAGGAACTATCTCCTGGTCATACTCCTAAGAATCTACAAGATGTGAATAGTGGATGTTTAAATATATCTACTGTCATAAATCTTAAAAAATAAGCAGGATTGGAATTTAATCCAACCCTGCTTTCTCTAAATATAGTTTAATTAAAAACCACTCTTTTCGTTACCAAAGACAATGTAACGACCCTTTTGTGCGGACTGCGAAGGTACATAATCCAGCTCGAAGGTTATTTCCTTACCATCCTTAACATGGTAAACAATAACTGCTACCATATCCTGCTTATAAGTAAGCATCAGTTTCTTAGCAAGCTTCTCAGCCTCGCCCTTGTTCTTAGCAGTACCAACTACCTCATCAGTTGCTTTCAGACGAATCTCAATAACACGCTTCATCTGACGCTTGCCCTCATTAGTTACGTTCTTGTACTTATAAGGACGTTCACGAGTGTCTTTCGAACCTGGGGTAATTGCAATTACCAGACCAACACCCTCTACATCAGTCAGACGTTTCTTATCCAGCATGTCAATGCAGAACCCTTCGAATTCTTTACCTGAAACAGGTGAACCTGCATTCTTCCACGACTGTGATACATTCTGCGTTACTTTGAGACCATACTCATTCAGCGCAGTTGCTTTTGCTTCCTCAAGGCTATAAGCCGAAACTTCATACTTTTTCATTCTTTAAAACATTAAAATTAAACATTAATTCATATTATTTTTCCGATTGTGATACAAAGATAATACTAAAATTATGAATCTGCAAATTCTCTATAAAATTTTAAGAAAATAAATTCTAAATTTACTCTTAAAAATATTTGTAGATTAACTAAATTTTATATTATCATCGAATCCTTCAATCTGGCAGACACCAACCATCTTCAATAGACGTTGGAATTCTTTTTTGCCAGCAGTAAGCTGACTTTTGGACACTCTAAATACTCCAGCTCTATTCTCACCCACTGTTTCTACAGCAATGATATTAGACGAAATATTCCAGGTTTTGTCCACGTTAAACTCCTTTTTACATAGATGAAACAGCATCCACATATACATCATTATTGTTCATATAATTTCGCTACAATTATACGGAATCCTATTCTCCTATATATTTCTATATAGATCAGACTATATCATAACCTTTTCAGGTTCCTCCCGTTTCGACTCGCTTGAGCCTACTCTACTTGATTCACTTTCGTGTCTTTCGATAGTCGTTGAGCTTTTATTAAAATGTATGTTGTATAACCTATTTATATGAGATCAAAAATCTGTTGTCGTAAGGTCACTTTTCATACGATTACAAATTTTGCAACAAGGAACACAATTATCTTTTATATATCCTATATTAGAATCTATTCTATCTATACCATTGAATTTAGCTTCTTCAGAAATAGTTTTCCTTTTTCCAGACTTATTTCATACATTGTCTGAAGTTGGCTCACTACCACAGTAATAACAAGGTTTAGTTACTAAATCTGAGAATTCTTCAAGTGTTAATTCAAAAGCTTTATATTTCCTTTTTGCAGATTTATTTTGATCTTCTATCTTAGATTTATAATAATTATAATATCTATCTGTTATAGAGTATACTAATTGTCCCTTTCCACTAGGACGATTTTGAGTAGCATTAGGATGTGTACAGTAATAACATTTTGTGGTTTTGTGTCTTTTTATATTACCTATACTCTGCACTTGTACTTTTCCACATATAATACACTCAACTTCTCAATTACTCCCTCCAAGAAATTTACGTAACTTATAACAAGTACCTATAATTTCTCCTACTGAATATTTTCTTGGTCTAGCCATACATTTTAAAACTTAGTTTCTGATTAACTTGTCACTACAAATATAAGATAAATTATTATAAATACAAAATATCCACTTTGTATTGATTTAGTTTTCCAGAAATTAAAGAGGTTTGCATATATTATCTCTAATATATGGGGCATGTATTATGTTTACCCATTTGTCTTGCATAATGATAATGCACAAATGAACCATACTCTTGCATGAAAAATCCTATTGGCTTTCCTGTGGTTTTGAGATCGTTCAAAACCAATTTTTTGGAATCCTCATCGATAGTCCAGTTGTCTGCTTTCATCTTTAATTTGAGAATTGTACTCTTCCCATTATATTCACACTTGACATCCATAAAAATTGCATCTTCATTATAAGAAGCAATAGCATCACCAAATATATCAGTTGGACGTATAAGTTTCATTGCTCCACTATGTGAATTCAAAGAGTTTAAACAATTAACGCAAACTTCTCTATCCCTACTTGATAAAATAATCTTATCTGTATTTTCAACTGTCTTACTTTTTATATAGTATGACAGTCCTTTAGAGATAATTTGTTTGATTCTGTTGGCTGTTAAACTATTTGCATAGTAACCAACTTCATTACAAGCTAAAACTATTGAGTCATATATACCTTTTCCTTCAGCTCTTTGCTTCATTATATAATCACATACATCACCAAGTTTAGCAGAAGGCCTTCCCAGATCCTCCTCTAATGAGAAGGATTCTGGTTGTAAAAAGACCTCATGAATAGCTGAACCTAACTGCAATGACCGTGTAGTTTCTTGTTGTATACCATTTTTATACTTCGAAGGACTACCACCTTGACTAGGATTAATATACTTCAATCTAGAATTAGAAATATATTCGCTATACTTACTTGAAAAGTATTCTTCATCAGAAATTTTCAACCTCTTGACTGTATGTAATAGTGGGATTAACTTAACATCTGATAATTTTATATCCATAATTACTTAATCGGAATATCAAGGTTATAAATTCTCCTATGACCAACATTATAATATTGATTATGAGGAGCATCCATTAAGTAGCAAAAGATTCCAGCATCAGTTGCTTCCTTATAATTTTCATATTTCAATTTGTTATCATATAGGCTCTTTATCCTATATTTCTATACTTTCATTTATTTGTATAGTTCAGACTATCTCTTCAGTAACCACTAAGTATTGATATACATAGGTTACTGCTCCGCACTCGTGGTAGTTCATTCTCTTCAGCATCACCTGTTAAGACAGTATCTACTAGTCGTTGATCTTTTATTCAATTTCTTGAATACTTAGATTAGGGTTATCTCGTCAGACTTTCCCAGATTCACGGAGTTTAATGATGACATATATGAAATTTTCATTAGAAAAACTATAAAAAATATTTCACTTTATCATCGATAAATATATCAATTTTTAAATCACGTAAATGTGCCAATTTACTTTGATCCCAAGGAACAACATGAACTGGAGCACATGGAAGGCCATTCTTTTGTAAACTTTCTTCAATCCATTCAACTGGAATATTCCGAGCAGTTATATAATAATCTACTTCGAAACAAGGTTTATGCAGAATCGGAATATTTACCCAAAAGTCCTTATCTTTTTCTAACTGCTTTAAATGCTCTGACATTTCATAATTAGCTTTCCAATAAGGATTCATTTTAGTGCCAAACTTAGCTTCATATGCACCATTGAAATCAAAGATAACATTATCTAAGTCTAAGGCAACTATGGGTTTTGTTGTGGGAGCCATAATTCTATCATCCCCTTGGGGATAAATATGATAGAATTCGCATAGAATTAATGCATTATTGGCTACCTCTGCTATATTGAGCAGTCCTTCTTCAGTGTAATCATTTCCCATCTCAAATTCGTTGAGATGCTTCTTAAGAGATGAAAGAACTTCTGTCCATTTCATCCCTTTTTTCCACTGATTTTCTTCATATGTGTCCAACTTTCTAGTTAGAACACGAGATATTTCTTTAATCCCATGTGCTGGAACTAAATCATATCTAATTTTTTCTTTCATTGTTTAATATGTTCTAGGATCAAATAATATAGTTTCCAGATGCTGCAGAAATAGACGGAGTCACACTAAACATATCTGGTGAAGTGGATATTTTATCCAGATGCATAACTATCCAATCCCCATCCTGATTTTTACAAATCCTTTTGAATTCTGTTGAGTACCAGGAACCTTCAATATAGACATATTTTTCTGGATACAATGCTAGATACTCACTACAACAAACTTCACCATTGCGGCATGCGTCATCAGTTTTAACGTAGACAACTTTGTTGTCTGGAATCCAATCTTGCATAATTTCTGACCATGACATACAATAAGTACATCCTGATATATCAAAGTATTCTGAATACACTAACTCATCATCGTTACTATATTGGCACCCACAATTCTCACATTGATAGTCTTCACCCCAATCCTCTGAATCTTCGTAATTTCCATCTGTAAACGAGCATGTGTAGGAATTACATCTTTGATATGTTGTTAAGACCTTATTCTCAAGATCTAAATATCTAAAACTATCAATATAAGGCCATTCAGGATAAATCTTAACTAAGTTCAAAACAAAGCGTTCAGTTACTGGTTCAGTATAGTTATCCTTTGGAGATAAAAATACTTGATTGTCACCATCACTAAGAAGGCAATTACTCTCTCGGATATACCATTTATTTTCTTTAGCATAGTTAACAAAGATATTATATAAAGAATCCTCTATATAATAAACACGGTCCATAAAGGTTTTATCCCCAATGGTCCATACTAAAGCTCTCGCTGCTAATTTGTCCTCCTTTAATGCAACCAGCATTCGACACTCTGGTTGTGTACAATAGAGATCAAAATAACCACTACATTCTTTATGAGACATACATGAATTACCCAAAGTATTAGTAATGGCATAATAATTTTCCGAATCATACCAGTATCTAATATCTTCTCCTTCTACCAATTTAATTTCATACCCACCATAAGACCAAAGTGCTTTAAGAGCATATACAAATTTTTCATAATCAGAGTTAGAAAAGACACCAGTTCCAATTACTTTTTGTATAATTTTACCAGGCTTTCCTGATTGTCTATTCTTTTTCGCCCATCTACCACTTTTAGTATATTCAGGAGTACAGCCTTTAGGAAGAAATGAAACTTCGAAAGCATTAGTTTTAAGAGTTAGTTGTCGTCCATAGTCTGACAATTTTTCCTTAATTGCATTTATAAACCCTTCTAAAGCAGTATCGGGAATTGAAAACAAACTTTCAGAGTTCTCTGCTTTTATCTTAGTATAAATTTTAATTAATTGATTAGCTTCCAGAAGATACTTAGACACTTTATCTTCATTATTTGCAACTAGTCATGCCAATTTATCCTCAAAACTCTCTGAGAGTAATTGTAATGTAATAAATTCCGATTTCATTTAAAACAAATTTAATGATTCTTTTCTTATTTCATTCAATATTGATTTGACTAAATCTGGATCTACTGAATGTGGTAAATCACTGTCTTCAAATTTTTGCTTTAACCCTTTAATTTGATTTCTTGCTGATTCAAGTAATTCTTCTAAGGATACTTTTCCATGTCTAATAGATAGTAAATATTCAGGGTTCTTAACTCTAACATTAATAGTTTTAAGATCTAAGATATCATTAGCACATTGTAATAATCTTATACAATGTAACATATTTTTGCCATCGATCTTTTGTCCATGATTTTGAATATCTACATATCTTTGTGTGTTTCTTTCTTTCAGCCAAGTTTGGTAGGAATTATAGTCTTTACAATGCTCTCCCCAACCATTCCTATTGTAGTAAAGGTTACACCTACACATAGGAATTTGCCATTCTGGAATCTCTGAAAGTAGTAGTCCAACATCATTACAAACTCCTTTATATCCAAAATCTTTCCAATCTTTATATCTAGGATTAGACAAGTCTTTGGTCTTAGACATTTCTTTAATGTCATCATACCACAAAGCATAAAGATTCTCTGAATCATTAACTTTAGCAAGTCCACAGCAATCCTCATGCATCTGATTACGCTTTAACCATTCAGCAAGAGGATATGTTTTACAGTTATCAATAACTTTTAGAAAATCAATTGGCCTTTTTCTTTTTGCTTTATCAGCCTCCCAATTCATTTTCTTATTTAGACCTTTAGCCTTTTCTACTTGTTGGTATGCATAACCAGCAAAACTAAAGTAGCATTGTTTAGTTAGAAATGCACTTCTATGTTTCGATATAATATCCCACAAAGGGTGCTTTTCTAGAATACAATCTTCAGGAATATACAAAAGTTCCAACATTGTAGGATTTCCACTACAAAGTAGTTGCAAAAATCTTCTAACTTCATATAAGCAGGCATCCTTATCCAGGTTAATCTGTTCCTTATATTCCATCCCTAAGACTTCCATAGGATCCTGAAGATATACTCCCTTTGTATCAATGTCAGAGTCAGGCGTATTTGTTCCATACGCCTGACTTCCAACAATTGCATTTAACAATATGATTTTATTCATCTTTTAAAGCTTTACAGAAACTATAGCATAACTGTCCAGCTAATGAACCAAGATCAGAAGTTTCTGTTACTGGAGGATCAAAGTACAATTTAAACTCTAAATCTCCAACATCGTTTAATCAACAATCCACGATACTGTCTTGTGCTAAAGTTTCATCTCTAAAAATTACTTTACAAGTTTTCATAACTGAAATTAATTTCCTTAATAGGAGTAAGATTAAAGGAACTTGGAGTAACCATAATCTTCTCTCCTAAAATAAGGTTTTTAGATAGACTTTCAGGAGGATATAAATAGCATCCTAATTTATTTTGATTACATAAAGAGTCATAGAAATGTGCTCCAAATGCAATTTGTTTAAAGTCTATATCTTGTTCAAGAAGGTATTCAAATGCTTCTTGCGAGTATTTATTTGATGACCGACCAGAAGGCATCAAAGGAAGTAGTACAAAGTATAGAACAATATCTTTATATTGATTATAAATTTTAATAAAGTCATCAACAGACTTTTTATCATTAATTATATAATGAATATTGATATTAGTGTTCCCGAATTTATGCAGAAGTACTACAGCACTTCTCCAAGCAGAATCTATTTCTGGATTCCATGTATTTGCTGAAACAGCAACTCCTCCTACATATTTGGAAGTAGCTTCTAAAATTTCTTCTGCATTACCATCATATTTGGCTATTGAGATTCCATTAGTTGTATAGTTAGGAACAATCCCCAAACTATATATTGTTTTGAGAAACTCACAAAACTCAGGATGAATTGTAGGTTCCCCTGTAGAACCAATTGCAATCTGAAAAGGTTTCTCATTCTCAGTCATGTTGCCAAAGAAAAATTTAGCCTTTTCACATATATGATCATGATTTACTCCTTTAGATGTGGCTCCAACATAACAAAATGGGCATCCTAGATTACAAAGAGTATTAATTCCAACATCGTAGAATTCTGGGTAATCTAATTCTTTAGCTTGCCCAGAACCTAATCGAACAGTCTTTAAATCATGCCAAATTGCATTATAATTCTTATCTGGAAATACTCTTTTCTTAATTCCCCATGCTTTCCAATCTTTCATTTTTATTAAGAATCAAAAGAAGCATTTTGTTCAAATATATCCATTATATTAGATAAATATTTGGCAGCTTCAGTGTAGTTTTCTTTTTTTGGGATAACCTCTATCATAATAGTTATAGTACTCATCAGGTTCTTCCTCTAACTCAAAGGTAAATAAGTCATCTGCTGTAAGTGTAGAATCAGCGATTTTTAAGATACTATTAACAATATCTTTTAATCTATCTAAAGTATATTCTGTACAAACCGTATAAATCTCTGTACTGCTGTTTGTAATTACATCAGAAATAGATTGTATTTTAATTATAATTCTCTCCATCTTCAACAGTAAATGAATTATCCCCTGGAAAATGCTCCTTTAATAATTGTTTTATTAAAGTGTACATCTGTCTTCCAGTCTTTTCATGGTTTTCTGAGTAACTAATCTGAAACGTAATAACATATCTAGATTCATCCATTGTAAAGATATCAGAAGGACTTGAATACTTAACACCATCAGGAAGGAATGAATTAAGATATTCCTGAACCATCTTTATTGAATCTTCAGATAAAGAAGATATAGCACAAAAGATCTCACTAGATGAATTTGTAATTAAATCAGATTCAGATTGTATATTTATTTTTATTTTCATATTATCCTAAATGATAGCGGGAACCAAAGGTCATCATCTTTTCTTGTCGCTCCCAATCTGGATTTTCCCCTTTTGAGAAAACAAAAACTAAGTTTGGAGTAAGCTTTTGTTTAATGGGTTTATCCCAACCTTCTTTGAGTTGTAATCGAGAAATTTCCCATCTTTTAGAATTTGGATCTCACTCTTTATAATTTTTGTAAAGTTCATTTGGGTCAATATTAAATTCTCTAGCCCAACGAGTTTGTCTACTTGTCTCTCTAGTTATTCGCTTATTGTCCCAGTTCCAATCATAATTGTCGTAAGCATAAGAAAGATAAGTTTCTAAAGAGTTGGGACTTAAATCCTGTACTGACTGTGGGTCATTATATTCGTGCTCCCATCCTGGAACATTAGAATCTAATATATCACTTACAACTTCAGTGGTTCCAGTAAATACAAACAGCTCACTAGAACTATTTGTAACCACATCAGTAAATGATTGAATTTGAAATACAAATAATGTTTTCATATAATAGAAAAAGAGCAGAAGACCCTCTTCTACTCTTTCAATTTAATTAATTTATAAAATTCTTCTTTAGGAATAATAACAACTTCTCCAGCTGAGCAAATATTAGTCTGCTTTTTAACTTGTTTATTTCAGATTAAAATAAATGGTTTATCCTTTAATGGACACTCTGCACTTATTTGATGATATGCTGGAGTATTCTGAGTACACTTTAACTGAACATAGTAAGGAAACTGGTTTTGAGTATCAATCAAATCTACTTTCTTATCATCAGTAGATTTAGACTCAGACCTGGAGGTAACAATTCCTTCATATCCTAATTCCCTAAGTTCCTTAGCTATTTTAGTTTCATATGAATGTCCTTTAGTTCTAGAGTATGATTTAGACCTCTTCTTCTTTGGACTTTCTTCTTCTTTCTTCTTCGGCATTAACCTTAAGTTTAGCTTGTTCAATTAAGTTCAATGTTTTTTCCCTACCATACTTCTTATAATAGTCAGAAATATCTTTCGCGCCAAAATGACGGGGGATTCATAACACATAAACATCTGGAAATTGTTTTCTAAACTTATTCATGTGAGTTATTCCAGCAGAGTCATTATCGTAAAAAAGAATAATTTTTTTAAATTTTTTACTTAGCCTTTCAAATTGAGCCTCTGTAACAAAACAGTTCTCAGAAATTGGGGCTATAGCTGTAATACCACAACTATATAAACATGCAACATCTTTTAAAGATTTAGTAATTGCAAGATATTCTCCTCCCTCTTTGGGAAGAGCATGTGCTCCCTGCAACCTAAAAGATTTTCAATTAGATATAAATTTATACTTTGTATTGCCAGGAAAATATATTCTCCAGCGTTCAATACCTTCTCGAATACCTCCAAAATATCCAAAAACTAATTGTTTATCTTTATGAAGATGAGATATGTTTCCATTTAGAAAAACGTTCTTACAGGAAAATATTCTAAATTTCCTTAATATCTTTCTAGTAACTCCAAATTTTAGCCATCAATCTAACTCATACTGCTCAAAATCCTTCACTTCTATTTGTATAATAGCTTCTTGTGTTTCCTCAAACTTTTTATTTGTATATTTAATAAGAGGGGGATTAACTTGCAGCTTAGGTCGAGAGACTATTCCAAAGTCATTAGCAATAATATTTAAGGCTTTTCCGTAAGAGCATTGAAATTTATACATTACAACCGAAATGAAATTACCTGAAAAATCACCACGGAAGTCCTTAAATATAAGATCTCCTTTCTTGTTTCTATAAAAAGCACAAGTGGGTTTATTATCTTGTCTTAACGGAGATTTTAGGAGCCCCTTTTTCACAGGGACTCCTAAATAATGCTCCATTAAAGTTTCTTCACTTACACTGTTCAGAATTAGTTCTTTAGTAACAGTGGTCGGTCCTAATGTAAATTGCATTTAAACTTCTAAATTTAGAAAGGCAAATCGTCGTCATCAATGGAACTGGAACTCTCTTCTTCCAATTCATCAATATCACGACGCATGCTGTCGAGTTCAGAACCAGTATTAGCCATATTAGTAGGCTGAGCAGCGTTTGCTTTATCAATTTGTGCCTTTTCATAGGCAGATAAAGTTAGATCCTGCCCAATGAATGAAGTACTCAAGAAGAGATCTCCATTCTTGCTGATTCTTGCAGGAAATCCTGGAAAACCACAGAAACGACCATTAGGCAGAAGTTTAATCTGAACCTCTGTACCAACTACTGGATCGAGAATCTTCTTAACCAGTTTAATAAGAGTGTCAAAATCACTTGGTTCAAACTTGGCAGTCCCATCCTGAATCTTTTTATGTGCAGCAGGATTTAGTGCAGCAATAATATGCATAAGTTTACACATAAACTGTTCTGCCTGAGAAGGATCAGTAATAGCTGAATTAAAACGATTAGGCATACGTTCTGAGGACTTAGGCTCGAACATACGCTCATTATGAAGAGCACCTACTTCTCCTTCATCAACACCCTCAAAGGAAAAATCAATTGTTGAATATTCGCTAGTTCCTTTCTCAACACCAGTGAATCTTACATTGTGAATACCTGCACGCAAATAACTCGCTGCGGGTTTAACCTCAGCACGAGCCGCGCTGGTAGCATCATACATTCCCATATTATTTATTTTTTATTAAAAAGGTAATTTATCTAATTCTTCAAAATTTGTTATATCTAAATCAAGAGTCTCTTCTTTTAATTCCTCTGAAGCCAATTCTGTACTAAAATCTTCAGTAACTGCTATCAGATCAAATACCTGATCTCTAGTACTTTGTTCCAGTTTGAATATAGAACCATATTGTAATAGCATAGTTCTTTGCTTACCTTTAAAGGAAACAGTATTTGATTTAGTTAGCTTGTTCCCAGCATCTTTATCCGCAAACATTTCAGATTTGCCAATAAGAGGAATAGTTACCTCATTAGATTTTTGAGAATAAGCAATTGAGATTCTATCTCCAGCAGTTGCTCCGATTAGAGCGGCTGCTTCAGGAGAAATAATTAACTTATTTTCTCCTACTTCAATGATTGGTTGCCCATTAGAGTTAACCTTTGGTTTTGAAGATTTAATTTCTTCACACTTTAAGTTACTAATAGACTTGGTTGTTTCATCAAATTCAAATGTTACTTTAAACATATGATTTATTTAGACAGAGAGGGATAGATTCTCTCCCAATGAGATACAAATGTACCATCTTCTTGATACTCAGCTACAATGATATCTTTATTTGCCAAATGAGTAGGACGAGCACCACAAAGTACTTCTCCATTCATACCAAAATTGATACACAAATTAGATTTTTCATCACGATGAACAAACCCAATTGCATCAGATTTAGCAGATAATACTCTTTTAGTTTTACCTACAAGATCAAGATCTTTTACAGATCCATCAAGACCTTCAGATAATGCTGTATCTTTAACGTGACCACAAATAATTAAGTTAGGAGCAGCAGAGGTAATTAAGTCAATAACTGCTTCCAGTGCCTGTCTCCAAAAACTATATCCAGCTCCATTGGGAATTTGTGTAACGTCCTTAATTTCATACTTTGTAGTAAACTGAGGAGAATTTTGCCACATTTTAAGAGCCATATCTTTGGTCATTTCTTCTAAGGCTGTGATTGTATCAATTGTAATATAAGTATATGGCTTTCCTGCATCCTTGATAGCTTTAATAACCTCTTTCAGCTCTTTTAAACTAGAAACCTTAACTTTAAGAGCATCTACATATGTAGAACCATTTTCAAAGTCAAGAATAAGATTATTTTCCAGTGTACTAAGAATGGTAGTTTTTCCTCAAATTGTTATCGTTAAGTTTTTTATCTTAACTTCTTATAGTTTCCTATAAGTTCGGCGTACATTTTCATCCAAAATTTATTTGGATGTCAGGGACTCTTGGAAGGATTATATTCTATTAATAGTTTCACCTTCTACGCTCTACGGTGGTTAATTATATTATTAATTAACTTACCTCGGTATTTGCAAAAATTTGTTATATTTTCGTTTTAGAAAAATAGTGCTATTTCTGTATATTAAATCCTTAAACGCATTTTGATCTTTTCTTTTAGTTATATATAGAACATATAACGGATGTTTAGCCCTATGTTCTGTAGTGATAGGTCTAGAAAAGATATTTTGTTGAATTAAATAGCTTTGAACAGATTCTAAAAACATTCTTGAATTACAACAAATACTAATACTTACATATCCTGTTGATTTAATGGTAATACAACCATCTCCATCAAAGTATCCAAGAATAAAGGAATTAATTAAAGATTCTTTTATATTAGGAATGACAAAGTCCTTATGAGATTTATCTTCATAAATTCCCAGTTCTAATAATCTATTATACAAATAACGATCTGTTGTTTGTAACTTAACACTATTTTTATATTCTGATATTTTATTTTTAATACCTCATTCTTGTTTTATGTATTCAAGAATATATTTATCAGATGATTGTAAAGCTAGCCCTATGGAAATACCATAAGGAGTTCTAGAAATATATCCATCTGAAAATAAAAATCCTAAAATATAAGCTTTTTCAGGAGTGTCAATACTATCAAAATAACAAATTTTTTCAACTCTTTGATGATCTAGTTTCTTTTTTGGATTGCGGTAACCAAATCGAATTAAGTTTTGCTTCAATGTATGGTAATTTACATTAAACTTTTCAGAAGTTTCTTTTAAAGAGTATCCTTGTTTATAATACTCTCCAAATAGTTTAATTTGTTCTTCTGTATATTTCAATTGATTTATTTTCATATTTTAATACTATTAATTATAATAGTACAAATATAATTATTTTACCGTTATTTCCCAAACCAAAAACTAAATTTTAGCATCCACCGATTTTCCCCAATTCGATATAATATTACTATTATAAAGGGCAGGTTTCTACCTTAGGAAGTCCAAATAGAATTAAGTTTTTAGGATCCTGAGTTTCAGCGGGAACCTTCGCTGTTGGTAATACAATAGACATATTATGATAAACTATATATGATGTTGTTCTTATCTATTTCTACTGTACCTACTACAGTTGTATCTATACCTCTAATGTTAGCGTTAATGTCCAAATATTTTGTGAAGTCAGTAATATCTCTTCCTAGTGGAAGTTCTTTAAACCATCCAACTTCTCCATAAAATCCACATCCTATTACTCTGTCTGCAATACCATATCTATTCTTAGATACAATAATACTTCTAAATCTTCCAGCTAAACTATGAGGTCCGAGAATTTTATACTCTCGGTATGTTGGAATTTTGTCTCTTGCAGGATAATATAGTTGAAGAACCACATCACTATCTTGAACAGGTCCTCCTGAATCCTTTACGTCATTTAAACCTGGTTCATTAAGTTCTGCTTTTCTTCTATCCATAGAAGAAGATTCTCTATTCTGCTGCATTAAAGCCATTCAAGAAAGATAAAACTTACGTTTTAGTGTAACCATAAAAGACGAAGTTAAATCAATTTCAGCTTTTAAGGTTCTTCCTTCTTCTGGTCTAATTAATGACATATGATCAATAACTCCAATTACTCTTTGCCTAGGATGTTTTGGAACATAAACTTCTTTATTTCCTACATTTTCTATAGAACCTAATTTCTTCATAAGCTCACAAATCTCTTTATATAGAATGCGAGCATTAAGGCCCTTATCAAGAATAATTAACCTGGAACCAAGAGTTGCAATCCAGTCTCTTGCCTTCTTTAGATACTGATAATCAGAATCACTGAGAATAGAATCAAAGGAAAGGATATCATTTATAGTAAGATATACTCCAAATTCTTCTGCACAATACAAAGCCATAAGCTTCGCTAGTAGCACTTCAGAACCAATCTCCAAACTAAAATAAACAAGATATATAGGTTCTTTAGGATAATCCTTAAAAAGCCGATATATGAAATACAGAACTAAAGCAGTTTTACCTGCAGAAGATGCTCCAGATATACAATAGTATCTCGAGGGTTGTATTCCACCTATAATCTTGTCTAATTTAGGTAATCCTACAGACAAACCTTTATTTTCCCCTTTTCTACCTTGCTCAATTAAATGCCAAAGTAAATTTAGATCCTCCATTAAAAATCCTGATAAACATCAAAAGAAGTACCAACATCAGGACTAAATCCTTCAGCCTTCATCTGTGCAAATTCATTCCATTTATGAGAAGCAACGAACTCAAGAATAGAAACTTTACAAAGCTTGTTTTCACGAGCCCATCGTAAAATTTCCATCACCTCTTTATGCTTTTCTGGATTATGTCCTATTTGAGAAGAATAATAAAAGTAAAATTCCTCTAAAGTATAAAATTTCTTAGCAATATTTCTAAGACTGGCCATCTTTCCATTAATTTGGATAAATGGTTCATAGTTATCAAATAGCTCTTTTCCAAGAACTCCTGATTGTTTATAATACTTCTTTAGAAAATTTTTATTAAATTCAATATCATTAGGAACATAAGATTCTGGATTATAATTCTTCTTGATTATGGATTTTTCTTTTAGGTTCTCAAACATGGTTTTCAGTTTCTGTTTTCCCTCACAATCTGTCCACCACTTTAAGAAAAGCTCAGAATGGCCTTCTTCATCCCGAGCATAGAGAGTTAATCATATTAGTAACAGTTCGTCTGCACTAATATGATATTCTGCCATTATGTTAAGTATTGTATTTAACTCCATTTATATAGTTTTGGAAGTTAAATTCAAATCTAAGTACCTACGGTTATTACGATACTTAGTACTGTTTAAAATCTATAGTTAGTAATTACATCATCTCGTTTTCTTGTGATTACTTCTTCTCCTTTTAAAACTAAGTCAAGTTGATCTTCAGTGATAGTAATATATGAAATTCCTTGATGGGCCTTATTAAACCAGGATTCTTCGTTAGTGCCTTTAACAACCAAAGTAAAAACTTCAGTTATTTTATTATTAACATAACGCAATCCCCTTCCCAAAATCTGCCTTGCATCAATTCCAGAACTAGTTCCACTAATTCTAATCTCACAATTTATATCAGGGCAATCTAATCCTGCATTAGCTGCTTTAGATGTATTAAGAACCCCTGAAGATTGAGACTTAAACAATGCAATAGTTTCTGAGTTTTCTTGTTTTTTCTTTTTGCTATGAAGAGTATATCCAACTTTTAAAGATTCCGCATCCTTAATAGTGGCTGAAAAAGTAATAATTTTTTTATCTTTCCTTGCTTCTATAATTTTTTTCGCTATTTCAAACTTTTTAGGGTGGGACATAACAAATTTTTTACGCTTCTGCATTAATTGCATCCACGCCATAGCAGCATTTAAAACCTGCTTTCTATCATATCCCATCTTATAAGCATAATTATTACGGAACTTTCAATCAGTTGCACATTTCATTGCAGAACTGAAATCAAAATTAAAGAATGCAAAAACTGAATTAAACTTTTGGTTCATTACATAATAAGTATCCATGTCATCAACCTCCACAAGAACTTTGTAATACCTAAATGGCGATAATCATCCATTTTTTATTGCTTCTTCAGTTGTAATGACATCAATTACTTTAGTATATAAAGATAGTAATTCCTCTCTTCCATCAAGTCTTTCTAAAGTAGCTGTAAGCCCCAGAAAGAAATCATACTTAACTTGATCAAATATTTTTATTGACTGCTCCGATACCGCAGTATGAAGCTCATCAATTATTAGAAAATCAACTTCTCAAGATTTTTTTAAAATAGAATTAATAACCTCAACAGTAACATTTCCAAAGAATTTAGTTTTAGCTACGTCTCTTAGTCATTGTTCCTTGAGAATTGTTGTAGGTACAGAAATTAGAATTTTAGCATCTGGTCTAATTTTTAGTAATTTCACACAAGCCATTAAAGCTCCAAATGATTTACCAACACCAGTACTTCAAACCCAAATCCCATTTCCTTTATTATTAATTCATTTTTGAACGCCTAATCGTTGACGTTGAGTTTTGTCCATTAGTCACGTCAATAGTAACCGCACTCATCACATCTATAAGTCTTACAGTTGGAACACTTATCTGCAAGATTTTCATAGAAAGCTTCATCAGAATCTTGGTAAGCATAAACATGCCTAGATTCTCCAGGAGGCCAATCAAAATCTGAATACCTTGCATATGATCCAGAAAGATCAGCTGTATGTTCATAAACTTTATCATTAAGCCTAATAATCTCTAAGATAAAATTTAAACAATTATTTAACTCCGTTAAATTTCCATATTCTTTGTGTGTATGAGCACAATAATATCCGCACGAAATATTAACTGCAGACAGATTAATGTTTTCTTTTAAAGTTCCAACATCTGTCATTGTACCTCGTGCCTCTTTGTACTTATATTTTTCTAAAAGACTATCTATATCTTCTAGAAACTCATCTGAAGTAATGTCTATGCCATTAGTATGTGTAATCAAATCTTGACCTCCCATTCTATCAGCTTGTAACAGGAATCTGCAATTATCAAAGAAATCAATATTTAAACCTGCAATTTCTGCTCCTATACAACCCATTTCTTCTTGAGTTGTGAAACAAACTTTTAGGTCTGGAAGACAATATAAACAATGTAGACAAATATAGATGCCAAAACAGTCATCTAACCCAAGTCCACATTGTTTTCCTGTCTTCTTATAATAGCCATAAATTTTATTTCCTTTAATTTTTGCACATTTTACACCTGTATAATGTAAGATTTCATCCATATGTGCTACTAGACAAGGATATACCGCTGGATTAGTAGTATTTTTTGTAATAAAAAGATTATTTTCATCATCCATTTCAAATTGTATACCTTCTATTGTATAACAGAAGTTAAGTATATAAGTTATCATGGACTGTTCCTGTCTAGAAGGATGTACTATTTCGCATAGAGCTTTTAATAGTGTTGTATTTACTTGTTCCAAAATTACTAAAATTAATTTTCAGAACCTAATCTAAATTCCAGTTTTTATATTCTGCTACTCGTTCAATATCCTTCTTAATTTTCATCCATTTATTGATATGATAATCAAGATCATTGTCCAAAAGCAGTAAAACTTTGTCTCTAAGAGTTTTAAGAGCAATTGTAGATAAGGAAGATATTTTAGGGAGATCAGAAAGTTGAATTAAAGCTCTAAACTCAGCAAATGAAAGTCCTGTAGGACTTACACGCAGTCTAATATCAGGATTAAGACAAAGTCTTTCCTTGATAACTTCCATTCGATTTCTAATTTTACCCCTTGTTTCTAATTCTGTGAGCTCTTGTTTTTCTTCGTCTGTGAGTCAGATTCCCTGTGCAATAATAAACTTGTCTGTAATCATCTTTTTGTTAAGTACATCAAGCTTATCAAAACATACATCCATTAACTTCCCTACAGTAACTTTCTCATAGATAGGAGGAAGTCCAGTAAATAAAACTGAAATACTGTCTTCCACATCTACATTATTTGCTTTTCTTTGGACATTGATAAAGTCAAGTAGATCTTTATTGGTTTTAATATCTGTCTCACAATCATGCATTAAATATCTTGCAAACAATTCAGCATTACAAGAATCTCAACATTTTTGGATGTTTTCACGAATTACTAATTTACCAGGTTTGTAAATGTCCCTGTTAGTTAGCATTTGTTCGCAATGACGATGATATCGCTTTAGTTCATTCTGGGAAATATCCATTAAACGAATGTTTACACCAGTTTTGTCTTTTCATACCAAGCTATTAACATCATTGTCTTTAGCCGTTATAGCTTTCTTTAACTTAGCTCCAAATTCTGTATCCATATTTAATCAAACTTAAATTCTTTCATATTATTTATCTCTTTGTGTTTAATGAAGTTTATAAAATAATTAGCATTAAATTTATAAACTGCAAAATCTTGTATTTCTCTATTATATCACTGAGTTTCTCCAGCTTTTACACTTTCAAATTGCAGATATCCAGTATCTCCAATTTTGAGAGTATCTTTATAGTCTCAATTTGGAAGCATTACAACAGTGACATATTTTAAATCATCGCAAGGATCCCTATTAAGGTCTTCAAACACCAATTTAGAATATTGTTCAGTCTGAACTGCAACTAAACAACATTTAATTGTAATCATTATAACAATATCTACAAAGGTAATTAATACCAAGTAAATGAAACCTCGTATTATCTACAATAGTATCCATAGTACTATGGTAATGCCCATAATACCAATCTTCTACTGGTCCTTTTTTAGACATTTCTTCGTAGCAAGTTTGAAGATAATTTCTCTCCCAAAGTAATTCTTCCAGTAATGAATCATCTCCATCACAGAATTCCATTACTAACTTTCCTATTCCATAAGGGTATGCACAGGTAGGAGCACAATGGGATGCGATAATTTGACAATATGGAATTGAATCAAAATTATCCAACTCAACAATCTTTTCATCTTCCCAATATCCCCATTTGTTATTTTTTCTATAGATTCTATCTATAGAAGTTCCACCTCCAATACACAAGATATTTTTATCTTTATATTGAATTACAGAATAATCTTCAACCGCTTTGAATCTCTTGTTATAAAGGTTTTTAAACTGTTGAGGATCATCATGATTCCCTCTTATAGCGATAATATAATTATTAGTTTTTTCGCAGAGCTTATTTAAGAAAGAAATCTTCATACTTTCAAGATTAGGAGAAAATCCTAATCCTACATCTCCACATAAAACAATACAGGAGTTAAATATCTTTTGTGAGAATCCAACTCCTGTATTTATAAAATACTTTAAATAATCTAAATTACCATGAATATCACCACAGAAATATAGATCATTAATGTCTTCGGGTAACTTAATCAACATCTCCTTTATAAGCATTTATAATGGATTTCTCCTTACGAAGCCAAGAACCTTCCTCCATAGCAATATCTAGAGCAGTACGTGAGATTGATTCTTCTTCAACTTGTTCTTGAACAAGTCGTCCAGTTTCATCGTTATCTCCATTTAGCCAATTAAAAGTGGCCCAGTCCCCCTCTTCAAGAGCTGCATCCACAATTTCATAAATAAGTTGAGTTGTTTGAATCTCCTTATCTACAGTTAACTTAAATGGCGTTACATTATCTTCAAAAGTTTCACTAATGGCAGGAATATCAGGGTAAATATATGCTACATCATTCTCATTCATATATGCACGAATCCATGAATGATGATGATATTCCTCATCTGCACGTTCTTTATAATACTGTTCCAGAACAGCTAATCCTTGCACTCCATAAAAGTTAGAAAAACTCATATAGAGGTTATGATTATACAGCTCGTGTTTTAATTGCCGCAGTAAAAGTTTTTGAATATTCTCAGATAAAGTACACTTCCTTCTCTTAATATCTAATTTCTCTGTTGATTCCTGTGCCTCAGTTTTTAATTTCATCGTCTTTGCGTTCCTTTGTCATAAAACAGCGTAATTTCTTATTATACACTGTCATCTCTTCAATTTCCTCATCGGTCTCATAGTCTTTAGCATATACTAAACAACAACCATTGGGAGTAATCTGCACTATCCTGATTTCATATTTCATTACCAGATATGTAATTTATAGAGATTTTCATGAAAATTTAAATTGAATTGCAATTCAAAGCATCCAAATAAATATGCATCAATCTCAAATTCATGGTCATTGATTTCAAACCTAAGATTGAAATCGTCATCAGTAGTATAATATCTTGTAATATCAGACTCGTTAAAGAAGATTAAATTAATATCTTCTGTTATCATTGGAATCTCTTCCAACTCTATTGTAACTTCATCCACATATCCAGATTTTACAGAGTAGTTATTGAGATATTTCTCAATTTTTGGATCTAACGATATGTCACTGTCATATTCATGATTAACACATGGATACCAGTGATTTCCGACTTTTTTAATCTTAAAATGAACCATTATCTTCTGGTAGATCTAAACAATCACTTGCATGAGTTGCAAATAAATCCGCTAACTCATTAAATTTGTTATTATTGTGGCCTTTTACTCACACAAAAGTAACCGTATGAAACTTCAATAATTCATAAATCGGATATCACAAATCAAGATTCTTTTTGGATTGATCATTGTCTTCAACCCACTTGGTAAGATGCTTGTTGTTAATACTCGATACTACATATTGAGAATCCGAATATATGGTTATTTGTTCAGGGTTTGTAAAATATCTAAGACATTCTAAGACCCCTAGAAGTTCCATACGGTTGTTAGTAGTGTTTCTATAACCCCTGTAAAGTTTTTTTATAACTTCACCATTTTGAGTTATTATTGCAGAGTATCCTCCGCAGTCAATTGATGGTTTGTAACTACCATCAGTTCAGCATTCAAACATTCAAATACTTTGTTAATTAAGAATCCCTGCAAATAACATAGAAACTCTTCATCTAACTCAACTCCTCTGAAAGTACAGATTTTATGAGCAGCATGAAGACATTCATGTATAACGTTATATGCAGAATCTTTTATATCTGTATCATCGTATAATGCAATATACAAAAACTCATCAGCATCCGATTCAGTAGAATAAAAGGTTTCTGCGACCACATTTGGTGCACTATGCCCGAATACTTTGTTATGAACATCCTGAAGATAACTTTCTACGGATAGTGAACTTCCAATTAGGATCGACACTTTAACATTAAGAATAGGAACAGTAAATTCCCTAGCTTTCTGTATCATCTTTTACCTCTTCGTATTCTGTAAATTCGTAGATATGAGTATTCCCCCTAAAGGTGGATTCACTATCTGTTAATGCTTTGAAAAAGCATTCTTTGAATTTATCTACATTTTTAGTAGAAACTTTACCATGAATTATAACTTCGTACTCCATTAGAATTTCTTAGGGTTCATTGTCCATATTTCTTCTTCAATAGCCTGAGATACATTCATTCGTACTTCACGAATATTATCTTTAGTAACTTCAGCTACTTTGAAAGGATGTTCAAGGGCTCTTTTGTAAGCTAACTCACGACCAACCTTCTTTACGAAACGATCTTTAGCTGAACATACAGCTACTCCAAAAGATAATTTTGTACGATCCTCATTAAGCAGACTACAAATAGTAATTCGAGGCATAGGCTGAATTGAAGATTTGTAAAAACCAATAACATCATCAAGAGTAAAATCTTGAGTTCCTACAACTAAAGCCTTTACAGCGCTCAGCGGAACACTGTAATAAAAACGTGCATTTTTCATATTATATATGTATTAGATTTCCTTCAGTACTTTGAAGTCTAAAAATTTTTGCATCAGTCAATAGTTCTCCACAAGTAGAATTAAATATATAGAAAGTATCTACATAGGGAACCAATCCTTCATAATTTATTAACTTCGGTCTAAATAATCTATAAACTGGCATTTCTACTTCAGTGAGAGTCTTTATACTGTATATAGTTCTATCTACTTTATAAAAGTCTATAGGAACCTTACTTGCAACAGCTTTTGCGAACTTTACATAGTAAAAAGGACTAATTGAGTAAATCCTATCCAAAAAGTATAAAGAATTATTGATTTGCCAAAGTATTGCTCTGGCACAAACTTTACCTTTTTTATCAAGTGCCACAGCAATCTTTGCATCAGCTTTTTCATAAAACTCAAAAAAATCTTGACACTCAGCATGTCGCATACAAGAATTATGCAATGTAGATTTTATACATTTTAGTTCTTCTGCATAATTATCTTCTAAATATGCTATACGTATTTTTTCAGGTTCCCAAATTTCTACGCTAAAATTTTCTCCATATCCAGAAACAAAATTGGATATCCTTTCGATACCACATCTATCCAGATAAGGGGCCCAATTGAACTTATTGAGTAATCGTCCTATAGTAGTTGTTTTCCTATTACTATCTACATATGCAAGTGCAGACTCAAAATCCTTTTTAAGAGTTTTCTCTATAGGAAGATAAGAAACTTTGCCTGTATTATAGTCAATATCTAGATAATTGACCTTTTTAGAAAGATTTAGTTCTAGAATGGCAGATAATCCAGCTGGGAATGCTCTCATAATAGATGCAAAGTTATCAGACATTCTAATAACGTTCTTTTCTAAGTCATACTCCTTATATTCAACAACCCCCTTATACTCAGTCACTATTTCTAATACCCATATGGACATATTTGAAATAATTTGTACACCTTTTGGGCATCCATTTTTTACGTTTACTTGTTTTACATCTATAACTCTTACTGGAATTAATTGATCTGCATGGTATAACTGACAAATATGATTGGAAACACAGTCTAAATAATCATATCCTTTATACTTAAAGTAGTATACTGGAAATGATTTAAATACTTTTGATTTCTTCTTGAAGCTATTTTTTATCTCTGCACTTTTTTCTATCCAAAGATCATGAATTTCTCTCCATGAATGTGATTTTGGAGTAGGAGTCTCTTCCCAATATAAAGAGTGATTAAATATTTCTGGAGATAACCTAGATAAAATAAAGGGTTTACAGCTTAACTCGTAAGGAAAACCTTTTATCTGCAACCCTTTATTAAATTGTTCCACTAGATCATACTTATTGCAAAATGCAACAAACTCATCATAAAAAAAATCTAATGCAGTCATTTTTTATTTCTCTTATATATCTTTTTTGATTCTTTAATCTTAGTTTTAGGAAGAGGCTTACCATATAATTGGATCTCCTATTCCCTTGATTTTTTCCTTACAGCCTTTATGTAATCTAAGATACGTTTATTTTCTAGAGAATTTAGCTTTCCACTCTTCTCCCCATCTTTTACCTTTTTCATAACGTAAATCGATTGTATAATCGCTATAATTGTAGTCGCTAACTATTGTTTTAGGATTTGGAATATTACAATCAAAATCCTCATCTTGTAATCTTAAAAAATTACTCTTTAAATAATTTTTTATTCTCCTTTTAACGATTCTGTGATAAATGCCTTTAAGACCTTTATCTTTAAAAATTGGAAGTTTGCGACTTTTTGACATAACTAAAGTTTGCGATTTAAATAACTACTAAAATCTGCTTTTACAGGACAATATTCTTCATTCGCAAATAATGACGAAGTAAGAATCATGTCTGCTGTAGTTCTATTTGTTGCAAATGCAATATTATATAAGGATGCCAATCGAGTTAATGCAGAAATATCTGTTTGATGTCCTTGTATAATAAGATTATCACAGAAGAAGATTAATACATCAATTTGACCTTGTGCAATCATTGCACCAATCATTTGATCTCCTCCAAGAGGTTCTGAAAGAACAGAAGTTACATTTAAATATTTATTTACAAAATATTCATTTCCTTTCCAGTCTGTTTCTGCAACTTGTTTAACCATGATATTACCAAGTAATCTGCCAGTAGCAGTAATATGATGGTTATATAATAAGTGTTTATTAAATTTAACCCAATCAATTAATTCTTGTTTTCGTGCATTATGTGCAACAAGTGCTATATTTAGTTTTTTCATACGTTTTTAGCTACATTTTCTCTTAGTACTCTTACCATTAAGTCAGTCATACTTTCTCTATAACTTACTCCCCTTTAAGAAATTTAAACATATCATCAGATGATATATAAAGCTGTTTCAGCATATTCCAATAGATAAGATTACATTTTCGAAGTGAAAATTGCATCTTGTAATTCAAACATTTTAAGATATTTGGCTCTATTACTGAAGTATTACAAGAATGATAAATAACACCCAATTTATTATTGGGAATAAGTTTTTTAAACTCAATAAATGTCTTCATAAAAATAATTTAAGGGTGCATAACCGAATTCGAATCGATGACCTCCAGAGTCACAATCTGGCGCTCTAAACCAACTGAGCTATACGCACCATATAGGAAGATTACTCTTCCTTATATACCTTATTTTCTTTTAAAAATCAACCAATATACATGCCTACACTTAAAGGAGTATAAATACCAGCAAATAATAAAAGAATATAATCTGAAAACTTTCAAGGTTTTCCGTCATCAGATCCAAAAATAATACCTACACAAATCAAGTAATACACTAAAGAGAAAATCATAGTCTATTCTTTAGGAATTAAAAAACTAGACGTAACCTTGGTCAAAAAATCACTATCGACTTTAACAATAGCATCTAATCTATCTTTACGTCTATATACTCTAAACATATCATCTCTATTAGTAGTAAAATTAGAAAAATCAATTTTACCCTTTAGAGACCGTATTAAAGAAATTCTTGGACAGATACACCAAGTAGTTTCCAACTCAAAGGCTATATAATCAGCTTGCCCGAATAGCCAGCCTTTATCTCCATGAACGTTTCTGAGTTCTATCCAATGAATATCATAGTTAGGAAGTAAATCAGAGCGGTTGGTTTTCTTTGCAGCTTTAACATCGAAACTATTTGCTCCTACCCAGATATCAATATGACGATAAATGTCATCTTCCTTGCTAGCTTCTTCTATTATAGAGGACGAAAGACTTTTAGCTTTACAAAGAGCTAAGGCAAATTCTAATTCTTTCTCTTTACCTTTTTCCAAAAAACTATTCTGAATCATGCTTACAATGGGCTTCTACCTCTTCTAAAGAACTAAATACTTTATCCTCCCTAATAGATTCCTGTTTTCCATTGATACGGTAATAAATCCTTGTATAATCAGGATATACATGAATTCTAATAGATGTAAGGAGTTGGATCTGGGAACTTCAACATCAATGAAATATCCTCGAGAAAAGTCAAGAGCAGTTTTCTTTAAATATACTTTCTGCCCTATATCATATTTTGTAGGTATTGTTGTAATCATTTAATCTACAATTTGTACAAATCTCTGTCTTTCTGTAGTTACATAAGGATTCTTATCTACTACGTCAACAGTTACAATTTTTTGTTTTTTCGTAAACCATCTTGGAAGGAACCACTTCCTTTGCTTAATTGGTTCTTTTTTCCAAGAAGTAATAATATATTTTTCATTGTTAAACTCACTTGACACTCCTACTTCATTTGGATATTCAAGATGCAGACAAGTTCTAGCCCATTTATCTTGAATACACGTATCAAGTTTAAAACCAGGATCTTTAAATATAGTATCTCTAATAAAAATAGTATCTGACTTAGAAATATGTTCTAACTGATATTGTAAAGATTCTAATTTCTTATCCTTTATTTTGAGTTCTTGGGCTACTTCTCGCATTTTCACAAGAATTGAATCATTCATGTGGGTCATTTGAGCTAACTCAAATCTAAAAACTATATTACTCTCTTTCAAGGCTGAGTTTTCAGCCGAGTATGCTTTTTCATTATTAACGGATATATCTAATGATTTATTTAAATCATTTATCCTTACATTCATGAAGTAAACAGTTATTCCTAAAATAATTGCAACTCCACTTAAAATTTTAGTTATTCAACTTCTCATACGTTATATGTTTATAAATAGCCCATAACATAGGACTAAGTATGATAGCAATAGCTAACAGTAATCCAATCAACCACCACATATTAATTATCGCAAAGTTCAACAATTTTGAATCTTAGTGCTTCACTAAATCGAATTAGTTCCATACGATCTTTTATTCTTTTCCCATACCATTTACCAGCCCCAGGATTATGTAGTTTAATTGCTCTATCAATATCTCTAGTTGGATTATAATGGTCATTCATCATTTCAAACATAGTTAAAGCTTTATCAAGATCCCAAGCATCCTCTAACACAAAATTAGTGTTATATAAGTTATTAACTTCATCAACATAAATTTTAGTAATTTGGAATGGGCCTATTGCATTTTTACTAGATTTTACTTTTGGATTTCTCTCACATTCTACTTCAACAAGTGCCATGATAAAAACTTGCCACTCTGTAAGAGAATCATAATCTTCTGTAATAATTACAGGAGAGTTTACTGGAGGCACTTCTGATTTACATGGGAAATTTAACATCAAACCCAGTAGCATATACATACCCAGAATAGTAATCCCTCCAATAAAAATTTGTTTATAAGTCATATTTTTAAGTTTTACTTACAGTATACCCATGGTGTTTTACATAAAGACAAATATTCCTCTATAGTTAAATCATGTTTAGAATAATTAGCTGAGGAAATAGTTACTCCTAGATTTGATAATTCATTAGTTCCTCCTTTTGATACAGGAACTATATGATCAAAACAATAATCATCTTTTGTCAAATCAATAGGTGTACCTGTTAAATAACATTTAACATTAGTTCCATTAAGATATGTTAACACATCCTTGTAATAACATTTATTAGCCAAATTTCCTTTGTTTTTATATCTATTATTGAACTCTGATACGTGAGTTCTAAACTTTTTATTTCAATCTGAACACATTGTTCTGATATGTTTAGATCTATCTCTTCGATTTAGAAAGTTGGAACAACTATGCATAAATTTGTACTTTCAATCCTTACATTTGTTTTCGCTTTGTCATTTTGTAGCTGCTATCTTAGTAGTCGTATTCAAATGATATGCAACTGTACTTTTAGAACAGTGTAGAATAGTACAAATTTCGTTATAAGTTTTTCCTTCTTTCCGTAAATGTATACATTGTTCCTTAATAGTCATATTTACTTCTTATTTGCACGCCTGGTAGGTAACGATCCCACAGGGCTGAAGATGGACCAACAGCATAGAGGTTTTGAAGACCTCCCCCCCGCCTCGGGTCAGGCGCAATCCTTTCTATTATTTCTTTCGACTCCTATGAATTAGATTCTCTTTACCTTTAATAGGTGCCTTTTCTACAAATAGTTCTCTAGAAGGTCCTAAAATAGTAGCATAAACATTAAATCCATTTATAGTAAGATATGTGTAAATTACATCTAGTTCAGAACCAATATAAGATTTTATAAGACGAGATAGTCCATAATCACCTTCTATAGAAAGTACTCGGGAACCTTTTGCATGCCAAAGACAGTTCTCCTGACTATTCCAAGTAGGAGGTGCTGTAGAAATACAGGATTTACCTCCAGTTATATATAAATAAAGTTCTTTACTCATAGGAAGTCTTTCTGTTTTAATTGTTTCATATGTATGTGGATTTGAATTACTAGAGTCTATAATGAGGCCATTAGTATAAGTAGTTGGAGGGATTCATCAATTTGAGGTAGTAGAAGTAAGATTTCCACTGCCTACACCTGTTGCTGAACATCCCGCAGTACCTATAGGCCATGGATCATCTCCTTTAATACTTGCCTAATTTTTAGTATCTCCTAGGTCTGCTAGACCAGGAAGATTTGTCGTTGAAAAATTTTCAATATTCATTGGTATTAATAATTTTAAACATTGTTAAGTACCCCTGACAGGACTCGAACCTGCACGAGTTTCCTCACTAGATCCTAAGTCTAGCGCGGCTACCAAATTACGCCACAGGGGCATCCTTAATTACTCTAAATTCGAAATATATAATTCAGTAATATTATGATCAAATAGCAGAGTATCCCAATTTGGTCCGTTTCCTTTTATAGTTATAACTGCAGATTTATTTTTCTCATTGTAACTGAAATCTCTTACATGTTGAAAATTAAAAACCTGTTCTGTTCCATCATCAAAGATAATTCTGATTACTTTAAATTCCATACCCTTCTAATATTAGTTTATTTGCGGAGAGCAGTGGAATCGAACCACATGCCAGAAAGGCACACATTGCTTAGCAGGCAAGCCCTATCACCATCAAGGATTACTCTCCAAACCTTTAGACGTCCTTCAAAAAATTAAATCTAAGGACAATGTAAATTACTCCTGTTATTACTACTGCTTCAGCAAGTAATCCAATAGAAATCATACTTCCTAAAGCTGCAATAACCCAAATGAGAATTGCTGTTGTTAAGTTAGCTATATTGGTAGATTTATCCTTCCAAATGATTCCAGCACCAATAAAGCCAACTCCAGAAGCTATCTGGGCAGCTATTCTAGAAGGATCTCCACCTATTCTTGTAGAGATATATGTAAATATAAAAGATCCTAACATCAGTAGAACAACGGAACGAATTCCAATTACCTTGTTAGTTTTTTGTCTCTCATATCCAAGAACTGCTCCACAAAAAATTAATACAGCTAAATTAAGAAAGAACATACTAAATATAAACTAACTTGTTACATTTTGGACATGAATAGATGCTTATAATATTTCCACTAGCATCCTTAGTTTCTCCTATATATCGTAAAGGAGATCCACATATATTACAGTAAAGCATTGTTGAAATTATTTAAATATACTATTAAATACAATCCAGGCCCATACTTGTTCGTAAGCTATTACTTTTTCACACATACAAAAAGCATATCTACCATAAAGATGAATAAGAATATGCTCTTGAGTCATGTTATTTCTAAAAGTATAACCTTTCTTTTTAAGATATCTTAAAAGAAACCATCTAGAGAATTTGTTTGTATGTATATAAATATACTGTGTCATAAATTGGTCAATTTTATATTTTCTGGACCATGTATATATTTACATCTTTTAATTAATTTAAGTTCTGCGCAATTAACTTCAAAGATAATACAATCATCATTTTCTCTATATAGAGCATTCCTACACGCCTTTACACTTTCCAAATCAGTCATATAAACTAACTTTTCAGTTGGATTGTCATTATAACATTTTTGACATTTAATACTAATATCGGGAATAAACCCTTTATTTAATATGCTTTCAAGATTACTTCTTAAAGTTATATGGTAAAATGTTCTATTTTCACTTTGGCAAGTCTTTTCCATTCTGAACCGCAGTTAACCAGTCGTGTTTATATTGACGAACTTTTTGTACATGTTCTATGAGTCTTTGTTTATCGTAGTTTTTTAATAAACAAAGAATATTCTCTCTACCAACAGGATTTGCAGATTGACTTGCAAATTGTGGAAGAATGTATCCTTCATCTATACATTTATCCACAATATACTTAGCTATATCATATCCAGATTTCTCTTCCCCTAAATCATGATCTAGACAAATTGCATCAGGCCATTCTTTCTCAAGAAAATCAATCGCTTCTTGGTAAGATTGAGCCCATATTACTTTACAATTTCTACCAATTGGACTAAAATTCATCCAATCATCTTCCATTGGATTCCTAGCGTCATCTACCCAAAGAAGTGTTTTCATTATTCTTAAATTTTTCTTTTAAATATACAGCGGTATTTATATAAAGGTGCAAATTGAGGTATAACAACTTCTTGTATAAGTTCCCATCCTTGATCTCCGTGTAAATTTAGCCAATCAATAAAATCCTCACCTTGATATGAAGTAAAAGTATCTTCCTTGTATTCTCATTTTGTCATTGTACTTTAACTTACTATATAAGATTTAATGCTCTTATAATTCCAGCTTCTAAACAATCTAGATAACTAGTATATACTTCAGAGAAAGTATCATATGGTTCATCCTCTTGAGAATCAATTTTATAAATAACAAACATCCAACCATGAGGATACCATTGTATCTCTACATGTAGGAATTTTTTCTCCCGCAGCCAATCCAAAATATCATATAAACTAGAAGAGTTATTATATAATGGAATCTTTTTATTAGCTAACTTTTTAATTTGGTCATTAAAAGCTAGTTCATTTTCTATAATTCCAACTAACTTACCTTCAGGATTATATAAAGGAACATGATCTTCTTCAATGTTATTGTTAATTTTAATCTCTTTTATTATATTTCAATTAAACCATCTTCAATAGTAAGATTTTCTAAATCAACAACAGGCTTTAAAGCAGAAATAGTTTCAGGTTTAAATGTTACAGGAAAACCCATAGAATAATCTCCTTCAAAAACACATTCATTTTTATAAACCTTTCTAAGCACATTATCATCTCCATAATCACACACTTCATAATAACCAGGAGTTTCAAAATAACTTTCAGGTATCCTAACTGTTATAATGTGGTTGTAGTCCAGAAACGGAGACCATGTACTTTCTGATTCTTTATGAATTTCACAATTTTTAAACCTGAAAATATAAACTTTTTCAGGTTTTACTTTGGAGAACATTAGGTCTCCATTTTTATCTCTATATCCATGCCATATTATAATGTTATTAGTACAGGGAGCGGGAGTCGAACCCGCAATGAGCATTGCAGCTCGCTGGATTAGAAGTCCAGTCCATTATCCATTCTGGTCACCCCTGCTTTTATGATATCTATAATAATGTCTATCTCCGTTTTTGTTTTTAGATTTAAATGTATCTAACTGAGAATCACAATTAGGACATATACACCTTAAATTATCTCGTTTATTGTTTGCAGCATGTCCGTCAATATGGTCTAAAACAAAAACTAATTCTTTCCCATTTCACTCAGGCTTCATTCCACAAATTGCACATTTATTATCTTGTTCTGCCAAAATAAATTTTTTAAATACTCTAGGAGAATAATTAGCCCTCATAATAGAAGGATCTCCATTAAGAATTAAATTATATTTTTCTTTTGATTGAAACTCTTGCTGACATTTACAACTACAATAAATTCCACTATGGCTTAAATATAATATAAACTCCTTACCACAATTTTTACATACTCCTTTTTTAGCAGTACCTTTTCTAAATGTTTCTTGGGGATTTATATTTCTTCTGGGGGCTATATTAATTCCTAGTCTACGAACAGCGTTTCTAATATTAGAGCCTGAACAGTTATAAAGCCTGCCTACTTCTTCAAAACTTCTTCTTTCTGTAATAAGAAGTTTAATTAAATTGTCTTTTTCTAATTTTCAATTCATATAAAAGTAATTTTAGTTTAAATTTCGTACTACAAATATACAAAATTTAAACTAAAATTACAAGTTCGAAATTCTTATTCTATCCTATCTTTTAATATATTAAGATAATAAATAGTAAGTGCAATCATACCTCCAAAGTAGAATATTCCACAAGGAGCAGACCACATAGTTAATGCAAATCCAAGTCCCAATAATAAACATAAAACAAAGATTCCAAAAACTATTACTGTGTATTCATTTTATTTGTAATAAGCATTTCTTTCAGAGGGAGACATATACTCCCATTTTACATTTTTAAATTCCTCAAGAGTCCTACATCCTGTATAAGACATAGCAGATCTTAATGCAGAATCAAATTGAGAAAGGAGTGATTCAAGAGTGTACTCAACAGGAACCCAAATTTCAATTCCTTCTTCAGCCTTTTTAGTGCCTGAAATATCCTTTTGTCCTCTTTTACTTGCCATTCCATAATAAAGTCGCTCTTTGGCATATTTTCCTATACTAAAAATCCTGTCTCTCTCAGCCGAAGTCAGAGAGGCAATATATATAGCAAGTTGTGGATCCTTATCAAGTCCCTTTATTCTAGTTTGACCACAAGCTTCCACACATTGAGCAAACATTTTACCCATCATTACATAGTCTGCACCTAAAGCTAAACACTTTATAGCTCGATCTATTGTAGAAATTCCTCCATCTGCAATAACTTTTGGAGCCTTTTTAGGCTTAGGAGACTCTTTAATCATAGACCGACGTTTAGCTAACTGTTGCAGCAACCATTCCATAGAAGCGTGCACTCCAGTTTTTACTCCTGTAGTACATACACTACCAGTTCCAATACCTACACGAACATAATCTACCCCTGCATCATAGCATTCCCAATAAAGATCTGGATGAGCTATATTACCTACCATGATAATAATCGTGCTCCACTTTTCCTTAGCCTTCTTAACCAGGTCATAAATTTTCTTCATGTGGCCATTAGCTATATCAATAAGTACCAGAGGACACTCATCAGAAGGTTCTCCTTCACAAAAAAATGTTTCAAATTCCTTTAAACTAAATGCACACCAAACATGGTTACATGCATTAAGTCTAAACTGTAAATTATCTACACGTCTTGGAATAATTGGAAGCACATCAGCCTTTGTAAAAAGTTGATAATTTGATTCATCAATAACGGATGTCATAGGAGAAACAAAAATAGGATATGTTCCTAAGTCTCCTAAAAGACTATACTCACTACGACTTGTAATATCCGTGGCTTTTGAACTAGGTAAAATACCTATTTCATCTAAACTATACATCATCTTCTATTTCCTTTAAAATCTCACAAATTCAGTAATCAGGATCATTAATTAAATAATGATCTCCAAACTCATTCCTTAAGCACATTTCTTCATTCACTTTTGTATCAGATAATGTTCTTAATGAATTATATCGAAACCCCTCTCCCTCAGAAGCTTCAATTGATTGTATTCTATATAAAACAGTTTTCATAATAGTATTGGAGGTGGGGCTCGACCACATACACCAATTACGTGGTTAATGACTGTGTATAAGACAGTGACGATACTCCCATATAAAGGCGGATTTACTCCGCCTGTGAAATTATTCTGCCTTCCTATCGCAGCTTATTTCAGGAAGTTCTGTGAAATACTCATTATAAATATTCCGAGCAATTTCCAGACAGATTTTAGCGTTGCGCAGGTCATCACGAAGCTTGAACATCTGAGTTACCCACTCATCTGCCTTAAAGTCCGTACCTACAACCAGTGATTCGGTCAATTTAATCGACAGATCCTCCAGATTCATAATCTTGGACTTAATCTGACGAATCTCTTTCTCAATGAGATTAATCTGATCCTTAGCTGCTTCGCGGGCATCAGCATTGATGATTTCAGCACGTTTCTTGAGTACTGCAGTTCCAGTAGCACTCAGAATTTCATTAAATTTATTCATAAACTTTTATTACTTTTATATTGTTTGGAAGTTCTTCTTTATCCCAATCCTTATAAGAATTGGTAATTGTTATTGTTTTGTAAAGTTCTGACAATTTTACTAAAGGTTCTTTTTGGATAGCATGTGTGACACGTAAATGCACATCAGTTACTCCCATGTCTTGTAATGCTTTATAAATTGCAAAGAAAGTTCCTCCACCATCACATAAGTCATCAAAAACTAGAATAGAAGTATTTGGCTTTATTCTAGAAGGTAATTTTACCTCTAACTTATCTCTTGAAATCCTATGCTTTGTAGCATAGTATGTCGTATCAAAGTCAAAAAGCTCACTGTAACGATGATAGGCACCTTCGTCAGGGAACAAAACATTCTCTGAAATATTAGAACTTGCTTCTAAAGCAAAGAATGCAGGCCAGTCATTATCAATTACCCCTTCTGTAATCAAACGCTTAGAATGAGGGTCCAGTACTAGAATTTGCTGTGCTTGTACAAAGATAAGACATTTTTTAACAAGCTCCAAATCTAATGCCTCATTAAAAGAAAATAATCTATCAGTTCGCGCTGCAAACAAATAAGCTATTTGTATGTAAAACCAAAATTTTCTTCATCAGACTTTCCTGTTAATCCATCTGCAGGAGTCTTATGTATAAGATCATATGGGAGCCCCATATAGTCTCCTAAAGAAATAACTTCAGAACATGTTAATTGAGAAATAGGATTAATATCAGATGCCAAATCTCCCCATTTAGTTCCCCAACCAATAAATAATTCTGAAGCATTACTAGTCCCTGCTACTCGATATCCTACATACTGTATAACTATCCTCAATATCAGCTTGCTTACCATTAGGCATTGGCACACCTAATATATTTTCCTTACCTATAGAATCTACCAATAATTTGGCCACTACAGTAGAATCCTTTCCTCCAGAAATACCAAGAACATACCCTTTCACATGAGTACGTTCTTGATAATTCTTAAGAAAGGAAACTATTCCTTCATATACTTCTTTCATTAGAATTCCCCGTTCCAAAGAGTTCTACGAATTTCTGTGAGGGTAGTTTGCTCTCTCATTTTTCCATCTGAAAAGATAGGACGAAGTAAATTGAAAGGCTCATTATGAGCTTCTTTCAGTGTCATACCTTCATCACAATCAAACTCACCAGTTACATGGTTGTAGAAAACAGCACAACATCCTCTGTGGGATTTCTTCATTCCTGAATCCGTTTTAGGATCTTTGCAGACCATGATAGATTTAGTTTTTCCATCAATGGTTTGTTCTACATAGCTGCATTTAATTGCTACATTAAATGTATCGCGAGAGAACATATCTACATTCCCAAACTCATCCATGTAAGAAAGCATGGAAAATCCTCCTACACCAAGTGCAACATTCTCTGCAGAGAATCCTTTATCATACAAAATCTGATAAATCTGTTTTGCACGTAACTGAGTGATGCCATCACCATATAAAGCTCGAACATGAGGGTCTAAGACTTTATATCCCTTAGAGTTGACAGTGCCTCCAAAAGTCTCCCAAAGAGAGAAAACCGTCTCAGTTACAATTTCTACAGGATCTCCAGAGTCACCACGAACATACAAAGTACCATTTCTACTGAGAATTTTTTCCTTAAGAGATGGAAGAATCTCATCGACAACATTCCAGTAATCATAGGAATCACTTACCATAGAGAATGATCCATTAGGATAGACCTCAGTAAGGAGGCGTCGAATCATAACTTTTTCATCCCCATTAATGGCAGCAGAACTACACATTACGGAGTGCTCAGTAGAAGCCATACCTCCACCTACTACAGACATTGGGGTATGATAATACTTTGAAGCATACATAATGCCAGGAATAGTCGCAGTCTTATTAAAAGAGAGTAAAAATCCACACGAAGCTTTAATAGCACCATGAAGTCCAACTAAACTTCTAAATCCGAACTCAGAAATAGCAGAACGACCAGAAATATCAGAAGTTTTAGAATAAAAATCATTTACGATACTACGATATTTAGTTACAGCAGTTGCAACACACATTGGATACCAAAGCTCAGAGAGCATTAGGGTTTCAATGAAATTAGTACACCATGCAAATTCTGGATTAGTATTAGAAATCTCGATACAGGGGATATTCATTCCTACTTTATATCCCTCAGGAAGTGCCCAAATTTCGATAGGAAGATATCCTAATTCATGAAGGTTTTTAATTTTATCCGAGTTAACACGGTCTGCTCCCATAGTAGAAGAAATCACAAATTCATATTCTGCAATAACTTCTTCTAAGGGACGATTAAAGAAATTTTCATTCATGTACTCAATCAGATACTCCTCAATAAATGCTTGAATACCAAAAACTACTACCTTATCAAATTCAGGAATACTAGTTTTACGAGGTACATAGTAAGAAACTACCTTAGTAATGCTAGGGTCATACTGACGTTGATGGTCCTGTTTATAGAAATCAGAAAGAAGGACCGAACATGGTTTAAACATTTTTTTATTTTTTTAAATATTCTATAGCTTTAGATAAAATAGTTATATCATCCTCAAAATATCCTAATCCTCTATTACATAGTAGGCCTCTAATACTACCATTTATATGGTTATGATCTACTGCCAAATTACTAACTTTTGCACTTGTTTCAGGTTTTCCACATATAGCACAAACGCCACCTTGAAGTTGAAACAGAGTATCATAATCTTCTAAAGTAATATTATACATTTTTTAAGATGATGCTTTCGAAGTTTTTCTTGATTTTCTGGAAGATTATAATACTCTTTTCTTTTATCTTTTCACCTTTCATTATGTTCCCGAACTTTATCAGGATTTTCTTCTCTGTATTTTTTATTTACTTTATTTCTGCAGTCTTTATATCCATCAGAAGAATGGCGATCTTTAGCAAAGAGTGAAATGTCTTTAGTCTCTCCACATTTTGAACAAATTTTATCCATATTTCATTAGTTTTATACTACAAAAATATTAATAAAATTTAGTTCTAAACATTAAGTTTATAAAAATCAAAAATTTAATAACGATTAATTATAGTCATTTGTAAACCCTCCATAACATCTAAAGCTTTGTTATGAAGTTCATTGTTATTGGAACGACAAAGACTAGCGTCAATTATGATTTCTGCGCTAGGAAATATTGTTTGTAGACTAACTGCACAAGAGAGAACACAAAGATTTGTAACAACTCCTACAACAGTAATATTATCAAAAGTATTATTTGTAATACATTCAGGAGTTGCTGAAAGGGATGCATCTTCTAAAGTATCTTGGCTGAATCCAAAAGAATTAATTTTATCAAGAATATAACAAGATCCTAAGAAAGGTTTAAATTCTTTACAAATTTGCCATCCCTTTGAAGATTCTTCACAATGCATAGGCAGATATTTTCCTTCCCTTGAGTTTTTATAGAGATACTTTGTAGGAGCTGACTTGCTATAGTGAGTATCTCTTGTAAATAATACAATATCGTCTTTAATAAGATGATCTTCAACCTTAGCTTTAATGCCAGGGATAATTTCTTCCGCGCCAGGAACCGTTAAAGCTCCTCGAACAAAGTCTTCTTGCATGTCAACTACTACAAGTAACTGCATATATCTTTTTTATTTATAATTAAATAGCTATCCTTGCCAAAAGGAATAACATTAGAATTAGCTTGTCCAATTGTATTTATAATTACCTCCTTTTTAGACTCCCAAATAAAAATTTGTAAAAGTCTACTGGTTCTTTTCATAACCCAGGCCTTATATACTTTTCTATTAGTAACTATAAATACATCGTCAAATTGTTCTAAGTCAACTATTTTTTTAGGAAATTCTTTTGAACTATCAGTTGATGGTTCATTAAACCTTCTAAATATTCTTAAGAATCATCTCTTCATCGCTTGAACTTTTTCTTTACTAAAGATTTTCCTCCCTCTTGGTCTTTAAACTTCTTAGGCCGCTTTGGCATTCTAGGTTTATCCTCCTCGCAATAATCAGGAATTTGATAATCTTTAAGGTACTTACCCATAATTAGATTATTAATAAAAAGGCTCTAGTATTTCTACTAGAGCCTATTAAATTTACATCTTAATGAGAGACAGAATCTCTTGATTCATAGCCTCATCAAACAGATCCCGTGTAGTCTGCACCTTCCCATTTAAGAAAGATACAATCTGTGCTGAATATCCAGACATGTAGTAGACATTCTTGACGTCACCATAAGTTTGGAATGGAACACGATTTTGTACATTATGTCCGTAGTAATCATTTCTCAAATTCCAAAGGCAAATGACAAAATTATCAACATACTCTTTAGAAAATCCTGCAGCTGTCAATGTATCATGAACTCTTTCAACTGAAGTCTTATTCAGACTTGAAGCATTAAACTCACAATCACTGATACAAAGAATTCCTTTAGGAAATTCCTCTTCTGGAACACCTTCAAGCTTCAACTGAGCAAAGAGGTTAATAACACCCTCAAAGTTTGTACTTCCATAGTACCCCGAATGGTCATTAAACCATTTCTCCAGAGGAGTTTCTCCTTTCCACTCATGCATCATAGCTTTTGAGTTAAACTCAATCCATGCATTTTGGAATCCCCCTCTTAAGAAATAAGAGAAATACAGAGCAATTGCCTTACCTACATTGTAGCAAGACATGGAAGTTCCAGTTGCTTCTGCACCCATTGAATCAGAAGTATCACGTACTACGATAAGGTCTGTAGTATTGCCCTCTTCCTTACACTTATTAACAAGGGTCATAAATTGCTTGTTAATAGTATCTTTGATATGCTGCTCTATATTATAAGGAACAGTGTTACAAATAGGTTTAAAGAGCTCATGTACGAAACCTGTGTACTTCACCTCCTTTGTCTCTGGAGCTCCTATCCATTCCTGATACTTCTCTTTGAGATTATGATTCTCTAAGAACTTGGAGTGTACAAGAAGGTTTAAGGCACGACCATGAATCTTATCAAAGTCAATCTCTGTATATCGTTGCTTTGAAATAAGCTGTTGCCAGCTATGTGCTGTTCCTGCAGCTTTCATCTTTGCATAAGAACGATATACCTGATACTTTTTAGCATCTGTCTTTGCTCCTGATGCACCATAAAGTTCTGAACACAGCCATTTTGCAATCATACAATTTGCTTGTGCCTCTACTGTAGTACACTTGGAACGTGCCTTGATCTGAGGAAGATACTTACGAATGAGATTCGTTTGAGAATCAGAGCCAAGACCTGCAGTAATCAGATCTGCAAAACGACGCCAATCCAGAACTCGGTGTTCCCAGCCGTTATAAACTAAGTCATAACGAAGCATAACGAAGAGATCTTTCCAAGAACCCACCAAGGGAATCAGCCAAGCATTCTTCCAGAATACTTCTTTATCTTTGGTATGTAGCCAGATGAGACGCATAATACCTTCATGACGAAGCTCAGAACCCTTTTGTGCTTCTTTGGTACCATACTCTTTATCATTAATCTTACGACAAATCATTCGCAAGAAAAAGATAAATTTAACAGTATCTTCTTTATTTTCTGCCCAGAGAATTTCACAGTCTTTTGCAATTTCTGCAAATGGGCGAATCTCTCTGTACTTAGATGTACTACCAAACTGGTCAACGAAGGGATCCCCTGTACTGGAATAGGCTTTACCACCGTTACCTGTAGTGGTTTCTGCTGCAGTTTTTAATCCTGCCTGAATAAAGGCTGATTTAGATGCCGATTTACTGTTATCAACAGCAAATAATGTTTTCTTTTTTGCTTCAAACATCTTATTAAGTTTTAAAAATAAAGCGGATATTGAACGATGTCAATATCCGCAAATTAAATTAGTCCCGCCGTGAGGATTCGAACCTCACTACCCCAGAGTCCACTACACCAATTTGTTAACGGGGGTTTGATTTACAGTCAAATGGTGTTACGTCGGGATTTTATAGCTCTACTTTATATTTATCATATTTAATAATTAATTTAAAAGAAAGGCTACGTTATCATCCAAAAATATACATTAAGAAGATAATTGCTGTATGTAGCCTATTAGTGGGACTGGAACGAGTCGAACGTTCACCTTTGGATTTTCAGTCCAACGAGCGCACCACGCACACCGCAGTCCCAATAAAAAATTCCAGTATTTCTACTGGAATTAAGTTCATAGCAGGGCTCTTCAGCCCCGAAGACTTTTTTTCTTTAACGTCTGATTTATAAGCCCTTAACAGATTACAGTACTTTTTCTATATAGAACTCTAGTTTATAGAAGATTGTGGACACATGTGGGATTCGAACCCCTCTATTTCCTTGCAAAGGAAATGTGCTCGCCTTTACACTACATGGCCCAAAATACTTAAAGTTTAATACGAAATTGTCTTATTTTATTACATATTTTACAACGCTGTATATAAACTTTTTTCAACTTTAACTGGGCGATTTTGATAGTCATTTTCAAACACCTTTTTTAATTTTTCTTCAACTGTCTCCCAATCATGTACATGAAATTTCAATTCAAACCATTTCTTTATAAGTTCTAACATATTATAAAGTTTTTAATAAAATTTTAGAGCCTCCTGTCGGACTCGAACCAACGCGTTCAAATGAAGACGGATTACAAAACCGTTGCAGTCGCCGCTGTGCCAAGGAGGCTTATAAACACTATCGTAGTTTGCACGTCTGATTTTTTATTGCCACAGAAACTCCATACAAATGATCAATTTATATGTTAAGAGTTATTACGCCGCTAAAATTGCTGAATGAAACTAACTTGTTTCTTTATTGTCTATCAGCATCGACTTTACCCTAACATTTAGGGAGTGCTCATTACCTTGTACTTCGGTAGTTTGTTCGAATAGGCTTTGAGCTAGCCTATAAACTATTTATTTTTAGAGTATCGATATCGTCTAGTACTATTTTTATTCCTTGATCCAAAATGTTCAGTCATTGCATGATGATTTGGACACAAAACCTGGAGATTTTCTTCTTTATTGTTAGTTGCATCTCCATCAATATGATGTATCTGAAGAATGGATAAATTAGTATAAGGATTAATGAAATTACATCCACATCCTGGAATTTCACAGGTATAATTAGCCTTCTCTAATAAATATCGTCGAATATGTGCAGATAATCCATCTTCACCTGCCATTCCTAATTCTTTACCTTCTTTTCAGCGTTTGATAAATTCCTTGTAGGCATATTCAGCTTGGCATTTCCACAATTTACACAGATAGAAGTAGCACCACGAACATACTTACCACTTGACTTAGCGCCTCTTTTTTAATTTATTTCTATTAGAAATATTATCATGAATTTCTAACTTTTTACAAATTTCAAACAAACTTTTACTGTTATTTCACACAGTTCTGATTATATCATCTGAAAGTTCTTTAAAACGTTTCATTAATTTAGTTTATTAATAACTATTAGTTACAATTGAGAGGTATAAGAGATTCAAACTCTCCCCTTGTGATTGGAAGTCACATATGCTATCACTAACACCAATACCTCATAAAAGGTCTCTATAAAGCTCCGTAGATTAAAAGTCTATTGCTAAATAAAGGTTACTGTAAGAGACCTTGTAAAACACAACTGTGAAATTTTCGCTTTGAATCATTTCTGATCTCTGGACTAATACTGATAGATTAGAGTGCCTTCATATCAGAGCCTGCAATGTCCATACCGCACTCTCGGCTTTACATTTCACTACAAATCCTAGTTGTGTTATTTCTGCTCTACTATCCAAGCATTCAATCCTCTGGAAGAAGGCCTTTCATTATCAAGTAAATTCTTCAGATCTATCTTACCAATATCTGAGAATTTAATATTGTAGTAGCATCCAGTAACAGGCATGATACTTGCTACATTACTTGTATCAACATGAGCAACGATACAAGTAATATCGTGTGCAAATGCCAAACCTAACTCCCAGGCAGTACCACTGTCAGAATAATGACCATGATAGATTGCAAGTTTCTGATCTGTTCTACATCATAGTCAAACACTTCACGTGCCCACTCTTCATTAGTTAACTTTTCACCATTTTCAATGAAGTGTTCCATAGGAACTATAACTTCATATCCTTGATTACGCAGAATGAGTGCTGCAGTTTCTACAAGATGCCGTTCTTTTTCATTGAAAAATGGACCTGCAAGATAAATCTTTATCATTTTTCATTAAAGTTTAAGCGTATAGAGCAGGAATCGAACCTGCGGTGAGATAAATCTGCAAGATTAACAGTCTTGTGCCATCGGCCATCTGTACATATTGGGCTAGGTTACTCTAATTTACATCCTACCATTAGACGACTATAGTACTTCTCAGCCCTGAAGTTTCCTATAACTGGGACTCGAACCCAGATCGCTGTTCAACAAAACACAATTCAGTAGAAGAAGCTTGCTGAAGTAACCTTGTGTTTACAAAGATAATAACTTTATTTTACATATGCAAGATTAATCATCCATGCCGATATCATTTAAGAATAGTTCTGCCACTAACTCCAAACTTCTTACCTAGTGCTGTTTTAGAATTAGTCTTTAGAAGTTCCTCTAATTCTTCTTTAGAAGGTCGTACAGGATTCTTTAAAGATTTACGTAAACAAGTTATACATAATCCAGTCATGGAAGCGGAATTTAGAACTTTACCACATTCTGAACATGCATAGGTTTTCTTATTGATTTGCCGATTTTTGCTTTTATAGTTATCTGTTTTAGCATGACAATTAGGACAAAGAAGCATTAAATTAGAATCCACATTGTTATCTGGATTTCCATCAATGTGATGTAGCTCTAAAGGAATAGGATCTTCTAATCATTCTGTATTTAAACACATTTATGTCCTCTATCATTAATCAACTTCTTTTTTAAATTACTTTTAACCCTAGTTGCTCCAATTCTAAAAGGTACTGAAATATTATATCATTTTAGTAAATTATACAACATTGGATAATAGGAGCAACTCCTAGCTTCAATAAACATTCAGAAGGTGTTTTAGAACCTTCTACTCATTTAACATATATTTTACTTGTGCGGGCACAGGGACTTGAACCCTGAACGGCCTTTCGGCTCCCTTATCATTAAAAGTGATCTGCGCTACCAATTGCGCCATACCCGCTCCTAAAACTAGGTAACAATAAGGACTTGAACCTTTTCGCTAAATTAAAAGAGAAATTTTGCTTAAACCATTTACTTTGCTGTATGTTACCTATTCATTGCAAAACTGTAAAGAATTTGTGGCCATGGAAGGACTCGAACCTCCACACACTTATGAACCTAGAATATATAAGCAGCTTTACCACTTTGCTTACAGGGCCATAAAATGGAGAAGCAAGCATGGCCCGCTTACTTCCCCTTCATTGATGAATTACAGCATTCTTAAATATTGTACGATAATGTGCATCTAACTCACTTTAACTTATTGTATTCATACGAGTTAACCATTTCTCCAATTCGCCATATAGTGATTTAATTAGCGGCGAATGGGGGACTCGAACCCCCAGTCTTATGATTTTTTTATTAGTGAATTAGCACATCCTTATTAACTTGAGACTAAAGCTTTTGACGCGACACTAAATCTTATGTAGCTCCTTGTAATTTATCTAGGATATTACAGCTCTTTGCTACTTAGTCTAAGTCTGAAGCTAAGTCTATCGTCAAATATTTTGTTTGTTTTATTACCTACCTTGGAGATAGTTCAGCAGCCATTCTGAATCCAGATTGGATTTTACTGCTTCTACCTCATTTGCTACTTTCAGTGCAGCAATAGTTGCTGACAGAAGAGTACTTCTACGCTGAAGAGCTAATGCTCGCTGACGAGGGGTCCACTCACCAGAGAAACGCTGCATGGTATAATCACCCAGTTCCATCACAGTATCTTTTACTGCAATTTGGGGCTGATAGTGAGTTGCATTGCCGAGCTTCTGAACATTCGGATCTTCCAAAATGTACTGAGTCTTAGTGATAGACTTTTTAGTACCTTTCAGAAGGGGAGACTGCATAATTGCTCGACCTGCATACATTTCTTCAGTACATGGTTCCCAGATCTCAGAATCTTTACGAACGGGAATGTTCTGGAACATCTCCTGAAGCTGAGGATTTTCCAGAAATGACTTGAGCTTAAGAAGCTCCAGACTGCTCAGATTAGCAATTACATTACCATCCACAACCAGATCTGCACGAGCAGTTCCCGATGCATTAGTTGCTTCACAATTAAACATCTCACTGATATAGCTTTTTACCATATTAGTGAAATAGTCGAATTTCTCATCTACAGTTGTTACAACCGCAATGAGTTTACGTTCACTGGGAAGATCTACAGTGTCAGGACGAGGTTCGTAGGTGTTTTTAACCCCTCGAAAGTTGTCTGACTCCTTCTTAAAGAAGGTTATATAATCTCGAAGGAGAGCTTTAAACTGGGAAGCACCCTGCTCCAGTTTTGCGAGTAATACATTTAATTTCATACTAATTATTTTGTTGGATATATTTTTGAATTTCTGGATTTTTCCAAATTGTTCTAAGTTGTTCCTCAGTCATATTAGAGAAACAATCAGACCCATATACAGACTTAATTCTTTTCTTTTGCCCCTTTGTCAATTTATTTAACAAAGTTTTTATAGTCACCAAGGGAGTATTACTAGTATGTTTACCTATAGAACTAGTTTTCAAATCATTTAATTCCCGCTTTAATGTTTGGACTTGCATCTCTAATGCGCTATTTTCCTCAATCAGTGATTTTTGAAATTGAGGATCCCCAGTTAAAAATAAAGAAGCATGTAGAACAATTCCTTTAATCAAAGCCTTACAATCTTCATAAGGAATAAGACTTACTTTATTAGTAGTTGGAACATATAGTTCTCTCTATCAATGATAATTGATATGTCACCATCAGAATTTCTACATATGTGATATGATACTTTAACAATTAACTCACCAATAGTGTAATACCTAGATTACTTGCTTTCGGAGGTTACAATCTCATCAACAAATCTTCTTAAATACTTATCTATCTTATTCATATATTTTTAAATATTGTCTGGATAGCAAGATTCGAACTTGCGCCCGCCATTACAGCTTGCTCTGGTTCCCAAAACCAGCGAGGTTGACCTGACTCCTCCATACCCAGATATAAAGTCTCTATATTTTTAACTATGCTCTACCAACTGAGCTATTAATAGAACTTTTCTATTAAACAGGAATTGAACCTGTGACCGTAGTGCCCCCATGCTATAAATTTTGCTGAAGAGACTTTGTAATAAATAATAATAAAACTATGCACACCCTTAAAGACTTGAACTCTAAACTATGGTTTTGGAGACCATCGTGTTACCAATTACACCAAAGATGCTTAAAGTGAAATTCTTTTATGCTTCCACTAACTGTATACCGCAGAGAATTTCACAAAGAACTACTACCGCGCGGAGGGTAAGGGATTCGAACCCCTGGTACGCTCATCACGTACATCACTTTTCAAGAGTGACACAATAAACCAACTCTGACAACCCTCCGAATCATTCCTATTATTTAGATATATCTTGAGAGCCTTTCACATTTATAAAGGATCAGCACCTATCATTTAGTCTAAATCTTCAGGAATTAATTTATGTTTCATTTTATAGTCAAGTTCCTGATATGCTAGGTTAACAAAATCAAGTACTCTTAAAATGATTTTTAAATGCAAGGTATATTTATATTCTTCTTCATTAAGAAAGAATAACATTTTATATGTATCTTCCTCAATTTTAATTTTGTCCTCAATTACTTTGATTGGAGCTTTATTTAAAAAGGAATCAGAAAAATTTAATTTCTTTAGTAATCCTTCATAATACTTTTTCTTCTCTTTAATTTCAGAAAGTGTTGTTTGTATTTCTTGTAAAGCTTCATCTAAAGTAATGGGAACTTGTACAGTATATGTAGTACCTCCAACTATGAAAGATCTACTGGATAACCATTTAACATCCATAAACTATAATTTTTGCGGTTCTAATGGGAGTCGAACCCACTCCGTACTGAGAGACAGTCGGACATCTTAACCGTTTGACCTTAGAACCGAAAAAGGTATCTTTACATCGTTTAATGATTAAAAGTCATTTGATTGTAAAAGGTTTGCTGTTTGATACCTTATAAAAATAACAGATGTAGCGAGGATGAGATTCGAACTCATGTAGATCGGCTTATGAGACCGAGCTGGGACCATCTCCAGTCTACCTCGCAATGTATTGAGACGCCTGTAGGACTCGAACCCACACAAAACTGCTTTGCAGGCAGCTCCTTTAACCAATTCAGGCAAGGCGTCCTATTTGAGAGTCCAGAAATAGTACAATGTAAATAAATGCACAATGGGGCAAAAGATATAAAAAGTATCTTTCTTTTCCCATTGAACAATAGTATTTACCAATCCGAACTTAGTTGCAAAGAAAAACATAATTCCTGAAACTACCAAAAGATAGATGATAAAAACTACTAAAATAATGTACCAGATCATAACTGCTGTTTTAAATATTGTTGGGGCACCAGAATTCGAATCTGGTCTATATCATCCAAAGTGATATGTGCTACCATTACACCATGCCCCAATGTTAGTAGGTGACAATATTATTCAAGCCAATAGAATATTAAAATAATTTGCTGTATGCCACCTTATAAAGCCTTTAATCATCAATCAGATAGATGTACCGAAAAAGTAAACCATTATTATAATGATGGAATTTCTCCATATTTTCAAATATAATGATAAGCATGCGGGCATTTATTATTGCAACAGTCAATAATATGTCTTTTACTATTTATAGATTTAGCTAAACCTTGTTCTACCAATCATTTAGCAGCTTCTCTGCCACCTCAAAAATATTGTATAAAGGTACCATTGAGATCAAATTGATCTATTCGTTTAGTAGAGCCCGCTCTAGCTTTCATATGATTTGCCTTAAGAACTTTCCGTACCAAAGATTCATCACAATGTAATTTTTCAGAAACTTGTTTACAAGTATATCCAAAACTATATAACTCAATTATCTTAGAATAAGAATGTAAAATTTTACCATCTCCTCCTTTTGTAGCATTATATCCATGTTTGAAATTTTTCTATTCAGAAAACTTCTCTTTCAGACAATAAGGTTATATCTTCAATTTCCTCTAATTCTTCAATAGTAAAGCACTCAATTCCATATTTATTCATTGCAGAATATAAAGGACGCTTATTACATCTTACTTTTTTAGAATCTCTACAATGTTGTTTAAAACGTTCTTGAACAGAATTAGTAGTTTTACCTATATACTTTTTATGATTAATTTGATTTGTTATACAATAAATATATGCCATAAATTATAAAATAAGTGACCCAGAAGCGATTCGAACGCTCAATCCCGAATGGGCATCGCATTTTAAGTGCGATCTGTATACCAGTTCCAGCACTGGGCCATTTGTCTTGACTAGCTTTCTCGAATTATCCTTGACTCTTCACAAGACTGTAGCACTTTTTGCATTTTCCTGCCTTTGTTAGGTTGCTGAATTTTACTATTACACCTACAACGATAGACTATTTTCTTGCACAGCAATAGTATAGTTACTAATATGAATAAAATTCAATGCATTTACACCATTTTCAATGCAGCCTGTAATCCAGATTCTAAACAATCTTCATAATGACCACACCAAACTTCTTGAGCTATTTTAGATTCCAGGATTGAAGACTCAGGGTGTAGAGGAGCCATGATCCAATAATATGATAAAGTATCATCCAACTCTACCAGTACACTTACTCCGTGTTTTTCCCGCAGCCACTGTTGTAATTCTGCTTGATAGGGAGCCTGACAACAATACTGAGGTATGATACCTAAGCCATAATCGTCTATATTTATAATATTTCCATAAATATCATAGATACCTCCGAGACAATCTTCCTTATATCCTTTTTCTGCAGCTAATTGAGCAGTTTCAAAACTAACTATTTTCATGATATACCCATTTATATGTTGTATTGGTACCTTTTACAGTATAAACTTTTTCAAGCTTTCCTTCTTCATAGGCTTTCATGTGTATATTACACACTGCATTGCTCTTAACAAAGAGAGTTATTGCTACAAAAATACTAAAATATATTATAGATACAAAAACTTTACTGGAAAAATCTTCACAATCATCTACCATTGAAAGATATAGAATTGTTGAACCTGCCACTATCCAAATTAAAAATCCCATGATTATTCTAATCCGTATTCATTAATAAAATCAATACATCTTCGGTATAGTTGCAACTTTGTGAGTAATGTTACCAGTTGTCGTCTTCTCACATATATGAATAATATCTTGGAAATAACTTATAATATATTCTTTATCTACATTCATTGCTTATATCTTAAATTAGTGGGCCTACCTGGACTCGAACCAGGAATACAGGATTATGAGTCGTGCGTTATAAACCTTTTAACTATAGGCCCTAAAATAAAAACTTAGGATTAACCCTGTAAGGATAGAGAAGAAACATTTCTCCAACTTTAGGAGGCTCTACCATATAACCTTCCTTTATATAACCCACTTCAATTCCGTTAGGATGCAATCCATCAGGAATTCTACCAGTGAGTCCTACTTTTGTGAGTTTTACACGTTTATATTCCATTGATTATTTCTGAGTATTTTTCAATAACTAGCTCTCGCTGTTTTTTAGAAAGAGCACTTCCATGCTTTCGAATGTTGTAATACGCAACTTCTAAGTCTCCCCAACAAACAATTCCTACTTCATTTAGAATTTTGTCCCTAGTTCTCTTCTGTTTCCCTTTAAAAGGAAGGAAAAGAATTATAAAATCAGTAAATTCATATATAGGAAGATCAAAGTTAGCATCCAGCTCTTCTTTATTGAGATTTTCCTGAAGAAGAGTTATCTCTTCTATCTCCTTGGGAATCTCAAAATTATCTTTTCCATATACAAGAAATTCCACAGACTCAGGAATTCCTATTTTCATTTTATATTTGTTAAGCTTCATAGTTTACTAATATTAGTAGTCTGTAAAGGATTCAAACCCCTGTCTTTACCTTGAGAAGATAATGTCCTAGATCACTAGACGAACAGACCAAATAGATACTATCAAAGAGGATACCGTTAGGCTCCCAGTTGATAGTATCTGGGAATTTTTAGCTGCGGGGATTATAAATTCTGAAACCCACATTTCTAAAGTTTAACGAGATTCTCAGCAACTAGCTCGGGTATACTTAGGTAATATCCTACCGTGCATTATATAGGAGCACCCCTAACTAAATTAAATAATTAAAATAGTGTAGTGGAAAGCAGATTCAAACTACTGTTTCCAGCTGAGAACTGGTGTCCTAAATCGCTAGACGACTCCACCATAAAAGTCGGAGAGTTTAATCTCCGACCAGAGTTTCAAAGAACCGTTTTACTTTCGATTAGGAAAGTAGGCTGCGTTATGACGTACCATACGCTGTACGCGCTGGTAAACGATTTCGCCATTTTTGTTACGCTTTACATTGCCCTCGGCATCATAGACCTTCTCCTTGAAATACATAGGAAAAGCTTTGAAATTGATTTTACTCATGTGTTTCTGACATTACTTGTTCTACTTGTTTCACATAATGTAGTTTGACGAATTGCATCCGTTCTCCTACTGTCAAAGTTAACATCAATGGCAGCCTGAACTTTACAGGGATTAGGAGCTAAAATGTAAATTCGATTTGAGAGATATACAGCCTCCTCAATGCTATGTGTAACATTGAGGATTGTCCCACCCATTTTGAACAACTGCATATTACTCAGTTACGAGCATAAAGTCAGTTGTCCGATAGTTGATGTTGGAACCCTGCACACCGTCACGGATTGCATTCTTGGGACCATTACCAACAATAATGAACCGTAGTCATTAATTAAATAATTAGCTACAGCCTGAGCCCGTCGAGATGAAAGAGACTCGTTGTATGCACGATTGCCTGTATTACCTTCAATACGAACGCGTGCATTGTTGAACTGCTTCGCAATCGGAACAAACTCTCGATCAATAAGCGCTCGAGCATCATTGTCGAGGATGTCACCATTGACAGGGAAATTAATAGTCAACTTCTTATTAGAAATTGCCTGTTTCTCTCTAACTTCCGATGTTACAGCAGAAAACTTAACTGCGGGTTGAGGGGCCTGATTGCCCTGCCCTCACTGGAAAGCTCTTCGATGAAAGACATGTCAGAAACTTTACGCCAACCCAGAGGACTCTTAGTAAGTCCAAGGCCAGCATAGGTTCGAGCCATCTTCTTCAGCCTTCATTCCCATATAATCGGAAGTCATACCAAAGAAATTTTCTTCATCACCGAGAGTAGCGAACCAGATATTCCCACATCCCAATTCTGCAAACTCAGGATCAGTTCCAAACGCTTTTGCGAAGATCTTCGAAGCTTCTTTCACTGCATTCGGATTCTGATTCAGGGTAGAATTAGCATAGAGAATTGCGGAAATAAGTTTCTTGACATTGTCATGATTCTTATCCAGCCACTCTGCCTTTCCCACAAGACCATCTGTTACAAGGTCTTTTGCATGTTTGGTTGAAACGAGAACTCTCGAACCAGGAATAGCATCTACACAAGCTTGATCATCAGGTGCCCATGTAACACAAGCATCTACCTGACCAGCTTTAAATGTGTCAGCTGCAGCACCACCGTTATCAACTTTCACAAGTGTTACGTCGTGCTGGCTAATTCCGTTCGTTTCAAGAATATTCAGAAGAAGAGTATGAGATGCAGTTCCTTCAGCTACTGCAATCTTTTTACCCTTAAGATCTGCAACGGTACGAATATTCTTGGTAACTACCATTGCATCTGCCCCCTGAGAACGGTTAAGCATCATTACATACTTAGCACTGTTCATTGCGGAACCTTCACCCATCTCTACGGCCAATACATCCGTAGTACAATAAATAAGGTCGATATCCCCATTCAGGAAAGCGTTGCGTCCAGCAACAAAATCATCCTGGATAATGATATTGGCACGAATGCCATACTCCTTAGTCAGGATAGACTCGTCATTGGGACGTTAATCCACACGATGGGAGCTACGTGTTAACTCCGATGTTGATGGTCGGTTTTCCTCCGAAGATGTCGCCGAGACCCGAAGTAGAGGATGGCCCCGACGACGAAGAGGAAGGGACGACGGCTTTGATTACGAAAAATGCTGCAATTACAGCGACCATGATCAGGACTACTTTGAATCCTGGCTTAAGTTGTGCCATTTTCTTTAAAATTTCTTCTAACTTACTTAATCGTTGTAGAACTTCATCATTATTATCTGAAGTTACCTCATCAATAAACATAGATGATACAAATCCCATTCCGAATATGCCAAAAACAAGAACTATACCTGATAAGAAAAACTTAGACAAATATCCCATTATATAGGAACTATGTTCGGCAATAGCATTTGGAATATCATACCAACCCTCAATAGAAAGCAATCGGAAAACTGAATAATCCAAATAATGGGATTGATGAAACTACAATAATTAATAAATCAAAAACACATTCTTTATCCTTAAAGAATAATTTACCAAGACATCTAATCTTGACAATCAAAGAATATGGTAAACGCCACATCTAGTGGCAAAAGGACATGTTGAAATCGGTGAAAGGACAATAGAAATATCACTACAGTATTCAAAAGAATACATATAGCAATATTCCTATTATTCAGGAAAAATTTACTCACCCCAGAAGTCGTCGAGGGATTTAGGAGAAACTTCGTTACCATTTACAGGGACTTTGAGAATTTCCTGGAACTGAACATACTCTCCTACTTTGGGTGCAGCGATAGCCTTGCGACTTATTAAAGAGACTGTCAATTCCTGACTTGTTGTATCGTTCCAGTAGTTCTTCTGCCCTCATATTGGCAACACCATTCTTTGCATCCAAATCAGCCAACATACCTGTAGTAGAGTCAATGACATGTTCCATCTCTCCGATCGATATCTTTTGCCATGAAATCCATAGCATCAGTGAACATTGCCAATTCGTCAGGGTCTCCCTTAACGATAGACATTACAGATTTGAAAGCCTTGTGCTGGGCACGAATGCGCTCGAATGCTTTCTTACGAATATTTACTTCGTTAGTAACATCCTGAATCGTCAGATTTGCATACTCTTCAAGCTTTTTAAGCTTTTCAAACCACATTTCTGAGTTCTTAAGAGCAAGTAACTGATCATCTAACGATTCTTTAAGACGAAGTGCTTGGCGCTTCTGAATTGTTGCCATTGCAATGTTTCCATTACGCTCAGATACTTGTGCTTCATCCATGCAATTACGCATTTCCCTTGTATCGTTCTTAGAACGAATAATACAACCTCTGAGATCCCCCATTACCTTTTTAATGTCAGCTGACTTTTTCTGCATATCACGGATACGTTGTTCCACGATAGCAATAGGATCGATTTCGATAACCAATCCAGATTAACATAAAGTAAGTGGCAGAGCAGATTTTCCTGAATTTGGGGTTACACAGGAGATAGATAATTCCTGCAATTAATCCCAGGAGCAGTCCAAGGTAATCAGGAAAGGAAGAGCTTTATAAAAAAGCATCAACCTAACAAACCCAAAACTACCATACCAGTTTTGCCTCCTGGTTTTTCCCAGTTAGAGAGACTTGAACCTTCAGGCAGCATCATACTTACAGAATTTGTGTCAGTCGGACCTTGTCCTCATTCAGGCGATTCGTAACCTTGTCGATGGTTGCATTCGTTCGAGCTTCAAATGCGGTCGTCTCTGCCGTATTCTTCTGAATTTCGGAATTGAGATCAATCGACTTGTCCGTGAGAGTTTTCAGTTCCTCACGAAGCTGCTCGATACGAAGATTCGTTGCCTTATCCTCAACAGTTTCCTTACGAAGCTTTTCCTTACGAAGCTTTGCTTTCCCTCGTTTACACCCAGATAGGTGTCAATCGATGCCAGAACGACATCCTTCGTCATCCGAGGATCCATGCCTTGAATAGAACCGAAAGCAGCTTTGAGACGTGTAGTCTCATCAGGGATATACTGCTTCATCTGTTCCGCTGACTGAAGAAGTTCCAGATAGTCAGGGCCAGGAAGATTCGCTTCGTTGATCTTGCGTTCCACCAGTTTGGTATGATGCCATAATCGTAGGAGCAGGCACAGAAGTTACGACAGGACTGGGAACAGCAACCGTAGCAGGAGCAGATGCTTCCTGTGAAGTACGAGGCTTAACTGTCTCAGACTCTTTATTGGAGTCCTCAACGAACATCTAACCAAAAAGACGATTTTTTGCCATTGTTTATTTTGATGATTTTCAAGTCGAGGAATAGATTCTTCGAGAATAAAATTAACTACCTCGATGTTTTCAGGATCTAAAACTGCGGATAGAGTCCTGATCAACCAGAATAACACTATATACGAAACACCCATCAGGCATTTCCCGAATAGGTGCTGCACTTACAGTTCTCACTGTAGTTGGAGAGAGGTATTGAGAATGCTCCTCAACAAAAGTTGAAATTGTTGTTCTCGTTCATGCTTGGTGTCAGTATAGCACCAGAGCATATCAGAGAGACTACTGATGGCTCGATCATCTTCATCTTCCCTGATTGCAAAAGCAAGACACCTAAAATTAAAGTTATTATTCTATGTCAAGAAGTTCTTCATCCTCTATGGCTTCGATACAAAGGTCATTCACGAATTCATCAGGATCTATCCAACCTGTATCAGGTACATTTTGTGTCACTTTTTCCATTATACAAATTTTAAAAGTCTTGGAGAGCTAAGAGGATTTGAACCTCTATCTCTACTCCTCAGAGTAGTGCACTTACCTATAAATACTATAGCTCTCTACAGCTTTACGCTGCGGTTTCTTCCTCTTTCTTCTTGGGCTTGAAATGTTCGATCTCCCGAATCTCTTTCTTTTTCGTTTTCGAGGATCTTCTGAATATAATGACTTTTCATCGCTTCCAGTCTGAGTTTCTCAGTGATACGATGTACTTGTCCGATAATTGCCGTGTGTTTTCTCTTTAGTTGTAGATTCGAGATTTGAGAGTTGTCATTTCACGCTCCATACGAGCGACTTCATGGTCGAAAGGAATAACCTTCCCTTTGATTTCCTTGTCTTTTCCTGCTTTTTTGAAAGCTGCATACGTAGCTTCTAGGCGAGCAAGAGCACCTTTGCGACGGACATTCAGTCCAGGTTTTCCACCCTTCATACTGTTTATTATTTGATTAAATTTCTTATTCAGAAAGATAGGCCAGTTCTACAGTGATATCGTCAAACTGTTCCTCTAAATAGTCCATATACTGTAAAGCTTCTTTATAACTTGAAAAACCTTTCCAAGAATTTTCGCTGTTATGGGAGATCAGTACTATGTGCTTCATAATTGGAACTGATTATTAATTCTATAGAGTCTCTAGGAATGAGTAATCTTTACTTTCTCTGTTGGAAGAGTTGTTTTAGGTTTTGCGGTTTCTACTGCTGCAAATAATAAAAATTGTATAAGAATTGTTCCCACTAAACAAACCCAAAAACATTTATTTTTATCAGGCTCGCAATGAACCATAGTGAAAAAGATAAAATAGTCATCACTCCCCAGAATATATGTATTCCAATCATAATTTTCAAATTAAAAAATATCTGCATTGTCAACGCTTGCCAGGCTATAGATAAATTAATCGGCCACATAAATATTAAAATCTTTACACTTTCTGGACAAACAAAGAAAGTATGAGCTTTCAAGTAAAGATCTCTTGCTGTGTCGACGAAGTAGACATTCTTCGGACCTCCGTAAGAGGACTCACTCAGCAGCTTTGTAAAGTGACTAAATTTACAAAGCTTGTAGAGTTGGTTAAATAGGTTTAAGGATTGGTAAATCCGAACGTAGGTTACTTCTTACGACAAGAATCTATAATCAAAGAAAACGATTCACCTTAAATCAACCAAACACTTATTCATCTACGTCACCACGGTAGAAGTAAAATACAGGCTTATTTATAAGGATTGCCTTTAATTCCCTCTCTAAATCAAGGTTTAATCCAGTTGATTCAAGTTATGTAAAAAGAAAACAACAGCAGACATCGCATATTTCGTTGTGGCGAGGCTGAGATAGTGACCATCACCGACCTGCGTTCATAATAGAATTCCTTAAAGGAATTTCTATTTAATCACACGCTCCAGGCATAAAGTAAAAACTTTATTGACTTATAGAGGTCTTACCGCAGTAAGTCCTCGTACGCTCTCTCCCATTCTTTACGGGATTCAGTGAGCGGCATTTTGAAGAGACTCAGTCGTTTGACATACGTCTGGATATTGGGGCGCGGTAGAATGCCACCACGACGGAAAACGACCTTGGTATTGAGTTTCGCTGAGATAAGACACAGAGCAGCAGCCTTTTTGGAAGCTTCCATGTACTCTTCGTCAGAGATTTTCAGAGCTCCTTCTTTGAACTCTTTCGTAGAGTACTTACCCTTGATAAGCTGGATTGCAGCTTTGATTTCGAATTCAAGGTAAAAGTCATGAAGCTGCTCATACCCATGAATACCTTTCTCCAGATAGTCCTCAATCACCCAATTGGCATGTTCCGAATTAAACTTGATTGCCGACAGCAGAGCTGATTCGTCTACATTAACAACCATCACAGGAAGAGCTGCTTTGCTGTCAGGGTATCATACGAAATGCTGCGATACGATGCTGACCATCCAGTACCTCTCCTTTGGGAGTGACAAACACGGGAGGTTAAGGAAGGCTTTGAAAATGTTCTTGACATGAGCCATTCTGAGATTACGATTCCCAGGAATGAACGAAAGCTGTTTTACGTTTTCTATGAGATAACACTTCTCAAAAGGAGTGCGATTCGAGAACAGATTTTTTGTCATAAGTACAATTTGTGATATTGTTGAACGTTTGTAGTGGTTAGAGGACTCCAACCTCTATTTTCAGACTGAGACTCTGGTATCCTAACGCAATTAGATGAAACCACCAATAATTTTAATTTTTGTAACTAGTTCCCTTAAAGAGATATAGCAACTCCTAAAGAGAACGCAGGTGCAATGTAACCTTCTGCTACAAGTTTGGGAAATACTGCGGGAATCACTATAGGCTAGAGCAAATGCTCATAAAGAAGGCTGCAATAGCGATAATTACAACAATTCCGATGATTGTTCCTGAAAGTTTTATTATCCGTTTCTTTGAATTGATAGGATTTCAATGCACCCAAATGAGAGTAACTTCATAGTATTTCTTGCGTTTTGGCAAGAACAGGAAGAGAACTTTGAATCGGAATCCCTTCTTCATTGTAGAAGAGATACGTTATGAGGAAAGATTTCATTTATTTAAGAACCCATGATTTCAGGAATGAAAATCCTGCGTCCTAGACGAACCGAGCGACGTTGTTGCTTGAAATACTTTTTTCTTTCTTCTGCTTCTTGGATTGCAACCAAACCCTCAGATCTTGCAAAATGTGGCAATTTCGAAGAGAGTAATAAAACTATGAACAAAATTGAAGTAACGCGGCAATCACTACCACATAAGCGCCTATGGGACCGATCAAAGTCCCATAGGCTAAATTTAAGTCGGGTTAAGGCTTGATAGCACAATGGAACAGAGCGTATAAAACCTTCTCTGAAGTACATTATTGACTAGATAACATACTTGAATATGACACTGTCTCAAAGGAACTGGCCATATCCTCCGACCCACCTATTAGGTGGGCTAACATAATAATAAGAAATTTAAAATTTTTATAACTCTAAATTTCTTCCATCTACCCTCTGGTCATAAAGACCAGAGACGCTCTAAGCTTAAAGATCTGTTTATACTCGCTTAGACGAGTTCCCGTTACTCCATATAACGGGACAGGTTGATGCCTGCCTTGCGAAGTCCTTGGGCCAGAACCTCCAGATCGGGATCTGCTAGATAGGCATCCTTGGCCGCAGCCACGTCGACAATATACTGCTGAGCTCGTTTCTCTTCTGCACGGATCTTGCGAAGGTTGTCCACAAGGTCCCAGACAATGCAGTCGATGGTGCCGAGGGTATTGATGATGATCTGTTCCTGCTGCTTCTTCTTCTCTTCGTTGTAACGCTGGACTGCGCTCTTGACGGCGTCGGAGGTCGGAGTGTGCTCTGCAAGGATTTCTTCGATGGTCTGCTTTTTGATTTCTTTCTTTGCCATGATCTTTTTAGTTTTTTGTTATGTCAATGTTTGTTTCTTCTTTGATGTA